TTCATTTGAGCCAACAGATAGATTATTAGTAGTAGGTAATGGTGGAAGTGGCAATCCATCAGACGCATTTACAATCCTTAAAAATGGTAAAACTGCTATTGGAATAGATAACTTTGAAACTACTACATCTCTATCTAAACTACAAGTTAATGGAGTTGTATCTACTTCAATAAGTACTATAAATAGTAATACTGCACTTGATAGTACAAATATTACAAGCGTGATATTAGTAGACAATAAGTCTTATAGTGTAGATATAATTTTGCCAGACTCTTCTGAAATGATCTTTAATGGAATGACTGGTAGGATAACAATAAAAAGTACTAATGCATATAATGTATTAAGATTAATAACTATACTTCCATTTGGAGGTGAATTAATAGACAATGCAAGTTCTTTTGTTTTTACAACCGATTACGAAAGCATAGAATTAGTAACTGATAGCAAAGATTGGTGGATAATCAAATAAAATATAATTATTATTTTTGTATGAAAGAAATAGTAACAAATGAAACATTTATAACAGTAGTATTAGGAGCTATAGTACTTTTTTTCTTTGATAAAAGTGGCATACTTAGATCTTGGTGGGATTATATTTTTGCTAATAAAAAAGCAAAACAAGATAAAGAAGATGCTGATGAACTTTTAAAAGAAGAAGAAGAAAGAAAAAGAAATGAAGATATTAAACAAGAAAATGCTCTTTTGAGACAAGAAGTAGAAAAACTAAGATTAGAAATATATAGGCTTGACAAGCATATAGCAGAGAATACAATCTACATTAAAACTTTGTTGGCTTGGCTTGAAAAATCACTTCCAGAAGGAACAAATCCTTTTATTACTGAAATGGCTATTGAGATTAAAAAGAGAAATAATATTGAATCGTAATGCCAACTAAAGAACATAATAATATAATATTAAAACTAGGAGTTGCTCTTGCTAGTAAAGATTTATCTACAATAAAAGAAATAGGTGAATTTATACAAAATACTGGTTCTGATGAATTTGTATCTGGAGGTTTTTGGTTATTTAGTTATGAATCAAAAGATTTATATTTATCAAATAAATTTCTTGAATTACTTGATTACAATAGAAATGAAGTAATAGAAAAAATAGACTTTTTTTATAAAACAGCAAACCATAAAGAATTAGAAAAAGGTTTTAAGATGTTAGAAGAATTGATAAAAAATAAAAGTGAGTCATGTTTTATAAATACTATAACACATACTAAAAAAGATGGTAGTATTTTAAATGTAGAGTGTAGTGGTACACCTTTATATAAAAACAATGAACCTTACATTATACTAGGAACTCACAAAATATAAAAAATGGAAATAAATAATATATTAAAAACTAAAAAAGGTAAAATGATATTAGGGTTTTTAGGAATAATAATTTTAATAATTATAATTGCAAGTCTCTTAAAAGCTTGTAACTCTCCTAAACCTTTAACACAAAAAGATTTAAAGCTAAGAGAATTTGAACAAAAGATAAAACTTTATGAAGATTCACTTTTAGTTATAAATAAATCTCTTCAAAAAACACAAATTATAAAAGATACTGTATACTTAAAACATACAGAATATAAAACTAAAATAGTAAAAGTTAAACAAGACTTAGCTGATAATAAAATAGATACTATTACTTTAATAGAAACTTTAGACCAAGCTTTTGCTAATTGTGATTCTTTAAGTAAAATAAATGATACTATTATAAAGATACAAACTTCTAAAATAGAAGTTCTTGATAGCATCATAAACACTCAAGAGTATAAAGCTTTTAAAATGAAAGAAGATATTTTTTTCTTAAATAAATCTCTTAAGAAACAAAAAAGAGTATCTACAGGTAAAACTATAGGTTATACTATATTGGGTACAGCAGTAGGATTGGGAACTGGATTATTAATAGGAATATTTAAATAATTATGGATAAAATAACAGAACAAAGGATAGCACTTTTACACCCAAAAATAAGAGAAGAAGTAAAAAAATTAGTAATAGAAGCTAACTCTGCTATTTCTTCTAAATTAACTATAAGAATAGTACAAGGATTAAGAACCATTACAGAACAAGATGCTCTATATGCTCAAGGAAGAACTGCTCCAGGTAAAATAGTAACTAAAGCTAAGGGAGGTAGTTCATACCATAATTATGGTTTAGCCATAGACTTTGCTTTCCTAATAGATGGAAAAGAAATATCTTGGGATACTGCTAAAGATTGGGATGGAGATAAAATAGCCGATTGGTTAGAAGTAGTAAAAATATTTCTTAAAGCAGGTTATGGTTGGGGAGGAAACTTCAAATCTATAAAAGATTTTCCACATTTAGAAAAAACTTTTGGATATACTTGGCAACAATTATTAGCAAAATATAATAAAAAAGATTTTATCCCTGGAACTACTTATGTAAATATATAATGGCTCTTAAAAAGAAAAAGTCTAAACAACAAATAACCCTAGAACTTCTTGAAAGAGCTGGGGTTTTTTATTCTAAAAAGCTTATCCACAATGCAACTAAATGGGAACTTAAAATTAAAAGTATGTTAGATACTCTAGGAGCAGAATATATATTCCAACATCCCATAATATGTAACAAAAAGAAACTTTATATACTAGACTTTTACTTTCCTAAGACTAATATAGCTTTAGAAATAGATGGAGCACAATACCATACTACTCCAGAACAAAAAAAGAAAGATAATCTAAGAACTAGAAGATTAAAAAAAGAAGGTATAATAGTAAGAAGATTAACTAACAGACAAGTTAATTACTATACAGAAAAATCATTAAACCAAATATTACAAATATTTATCAATGCCAGAATATAATTTATATCAATTTGATAGTGTACTTAAAAAAATCTATGATAGACTAGATAAAGTAGAATGTTGTTGTGCATCTACTAATGGTGCTAATATAGGATTAGGAGAAGGGGTATTTTATAAAAAGAACAAGTATAATATATTTCAATTTAAATCTCTTATAGCAGGGGATAATATTACTTTAGTTCCTACTAATAATTCTATTACTATTAATAGCACTGGAGGAGGAGGATCTTTTAATTGTTCTCAATTATCTACTTGTTCTACAACAAATCTTCCTGAAGGAACTAATCTTTATTATACATCTACTAGATTTAACACAGCGTTTTCTACTAAAACAACTACAGATTTAACAGAAGGTTCTAATTTATACTTTACTTCTCCTAGAGCTATCACAGCTTTAACAGGACAAAATATATCTATTTTTAATAATGATTCAGGGTATATAAAATTAACAGATTTATCATCTGGTACAGGAATATCTTATAATAATTTAACAGGAGTTATAACAAATACACTTCCTGACCAAACTGTAGTTCTTACTCAGGGGGGTACTACTACTATTACAGGCACTTATCCTAATTTTACTATATCTTCAGCAGATCAATATACAGGAACAGTTACATCAGTTGCTACAGGAACAGGATTGACAGGAGGAACTATTACTTCTTCAGGAACATTATCTTTAAATAGTAAATTAGCTCCTTTAGATTCTCTTACAGGCAATTCTTTAAAATTAGCTAGAGTTAATTCAGGAGAAACAGCATTAGAGTATTTTACTCCAACTTACGGTACAGGAACAGTTACCTCTGTAGGAACTACAGGATTAATTTCAGGTGGACCTATTACTAGTGCAGGTACAATTACTACTTCTATAAACACTAATAAGTTAGTAGGGAGAAGTTCTGCTGGTACAGGTATAATGGAAGAAATAACTGTTGGCTCAGGATTAACTTTAACAGGAGGAACACTTAGTAATGCAACTACTCCTACACCATTAGGATATTATGGAGCTTGGCAGACAGATGCAACACAAACTGCTGCTGCTAGTAATGTGGGATACCCTATGAGATTTGAAATAGCTGATATTACTCCAAATGGTATATCAATTGTTAATAATGGAAGTGGTGATCCTACAAGAATAACATTTGCAAATACAGGTATATATAACATACAGTTTAGTTCTCAGTTTCAAAATATTGATAATGCAGAACATAACGTAACTATTTGGTTGAGGCTAAATGGAACAGATGTAACAGGGTCATCAGGATTTGTTCAAATTCCAAAAAGAAGAGCAGCAGGTGTAGGAAATGAAGGACATGTAATAACAAGTTGGAATTATGTACTAAGTGTTGTAGCAGGACAATATTATGAATTAGTTTGGAGTACAAACAACCACACTAATGTAACTATGGAGTTCTATGCAGCAGGTTCTCCTCCACCTTCTGCTGCATCAGTTATTATGACAGTTACCCAACAGTCAGGAATTATGGCAGGAACAGGTATAACTGCTATTAATTCTCTTACGGGTGCATCACAAACAATAGTTACAGGTACAAGTGGAACTGACTTTGCAGTTAGTTCTGTTGGAACTACTCATACATTAAATTTACCTACTGCATCTGCTACTAATAGAGGTGTATTAAGTTCAACAGATTGGACTACATTTAATGGAAAACAAAGTGCATTAGGATATATTCCTCTAAACCCTACCAATAATCTAAGTGATTTAGCAAGTGCTACAACTGCTAGAACAAATTTAGGATTAGATTATTTATTACCTATTATTAATCAAGGTGCAGATGGCACAATAGTAACAGGCACAACAGCTGAAACTGTTACTTATGCAGAACTAATATCAAGCTCCTTAATTAAAGATGATTTAAGTTTGGATGCAAGTTTTAAAATAGAAAAAACAGGTAGTGCAGGAACTGTAACATTAAAAATGTATATAAATTCTACTGCTAATTTATCAGGTAGTCCAATATTAGTCTTTCAAAGTGCTTCATTAGGCGTTACAACTAGAAATGCAACTGCTCAAAGATATATTAATATTAAAAAGAAAGATGGGACAGGTGCAGGTACTAGAATATTGCCAACAAGTTCTACATCACTAATAGATGTAGGTGTTGCATCTACTACAGCTCCTGTTACAATTACACCAGATTTTACAACAAATAAATATTTGGTAGTTTCAATAACACTAGCAAATAGTGGTGATAGTGCATGGGGTGTTTTCTTAAAATTAAAACCATAATTTAGACACACCTAAACTTTTTTTAGGCTTACCTAAAAAATAAATATTTCAAAAAACATACTAAATGTCAAAAAAAGTCTGTAACTTTGGCAAATAATTTTTAACAAAATAAAAAAACCAATGATTAGTATTAAAGAACAAATAGAAAACTATCTCTCAACAAACTTTGATTCTATAGAATCTTCAAGAACTACAGATAAAGACTTTAGATGGTCTACTATAGCAAACCAATTATACAAACAAACTAAAATAACTTCAGACTCAGAATCACTAAGGAGAAAATTCCTACAACTAAGACAAAAACAATCTTCTCCTATAAAAGTATTAAACTCCACAGATAAATACCCTTTTCTAAACTCTAAAGAAGATAAAAATCAAGGAACTAAAGAATTTAGCTTTACAGCAGATAATATTCCATCTGAAGAAGAAATTATTTCTCACTTCAATATTGATATTACTAAGTGGACTATATCTCAAATATATCACAAAACTTCTTTTGGAGGTAAGTATGCTATAACTGTTAATCAGAGAGCTAAGGTTGGTAATCAAACTATTAACTTAGATGAAGCTTTTATAGAAGCTATTAACCAAATTAAACCTTTACCTCTTTTACCTAAAACTATAGTAAATAATAAAGAAAAAGCTTGTCTCTTGATACCTAAACAAGATGTACATTGGGATAAAAGAGATGTTGATGGTAATAATGATATGGAAAAAAGATTTGAAACATTTACTAAATCTCTACTTTCTCAACTAGAAAAAGTACAATTAACCAATAGTCTAGAAAAAATAATCTATATAGTAGGGTCAGATGAATTTAACTCTGAATGGACAGGAGCAACAACAAAAGGGACAATACAATCAAATATAGTTTCTTATCAAGAAGGTTTTAAAAGAATATCTAACTATACTATAGAACTGATAAAACTTTTAAGATTTTATACTCCTAAAGTAGAAGTTGTTCTTTTAAATGGTAATCATGATCATAATGTATCTTGGCATTTAGCTCACTTACTAGAGCAAGTATTCTTTAAAAACGATTCTATCACTATAGATTCTGATTTGAAAAATACAAAAATATTAGAATACTCCACTAACCTAATACTTATGAATCATGGAGATGAAATGAAACCTAAAGATTTAGCTACTAAGTTTCCTATTATAGCTAAAGATAAATGGTCTAGTTTTGATAACTATTTCGTTATTACAGGAGATCGCCACCACGAACAAGCTTATGATTATAATGGAGTAAGAACATATCAAGTACCTCAATTATCAACAGCTAAGTCTTCTTGGGATGATAAAAAAGGTCATTTATGTTCTAAAGCAGAATTAGTGACTTTCTTATTTGAACAAGATGGATTATCTAATATATTAAGAAAGGTAATTAAATAACTAAAAACCCACATAACTGATTCCACTTATATATTTTTGTAAGTGGAATTTTTTGTTTATATTTATAACTCAATTTAAGATTAAAAAATGATTATTAAACAATATGTTTCTAATATAACCAATGACTTTAAAGCATATGAAGGAGATACTTACTTATCCCCTAAATTCATATATTTTAAATCTATAGATATAGCTTCAGATTTTGTAGCTAAATCTAATAATAGTTCTAGAAGATTATATAAATTACAAGAAGGTTGGAAGTCTATTGATTGTCTAGAAATGGTAGAAGTACCTGTTACTGAATGTTGTGAGATAGATACTAGGATATGTCAAAAACTTATGAAATCTAAATATCCTATTCCAAATACTTTTACTTCTATGTTTGGTAATGTTATTAAATATGTATCTTCTAATAATTTAGGATCTTTTTATGACCCTACAACTCCTAGAATATGGAAAGCTATACAAAAAAGAGAGTATAAAGATAAATCTAAAAAATTCTATTGGATTATAAATAATTATATTTATATTCCTATTCCTGTAGGAGAAATAGGAACTCCTGAATCTATAAGATTAGAAGGATGGTTTATAGAACCTTGGAAAGCTGATGAACTAAATGCTAAGTCTGACTCTAAAAAGATATGTATAAACCCTCTAGAATATGAAATGCCTATCCCTGAAAACTTGAGAAATGATGTATCTAGAGAAATGTATAATCAACTTAGACAAGTTTATTTACAAATACCTTTAGATGACTATCCTAATATGAGTCAGGATAAAAATAATCAGAGAGATATTAACAATGACAGATAGAGATAAAGAATTAGCTCAGAAACTAGCTAAAATGAGATTACCCTCTAAAGGTTTAAATGAAAATATATTTAAGTCTGAAAACCTCTTTAGAAGAATAAGAACTAGATTAAACCTTAAGAAAAAACAATTACCTGATAGTCTAATAAAAAATACAATTAGACATTGTAATGAAAAATTAGTTCAGTTTCTCTTTGATAATCCTGAAGGTTTATACTTAGAAGTAGGAAACAAACTTAATGGTGTACTAGCTATATCTAAACATATGCCTAAAGAGTTTAGAGAAGATAAATATGAAACTTATGAAGATATAGAGAAACTCAAGATACCAGAATGGAGAAAGAAAATGTATCTTAAAAGATACAATACTTCTATAGAAAGAAGACAAGATAGAAATAAAGCTAAAAATGGAGAGCTAAAAATTCACACAAATGCTCATTCTATGTTTTATACTTATAAATTTGTTTGGTTTAATCATAGAAATTGCTCTTTCAAGAAATCAAGAGCTTGGATATTTGAAATATCTAGAGATTATAAAAACAAATTATATGATATTATTAAATCAGGTGATAGAGATTATTATGAATGGAATTTTCATGATTTCTATCACTACAAAATAAAGCCAGAATAATGAATACACCAGAGTCAAATTTTGATCTTGTAAGTTGTGATAGTTTATTTGCAAGGATTGAAGAGAACTTATCTAGCTATGTTAATAATGGAGCACTTGATTCAAGTAGATTTTATCCTGAGATTAAATGGTTTATACAACAAATGGGATTAGCTGTATTTGAGTTTAAAGAAGGTATTATCCTTTTAGAAAAAAATAGAGTAGAACTTCCTTGTGATTTCTATATGTTAGATAGTGCTTGGTTATGTGATAGTTCTACTACAGCTATAAATAATTATTTCCAAGGTAAATATGTATTCTTTACAGAAAAAACTTGTGAAACAATTTTAAATGATCAAACTTGTGCAACTTCATCTTCTCAAGGATATTGTGTAAACACAGATATAAAAGATAAAGTACTAGACAGAGTAACCATAACAGAATATGTAACAGGTGCAGATAATGTACTTCAATATTCTAATCTTCACCTCTTGCGATATAACAATAAAAAAAGTATAGGGACTATTTGTAACAAACATTGTAAGAATTTATTTTCTTCTTCTCCTTATGAAATCTCTATAAACAGACAAGGAGGTGCTTATTACTTACAATCTAATCTAAAAAATGCTACTATCTACTTAAAGTATTGGAGATTTCCTATGGATATGGAAACAGGTTTACCTCTAATACCAAATGATGCTATTATACAGAAAGCATTAGAAATGCATCTTACACATTGGTTCCTAGTAAACTCTTGGGTTAATGGAGATGATGTTAATATAGAAAACAAGATAAAATACTATCAAGTAGAAAAAGATAAATATTTGACTGAAGCAAAAATATATGCTAAATTCCCAAGCTTCCAGGATATGATAAGATTAACAAGAAATACTAGGGCTAGATGGGATAGTTATAATATCCAGAACTATCATTTATAAAAAGTTTAAAAAACAAAAGTGGCAGATAATCAAAATATAAATTTAAATGTATCTAAATTAGGTATGGATTTAAACTCCAGAGAAGGAGAATTAAAACCAAACTCATACAGGTATCTTATAAATGGAAATATACAAGATAAAGGAGGAGATATATTTAATATTACCAATGAAATGAGTAATATTTTATGTACTGGTTTTAAAGATGGATTTAAAGTAATAAATGTTACTAATATTCCGTCTCTTTCTAAAGCTATATATTTTTTAGTAAATCCTACTACTCAATCTTCAGAGATAGGGGAAATATCTTATATCAATTATTCTGTTACAGAAGATAGACAATATTCTTGTGATGCTTGTAATAATCCTACAACAGAAGATCCTCCTTTAGAAACTTTACCTCAAAAAGAAAACTGCAACTATACAACAATAGTTAATGCTGATTGTTTAGGGTTTTCTATAGATAGTCCTATACAGTCTTGGGTTAAAGTAGATGATTGTAATATTAGAGTTTATTTTACAGATAACACTCCTACAGGTTTAAGATATATAGATTATGATTACCAAAAGAAAACAATATCTAATTGTCCTTTAGTAGAAACTGATGAATTAGATTGTGATAAAATAAAAGTATTTAAAGATACTTGCTACCCTAAAATACAACAAGAAATAGTAAGAGCTGGAGGAGAAAATAAAGCTGGTACTTATCAATTTGCTATAGCTTATTCAGATTCTTTAGGAAACCCTATAGGACATTATTTTTATGTAACTAATCCAATACCTCTTTCAGATAGAGAAATAACTGTAGAAACAGATTATATAGTAAATCAAACTATACAATTAACTATATATGACCTATCACAAGAGTTCCAAAACTTTAATATAGTAGTCATCAAGACTATTAACAATACTTCTTCTGTTCACTTAGTACAAACCTTATCTGTAACAGATCAAGTTATAACTTATAATTATACAGGAGTAGATAGAAACTTAATACAAGATTTATCTATAGACCAAATATTTGCTAGGTATCCTTATTATTCTCAAGCAGAACTAATAACAGAATCTAATGGATATGTGCTTTGGGGTAATGTAAAACAAGATAGAATATTTAATTTACAACCTGTAGTTAATAATTTAAGACTAAAGTGGATTACTGTAGAATTAAATGAAGGAGATTATAAAAATCCTATCTTGGCTTCTAAATATAGATCTAATCTAAGAGATGAAGTGTATTCTTATGCTGTAGAATTTACTAAAACTAATGGTCAATCTACAGCTAGATTTCATATACCTGGACCAACTAAATCTGAAGTTAATGCTCAAATATCTCCATTAACTACAGATGATATTATTTCCAATAATGATGTTATACAAGTAGATAATTGTGATGTTCCTTTAGACCTAAGATGGCAAGTATATAATTTGGCTTCAGAAGACCAAGGATTTCCTTGTGGTTATGAAGTACCTATAACTTCAGAAATAGAAGTAACAGATACCCTCATATGTACTTCTTATCAATATGGAGGATTACTAACTACTCCTACAGGAGACCCTATACCTGTACCTACAGATTGTTGGACTTCTTACTTACAAGAAGAACATTGTTATGATGATTTATTATCACAATACCCTCCACTTTTAGGTACTCCAGCTTTAATATCTTCTACTCCTAGAGTAGTAACTCCTTCCTTTACTTATGAACAATGTCATTATGAAGAAGATATTGCAACTCCAGTAGCCCCTATTCCTCCTTATACAAGAATACAAGATACAGCAGTTCCTCCTACAATTACTACACCTAATGCTTGGATATTACCCACAAATATAACTTGTGGAGGAGGTATGTTTATTTTTCCTCAAGGAAATGATACTTGTAATAGAACAGTAGGATTACCTTTCTATGGTTACTTAAGATATATTGCTTCTCCTTCTATAGCTCCTACTTCTGCTTGTGCAGGAGCAGGTTTTTCAGATAATGCTGTATGGTATAATTTTACTGCTACAGCAATGAATCATGCTATATCTATAGGATATGATACTACAGCTTATGGAACAGATTTAATCTTAGAGGTATATGATAATGATTGTACAACTTTACTAGGTTGTGCTAATAATACTAATAATTTTTATTTTGTAAACAATAGTTTTCCTTTTATTATTGGAAACAATTATAAAGTAAAAGTATATAACTTAGACCCTACATTTGCAATAGATCCTGCTTTAGCAGGTATTGGTTCTTACTTTGATATTTGTATCAATACTCCTATACCAGATGGAACTCCTTGTGAAGAAATTACAGTTCCAGCTGTATATGTGTTGGAATGTACTTATGAAATAAGATATAATTCTACTCAAACAATAGATAATAATTGTAATGGAGTAGTTTACAAAAAAGGAAACTTTGGATATTGGGAATCTTCAGAAAGATACCCTTGCAATGAAGAAGTTTGGGGACCTTTAGCAGATACTCCCATAAGACATTATAAGTTTCCTGATTTTAACATTTCTCCTTTCTACAGAAACAATACTCCAATAGACCCTAACTCTCAAGAAAGTTATCAAGTAAAAAATAAAATATACCCTATAGGAGTGACTATAGACATTACTACTGTGAAAGAAGCTTTAGATAATGCAGTCACTCTAGGGTTAATTTCTGAACAAGAAAAATTATCTATATGTGGGTTTAGAATCCTAAGAGGTAACAGAGCAGGTAATCAATCTATTATAGGTAAAGGTTTACTTTATGATGTTTGGAATTATGTAGACAATACTACTCAAGCAGGATTACAGGTTCTTTATCCTAACTATCCTTATAATGATTTTAACCAAGATATATTTTTATCTAGACTTCCTTTAAAAAATGCAGATCAAGCAGAATTAGCTAACAAACCTTATATTACTACTTTTTCACAATTACACCCTTACAGAAGTCAAGATTATAAAAATAACAAATATACTTTCCATTCTCCTAACACTCATTTTAACAGACCTTCTTTAGGTACAGAATTAAAACTAGAATGTGAGCAATTTGGTTTTTCTTATGGTTCTTATAATAAAGTAAATAAACATGCTGAATATCAATTAGTTGGTTCAGGTTTATCTGCTGCTGCATTAGGTTTTGCAACCACAGAAACTTCTATAAGTTCTATTAATAACTTATTACAAACCAATGTTTCTATAAATACAACAGTATTAGGTTCTGGAACATCTGTACCTTTAGGTTATATTCTTTCTGCAATAGCTTTAAATATATCAGCTCCTTCAGAAATAGTAAATCACTACTATGAATGGTTAGAATTATTACAAAAGTTTGCACCTTTTAGAAATTATGCTCAAACTTATTCCTCTGTAGGAAGATATGTTAATAGTGCTATACCTCAAGATTTTAATGATGGTAACACTAGAAGAAGACTTTTAAATACTTCTTACTTAGGTTCTGGAATATTTAATGTGCAAGATGGAGATAAATTTATTAAATTTAACAATGCTAGAAGAGAATCTTCTGCTTATTTAAATATAGATAAGTTCTTCACTTCTACACTAAACAAAGATTACTCTAGATGGGCTCCAGGTTGTTATGATTATTATACCAATACTACATTAGATTGTAATGCAAATAATCTTTACAGACCTATATCTTCCTACTATGCTTCCCTTAAGAATTATAACCCTTCTCAATATGGCTCTATAAATCATATAGAATATTTAGATACAGGATATAATGGAGAAATAGATTGGACTAACCTAGAACAAGATACATCATGTGATCCTATATTTGGAGGAGATACTTTTATAAATAGATTCTCTCTTAAGATAAAACACCCTTTCTTTATAGAAGAAAGAGTTTCTATAAACCCTTCTACTTCATACTTAGATAATGCTGATGTATTTTATTCAGAATTATATAATGTAGCCTACCCTAAGTTTTTCTTTAATTATCCTACTGGAGCAGACTCTTCAGATAATTCAGGTTCTTCTCTTTTTGCTAATGTAGGTATTAAATCTAACAAAAGATTAGATTATAACTTAACTTGTGAAGATTCTACAGGAAATTCTTTAGCAGTAGCAGGAAATACTTTAGGAGCAGTAGCTTCTGGAGGGGCAGCAGGTGCTGGTATTATTTCTATACCTATTACTTTTGGTATCTTAACAGGATTAAACTTTGCAGGTCAAGAACCTGGAAAAGCCCCTGTATTCATAAAAGGTAAAATGTTTCTTTATTCTTATGGTATTCCTTCTTTCTTAGTAGAAAGTGATTATAACTTAGATTTAAGACATGGAGAAAACTTTAAAGAAAAGTCTTTCTATCCTTATGTAGGAGATCCAAATACTTGGACTCAAGAAACTAATGTACCTATATTTGAAGATAACTACTATTCTTACAATACTACCTACTCTAAACAAAATAAAGAAAATCTAGGTTACATACTTTCTCCAAGCTACTCTAAAGAAAAAGAAGATTGTAAAGTAATAAATGATAACAGAATTATTTACTCTTTACAAGATAATGATAACAATGATAACTATGATGGAAATCTTATTTATCTAGCTAACAACTACATAGACATACCTAAATCAGGAGGTAAAATAACTCAAATAAGAGGAACAAATAATAATACTATTATTGTTTTACAAGAAGATCAAGCTACTTTCTACAATTCTTTTGTACAACTACAAACAGATTTAGGAACTTCTTTTGTAGGTACTAATAAATTATTTGCTCAACAACCTCAACAATACAAAAAAACAGATTTAGGTTTTGGAGGTTCTCAACATACTGCTTTTGTATCTACAGAATTTGGACAATATTGGGTAGATGCTAAAAGAGGAGCTATAATACATCATCAAGGTCAAGGACAAATACAACCTGTAGGAGATAAATTAGCTTCTAATTGGTTAAAAGAAAACTTACCTTTTAAGATACTAAAAGATTTTCCTACTATTAATATCAACAATAACTTTAAATGGTTTGGTATCTCAATGACTTGGGATGAAAGATTTAAAAGAGTTCTTATTACCAAAAGAGATCATCAATTAAAACAAGAATATAAAGGAAAAATAATCCTACAAGATAATAAGTTCTTCTTAGACTCCACAGAAATATTACCTTCCAATACAATATACTTTACAAATCAATGCTGGACTATAGGATATTATCCTCAAACCGATACTATTATTTCCTTCTACACTTATCTCCCTAATTATTACTCACCAGCATTTAATTATTTTTCTTCTGGAGTAAACTATAAACCTAACAATTTACATGAAGAAGGATTATGGTCTCACCTCCTAACACCTAAATCTTATCAAGTATTTTATGGACATTTACATACCTTTATGTTTGAATATCAATCTGAGGATAAATATGTAAATCAAATATTACAATCTGTTTCTTTCAATACAGATCTAAGAAGATATACCACAGAATACGATTTCTACAAAATAGAAGATAAAACTTTTAACAAAGCTCTTATTTATAATCAAAATCAATCTTCTGGTATTCTAAATCTTATAGTGAAGGAAAAGAATAATTTTTACCAATCTTCTAAGTATCCTAGAATAGCTTTAAACTCTAAGGACATCTTAACAGAAAATGTAGAAAACAACTTTAGATTCAATACTTTTGAAGACTTATCACAAAACAACAATCAACCTTTAGTTAAATATATAACTAATCCAATGTATAAAGAGTCTAATATTCTTTCAATTTCTTATGCACCTAAATACTTAACTGTACCATTAAGGTCTGATTTTTTCAACATAAGATTAGAGAATGATAAACTTTCTAACTATCAATTTCTTTTAAAATTTCAATTAAATAAAACAAATCAATCAATAATATAAACAAATGGCATCAATAGAATTTAAAAAAATTAATAATCCTACAATAGAGTTAACTAAAATATCTGACTGTGTATCAGAATTAATGAATGCTGCAACTTCCTTCCATAAGTTACATTTAAAAATAACAGGTCCAGGTTCACTTGCAATTCATTTGGCACTAAATGAAATTTATGATTCTCTTCCAGACCATTCAGATACAATAGCAGAGGAAAGTCAAGGAGCTTTTGAAAAACTTTTAACCTACAAAGATTCTGCCCCTAGAGTATTAAATACTAAAGAAGAAGCAATACAATATGCTAAAGAATTAAAAACAATGATTACAGACTTACAAAAAATAATACCTTTTTCTGAAATAGTAAATGTACTAGATAACACAAAATCTGACCTAAACAAATTGATTTATAAACTAATGTTTCTTTCTTAATGGAAGCTAAAATAGACATCAAAGGAGATGAAATAAAAATTTACATTGATAATTTATTACACCTTTCCTTTAAAGAAAAGATACTAGCAATACAAAGTTATAATGAACAAGATAAATTCTTTTGTATTGAGTTTACATTATCTACTCAAACCATTAAAGTAGAATATGATGAAATGTTTAAATGGAAAGAAATTCTAAAATTAATAGATACAATATAATGAAGAAAAAATCAAAATGGAGTATTGTTGAAGATGTATTCAAGTTTCCTAATGGAGGAGCTACTAGAGATATAGTCTCCCAAAGACAACAATCTGGATCCATATATAATCCAATTATGTTACCAGAAATAACTGTTACTTCTACTAAAAATATACCTACTATTATACCAAAACCTAATTTTATACCAGTTCAAGACGCTACTAAAATAGAACCATCATTAACAGATAAATTAAATTTTCAAGGGATAAAATTAAATACAACCCCTAAAGTTAATATTGTAAATGTACAAAAAAAATTAAATGATTTAAAACAAATACAAGACTCTATAGGTTCTTTAAATGGAGGTTTAGGTTCTTCTAATTTTTTTGATATGTTAAAACAAAGAGATAAAGGACAAGAAATTGGTAATTTAGAAAGTAAATATCAAGATCAATTACCTCATACCCCCCTTATAAACAAAGCAGATGCTGTAGGCACTACAATGATAACATTAGGAAAATATTTTGCTCCCCCTCAATTAAGACAAGGATTGGATTATGCTTTAAATGCTCAAGATGTTGTAGAACTTTATAAAAACCCAACAGATACTTTGAATCAAGCAAGTGTAGCTTCAGATGCTTTATCTTTTATAAAAAGTAAAAAAACAGGTTTTGCTCCTTTTAATTATGCTGGAGATATTATTACTTTAAAACAAAAATATGATTTGTTTAATAATGCATCTAAACAAACTTATAAAAATGGAGGTAGAACTATTCCTGAAAGTATTCAACCAGAATATAGTAAAAACTATACAGGAACTTTTTTACCTTTAAATCAAAATCCAGATGGAAGTCCTAGAAAAAAATTATATGATAATAATAATGGAAATGTTAGCACAGAAAGTGTAATAGGTATTGATGATGAAACAGGTTACTATAATATCCCTACAGTTATTAATGGTATTAGGTTTCCTAATAATAATGCAATAGATGAATTTTATAAAAATGGTTATCATACAGGATACTTTACAAATCAAGAAGATGCAGACAAATCAGCAGATAGTAGAGAAAGAGCTAATATTGGATTAGCTAGTACAGGATTATATAGAAATGGAGGTAAAATATCAAATTGGACAATAATAGATTAAAAAATCAAACAATATGAAAATAAGAAATGAACAAGGTATAGAAATAGTAATACCTAAAAACTTACAAAATAAAGTAAAAAGAGCTATACAAAATGGAGAAGATATAGATTCTTTAATAAAACCATTAATGAAAAATGGAGGTAAACTACCTAAAGCTGATAATGGACTTATAACTGATGATACATTACAAAACTCTTTAGGACAACCTTTAAATTTAAACCAAAACAATGCTTGGAATACTCAACAAAACTATCAACCTTACAATCCAGGAATGCTAGACAATACTCAAGGGTTTAATCCTAATACTGGAGGTAATATGGGAGTAGGATTTAATTGGAATACTCCCCCTAATAAGTTTTCTAATATAGTTGCTAATAGACCACAAGCACCAGGAACTATGGGACCACCTCAATATAATATTCCAGAAAATCCTTATAATACAAGAGGTTTATATGAAAATAAAAGTCAATTTAGAAATACTCCACTAGATGATAGATATAACTCTAATGATATTCTTTCAGGCAAAACAGATCTCTATCAACCCTATGAAAGTAAACAAGGACAATCTACTCAAGGACAACAAGGTAGATGGAATCTAGATAGTATATTTGGACCTTCTAACAATAAATACTTTAACAGAGCAGCAGCTTTTGGTAATGCTGCTATGGCTTCTATAAATGGAGTAAAAGGTATCCTAGATAATGCAGGTAATTCTATAAGAAATAATAGAACTCAATGGCAAGAAGCTCAAGCATTAACTTTTGCTAAAAGACAATCTTTAGAAAACCCTACTAATCAAGATTTTGAATATAACAGAAGCCAAGCTTATCGTGCTCATGGGGGAGAAATAGGAATGCATAACTATAAAGCAGAAAATGGAGCTAATGTAGAAGTAGAAGGACAAGAAATGTTACAAATTCCTAATGGACTTGCAGGACCTGTGTATGGACCACCACATTCTCAAGGAGGAATAGATATGCAACTTCCTCAAGGTACTAAAGTGTTTTCTGAAAAACTAAAAGACTCTAAAACTAAAAAATCTTATGCTCAAATGGCAAAACTTTATTCTACAGAAAAAGATGTAAAAAATCTTAAATCTAAATTCACAGATAAAATAGGTAAAGCTACAGCAGATTTAAATATTAAACTAAAGAATGAAAATCTAGATGAGCTTTTTCAAAAACAAGAAATACAAAAATTAACAGGTCTTCATGGTTCTAAAGTACAACAAGAAGCTATGATGGCTCAAGGTTATATGAAGAATGGGGGGCAATTACCTAAAATGTCTGGAGGAGGTCAAGAAGATAATTGGACTCAACAAAAGTTTGTAACTAAACAAGGACAAGAAACTCCAAAAGGAGGTAATTTAAATGATAATCCTGTGTTCAATTGGGAGGGTGCTAGACAAATGTGGGAACAAAAAGCTAGAGAAGCTGGAGCATTAGGAGCTAAAGATAGATTTGAAAAAACTGAAGATTTGCAAGAATTTGCTTATGATTGGGCTTTAGACAATGATCCTTCTTTAATTAGGGATATGTATAAACAATGGGGAGTTACTAATAAAAATGAAGCTAGATATAAAGATTATGATGTTAATAATTTATCAGATCAACAATTAAAAGATTTAAGAGGTAATTTTATAGATAATTATAGAGGTAAAAGAATGTTTTTTCCTAGACAAACACCTGCATCAACTACTCAAAACTCTACTCAACCCAGAACTTCTCCTCCTGCACAAAGACAAGGAGATCAATTAGGTCCAGAAACAGAATTTGACTACAGAAAAGCTACACAAGGACAAAATCCTAATTATATGGACTTAATGGGAGGTTTTAATATCCCAGGAAACTATGCTAAAGCACCTATATCTACTTCTTCTTTAACTCCAGAATATATAGACCCTAGGTATTTAAATATACAACCTCAATTAAATCAAGTACAAAGAGGTTATAATGCTTTCAAATCTAATCTAGGTTCTAGAACTTCAGCAGATGTAGCTAATCTTTTACAAGCTCAAACAAATGCCTACAATCAGAATGAACAAATATATGGTCAAAAATATAACTATGATAGAGGACAAGATAGTCAAGCACAACAATTTAATGCTCAAGCTAATATGAGAATAGACCAATTAAATCAAGCTGAATTAAATAATTTTACTGACAAAATATATAGAAGAGATGGAGCTTTAGATATTCAAATGAGAAAGGATAGTAATCAAGCTTTAAAAAATGATATGCTAAGAAGAGACTATGCTCTAGCTAAACATTACATTAACTCTACTTTTATGCCTAATGCTACTGATGAACCTTGGAATCCTTCTTATAGTGGGAGTCAACCCCAAAAAGAAAAAGAGAAAGAAAAAGATAAAGAAAAAGATAAACCTCAAGGAAAACATGGAGGTAAAATTAAATTAAATTTAAAGAAAAAACTAAAATAAGTTATCTTAAAACTAAAATTGGTTTTTAATCTTATTTTACTTATATTTGTAGGATAATATTAAAAACCTTTTTTATTTATATTAATAAATAAACATTAAACAAAAATGGCATTCACCCCTTATAGCACCCCAGTCGAACCAGTAGAATGGAAGCCGCCAGTTTCAGAAGATTTACTTTTGAAAGGAGCTTTATTTACAGATAAAAATATCCAAGATAATATTCAAAAAGCAGATGATCTCCTTTTAGACAAACTGTATAGTATCCCTTCTCTTCCTGGAGAAGATACTAAAAAGAAACAAGAAATAATAGATGGAGTATTACAACAAGTATCTAAAATTTCTCATAATGACTTTAGAAATCCTTCTACTCTAAATCAATTAAAAGGATATATTTCACAAGTAACAAGTAATCCTGATTTTATGGGTATTGCTGAAAGAGGTACTGTAACAGAAATAGAAGCTAAAAAACAAGCTGATGCTTTAGCTAAAGGAGAAACATATTATTCTCGTATCCTCAAACAAGCAGAAAGATATATAAACCAAGGACTTTACATAAGAGATACTAAATTTACTGGTCAAGGTTTTTTAGATCCTAAGATAGGAAAAAGACTTACAGAAGAAATAGGTAAATTAAAAAAAATTAAAAGTTTTGATCCTAAAACAGGAAGAGTAGATGAATTCTATGACCCAAATGAAATAAGTTTAATTACTAATAATATGATGTCTGATCCTAATGTAAGAGCTTTAAAAGATTATGAATTTGAAGAACAATTTGCAGATAGAGATTGGGGAACAGAAGGTTTACAAGATGCTACAGAAAAATTAAATGCTTTATCTGCTTATAAAAATGAAGCATTACAAATACTTAATAAAGACCCAAATAATGTAATGGCTAAACAAGCTTTGTATGAAGTTGAAGGTTATATATCTAAATATAGTTCTGCTATAAATAATCCTGGAGTAAATGGGGAAATACTAAAGTCTTTACGTAAAGAAGAATTTATGAATGATTTTAAAGAAGATTTAATGAATATTCAAAATTCTCATTCTTTTGGAGGATTTGATATGTCTAAACAAGAAGAAATGTATAGACAACTACAAAACCAAAAAGCCATTATTGCTGCTCAAGGTGCTAAAGAAAAAGAAGTATATGCTTATAAAGCTAAAGTAGATTCAGAATTTGTATCTACTATTAAAGATCCAATAGCAAGAAGTATTTATGAAAGAGCTAGTAAACTCGGTATACCTATTTTAGATGCTTATGGTACAAGAAGAAATCTTGTTGATGTAGAAAATGATTTAAAAGGTAAAATAGGTACAAGTCAAAAAGATGAGTCTGAAAAGAAAACAGTTGTGAATTTAGAAACACAGAAAGGAGATGAAAAAGTAAAAATTAAAACAGATTTGTATTCTGTTAAAGATGCAATAACTGGAGGGGATGAATCTTCTGTTATTGACTTATTGAATTCTTATCATGATATAATGGGTAATGAACATGATGTAGTTAAAGCTAAATACAATCCTTTAAAAAGAAGTTATACAGTAGAAATAGAAATACCTAATAGGTTTAATAAAACAGTTGAATATCCTGTAGATGATATTGTAAAAGGAGTAGAAAAAGCTTTTCCAACATCTCATGGGAATTCAACTTCTGAAAAAAAAGATTTAGGGGTTTAAAAAACAATAAAATGCCAGAAGATAAATTAAAAATACTTTATGACAAATTAGACGCAGGAAATATAAAAGTTCCTGACTATAATACATTTAAAACAAAATATTCTACACCAGAAGGTTTAGATAGTTTATATGGTAAATTACAAAAAGGTGACATAAAATTACCAGATATAAATACTTTTAAATCTAGGTATTATGAATCTACTACAGACCCAAAAACAGAACTAGATAGTAACATTAAGACTTTACAAACTAAAGCTAGTAATGTAAATCTAAATGATACTACTAAACCTATTTCTCCTATAATTAAACCCTTAAGTACTAATGTTCAAAAAACTATAGCTCAAGGAAATCTAAATAGATCTGTAGAGAAATATGCTAGTATGTATGATGAAATTATTCCTAATCCTTTAAATGTTAAAGCTCCAATAGAACCTACTAAAACAAGTGTATTATTTGGACAAGGAGAAGAAAAAAGATTAAAAGGTGATTTACCCCCTTCTGTTGAAGGAAAGGAACCTATGTCTGTAGAAGAGTTATTTTATGGTCAAGCTTTTAAACAAATGTTTGGTACTTATGATATAAAATCTGGTTATGTAGATGATAAACAAAATTTAGTTAATATAGATTTAAATAATCCTTCTAATAAAGAGATGTATATGATGGCTCTTAAACAAGGAGATCAAGTTAAAAAAGAACTTTATGATACTTTATTTGACCCTAATAAAACTACAGAAGAAATAAGTGAAGGAATAACTAAACTTACTGCTCCTATAAAAGAAGGTTTTTTAGAAGAAAAAAATAAACTTGAAGACTACCTAGAAAAAAGTAAAATTAATCAAAACTTATTAAAGCAAACTTTAGGAAGATACAAAGATTGTGTTGGTGAAGGTTGTAAAGATAATAGTGTTAAAATACAAGAGTATGAAGATACTCTAGATAGAATATTTAAGTATGATAAAACTATCCATTTTTTAGAAAGAAAAAAAGAAGATCTTAATAATAGAATAATTTCTTTAGATCAAAAAGCTTCTATACCTTATATAATAAATAATACTGAAGCTAAAGTAATAAGAGAAGCTCCAGAAAAATTTTTAGCTCAAAACAATAACGATATTCTTTTTAAAGCAAGTAAATTAGGATATGAATCAAGTGCTTTAACCAATCCAGAACTAAAATCTGCCTTAAACTCTATGTTTACTAAAAAAGGAACATTTATTGGAGGTAATAATGGGCAAACTTTAGAAGAATATTTGAAAGAGAACTCTATTTTAGGAGACTCAAGAGCTAAATCTGCTATAGCTAAAAGTGGGTTAAGAAATCTTTATGATATAAATGTAGTGGACTTTCAAGAAAAAACTCTTTCAGGATTAGAAACTTTAAAGGCTCTTACTGAAGGTAATAAAAAAATGTATACTAAGTATGCTGGAGAATTATCTAAATATAAACAAGAATCTATTGCTGAATTTAAAGCAAAAGGACAACAAATAGATCCTAAAAGTTTACAAGAGATTGACAATCAAATACAAAAATATAACACTTTAGCTAATCAACAGGATAAAGTCAAAGAAAAAATAGATCAAATAGAACTAGAAAACTTTAAAGACTTTAAAAACTTTAAAGAAACCACAGAACAATATGAAAGAAAAGCTAAAGAATTTTCTGTACAATTTGATATAGTACAACCTTTCACCAAACCTACTGTAGGTGGAATGGTAGGTGTAGTTAATGCTGTTCATAATTATGCTCTTATTGGGGGAAATGCAACAGGTGTTCTTTCTAAAGATGAACAAGTATTAAAAACATATGCACAATTTAAAAATGATGCAAACAATATAAATATGTATGTTCCTAAAGCAATTAAGGATGTACAAGCTTTTACTATAGTAAGAGGAAAAGATGGTTCTATAAAATGGTCTAAATCTATAAACCCTAGAGCTGCATTTAGAGAAGGTATTTCTAGTTTTATAGAAAGTGCTATGTTAGCAGCAGCAGGAGCAGAAATAGGTGCAGCTACAGGAATAGAAGCTTTGCTGTCTAAAAGTCAATTGGGTTTAGTAAGATACTTTGCAGATAAAGTAGGTAGGTTACCTGCTGGACAATTATTAATGCACGATGAAATATTTAAACAAAACTTTGAAAGTTACCTTAGTGGTGATTTAGATAGTCTTAATGCTGCATTAACTAAAACAGAAAGAGAGAAACTTATAGAAACAGGTACAGAAATGTGGTGGACTCCTGAATATGATTTATTTAAATCTCTTTCAAAACAACCTATAAAAGATTTTGTATTAAAACAATTTCTAAGACAATCATTAGGTAAATCTATGATTTCTCCTGTAATGAAATCTACTGTAGAAACTTTATTTAGTTCTTTAGTAAAAGTTCCTATGGAAGAAAGTATAGAAGAATTAGTAGGAAATGTTGCCAATACCCCTTTTGATAAAAGTGTAGAGAGAAATAATTTAAAATTCAAAGCAGATGATAGACTAACTTATGAAGAAACTCTAAGTACCATAATGAATACTACTTTAGCTATGTTACCTACAATGGGTATGGGTGGTTATAGAGGTTTATCTCATACTGCTAAAAGTGGTTTAGCAAACTTTACTTCAGAAATTTATCAAAATCCTGAACAATATCTACTATTAGCTAGACAATATTTAAATACTGTAGATGATAAAACTTTATTAAAACTATTTCCTGAAGCTAAAAATAGAAAAGAAGTAGTAGATAAAGTAGAAGATTATTATTCAGATGTTAAAATGACTAGAAAAGATTCTCTTCCTTATACTCCATATTTATTAAATCCTAAAGAAGAAGATGAATTTTATAACTTAACTCATCAATTATTTAAACTATCTCAAGTAAGTACTCCTTCAGAAGAAACTTTTGATAGAATAAATCAGTTAAATGAAGAAAGAGATGTTCTTAAAAAGAAAGCTCTTACATTTAGAGATGAATTTCAAGCAGATCCCACTAAAGCTCTTTCTAAACATTTACCAGAATTTTTTGCATTACTAGATACAGAATCAATAAATATTCCTGTGTTGGAAGGTGTTATTAAAAAATTAGATGAATACAAAAAACAATTTGAGTTTACAAATGAAATGTTTTCTTCTGAAAAGAATCCTGATAGAAAACTTTATACTGATGATATAAAAAGAATAGATGAATTAAAATCTAAACTTCAAGAAAGAATAACTAATATAAATACTGAAGCTCAAGCTATAGATAATATAGAACCTGTTCCTGAAGATAAAATTCAAATAAAAAACAAACTTTATAACAAAGGAGAAGTTTTACATGTCTATAATTTTGTTAAATCTAAAGAAAAAGCTAAAGTATTTGAAACTAAAGATGTTACTATCTTAGAACAATTACCTAATGGTAAATTAAAAATACTAGAAGATAATATAGAAAAAGAAGTACCAGCTAATTACTTTGATAATAAAAGATTTACACCAAAATCTTCTCTAAAAAAATACAGAGAATTAAACCATCCTAAAGGATTTGTTTATGATCACAAAAATACTATTTTTACTTTTCCTGTAGATATTAAGGGAAAGGAAACAGTTGTTAAAGGTAGATTAGTGTACAGACCTAAAGATGGTAAAGGATTTGTAATGTTTAGATATAAAGAAGACGGAAAACTTAAAGATCAACAAGTTCTTTTATCCGATTTAGAAAGTTACCAAAACAATAATAAAAACTCTAGGTTAAAAAAACTCAAAGATCTAGTAAAAGATAATACTCCTAAACAAACTAAAATAAACTCTTCTTTAGTATCTGAAAAAGTCTTAACTTCTGATGAAGATATATTATTAGATTTAGGAATAGAACAAGAAGAAACTACTACTGATCAGGTAGATAATACTATAGAAACTAAAGAAGCTGATATAGAAAGAAGAAGACAAGAATTAGAAAAACAAATAGAAAAAGCAGAAAAAGCTAAAGCAAAAGAGCTACAACCTTTAATTGAAGAAAAAGAAAGATTAGAAAATGAGATTGCTGAAATTGAGAAAGATACTAAAGGTTCGGAAACTAGTACGCAAGAAATTGAAGATGCAAAAAAAGAAATTGTAAATCTTAGAAATGAAGATGGTTCTATTCCTGACAATAAAATATCCTTGTTTAATAAACTTAATAAAAAGATAAGATTTTTACAAAAAAGTTTTAAAAACCAAATTGTAGCATTAGTTGATAGTTTTTCACAATTAAACAATTTATCAGATAAAGATATAAGGGTATTAAACCGTTTTGTAGAAACTACTGATTTTACATTTGAAGAAATAATACAAGAATTAGAAAAAAGAAATAGCACTACTTACAAAAGACCTTCTGAATTAGAATATTTTGAAGATAACAGTACAAGAGTAGATAAACTAAATGAAAATCAGGAAGCAGTAGATGAAAGTATAAATGAACGTAGTAAATTATCTGCTGAAGAACTAGGGATAGACTTAGATAAAGTTTATTATGCAAATGAGTTAGATGCTTTTGTGCAAAAACATGGTAGTAAACAAACTAAGTTTATATGGAATTTAATAAAAAATGTCGCAGAAAAATTAAAAATACCTACAAAATTTCTTCTTGAGGGTAAAGGTAACAATATTGCAAAAGAACATCAAGGTGAATATTCTAATGGGCAAGTAGCTAATCGTGCAAGTTTATTAACAAGTCCTGATGTAGCAGCAAGGACTATTGTACATGAGTTAGTGCACGGTGTTACAAGTTACATAATAGATGCTGTTAAATACAACAAAACAGAAGTTTTAAATAAACTTACCCCAAAACAAATTAATGCTGCTAAAAAACTTTCTAATTTATTGAGAGAGTTACAGAGTGATTCTAACACAAAAGATTTTTATGGTTCAAAAAATGAACATGAAATACTTGCTGAACTTACACATGATGGTTTTACAGATGCTTTAAAAAACAAAGAATTAAATTTTGTAGAAAGGTTTTTTGATTATATTTTAGATATTTTAGGAATATCTACAAATGCTTATGATGAGGCTTTAGGTATTTTAAAAAACATGATTGAAAATCCTATTGACTATGTGGCAGAAGGATTTGTTTCTGAAGGTGTTTACTATTCTAAATCAGAAAACACAAAACTTGACCAACTAAAACAACAATTAGCAGAAGTAAACAAAAAAATATCAGAAGTAGAAAACAGATATAATAATCAAATAAGTAATTTTAAAAATCAAATACAATCCCTACTATCTAAAGAACAACCTACATCTACTACTCAAGAAACCCCTATAATAGAAATTACAGAATCTTCTGAAGAAACAGATGATCCTACAAAAGATATTAAAAGAATTGAATCTGAGGATGATAAATTAGGTATAGAACAATTATTTATTACTACAACAAGTGGACATACTATTGGACAAACTGGAAAAGAAAGTTTAAAAGATAACCCTCAAGTTACTAGACTACAAACATTTTTAAATAATGTAGAAGATATTAGACAATATGAACTTTTAGCACTAACTGAAGATAATGCTTCAAATTATGGTTTAAGTGGTATAATATTTCCTTCAAAAGAAAGTAAAGATATTAAACTAGTAGTAGTAAAAAAATTAGGAAATGGTCAAATAAAATTTATAGGTGTAGATGGTAAATATCTTAAAGATATAAACCCTGATACAGTTATTTATACTTCTATGAGATTACCTAAACTTACTTGGAATAATGGTGAGGAAAACTATCATGAAAATTCTAATAGTACAGAAAAAACTCCAGAAAATTTTCAAAATGAACATATTGCAAGAAGAAATAATATTATTGAAACTATAAAAAAAGGTAAGAAAAAAAATATCACTTTTCCTATTCTTTATGTTACTAGAGGAAGACCTGTAGAAGATGCTAAAAAATCTTTTCCTATTACTCAAAGTTTAGATATTAAAGAACCTAATACTCAAATAGTTATATTTCCTGAAAAAAATAAAGAAGGTAATTTTGTAATAGTACATAACAAACAAGAAAAAAGTTTCCCTAAAGGAAGACCTTTTGTAAAAGTAGGTACACATTTAGAATTTCTAGAAAATAGAAGAATATCTCCAGAAGACATAGATGTTGTGATGGCTGTTCTTACAAAAATAGGAGAAAACAAAAAACTATCATTATCTCAAGATAAAGAAGAAAAGATAGAAACTTCAAAAGAAAATAAAAAATTATTTGACTTTTTATCTAAAATTCTATATATCAGAAATCCTGAATATACTGATAAAAATGGTGAAACTGTAAAACAAGAAACTCCTTTAGGTAACAATCAAATATTTTTTAAAACTTCACCATCATTTAGTATTCAGATACCAAAAACATCTTTATTACCCCTTAACACTAAAGGTTTACCAAAAATAAAAAATGAGTTAAATAATAGAATGATATTTCATAATATAGACTCTAATGGTATGATGAATGAGTTTATAGAATATTATCTAGAAAAAGGAAAGTTATTAGAAAGAAAATGGGCTACTTATCAAGATTATCTTATTTCTGATATCCTTCCTAATGGTAATAAAAGAAGTAATGATGAAATACCTTTAAAAATAAAACTAAATCCTTCTTCTGAAACTACCCCTAATAAGTTTGGAAGAATGATGGTATTTAAAGATGATACTAAATATGCTTATGTTGATACAGAATCTTTTGAATCTGCTAATGAAGATATACCTTTTTCAAGTGAAGATGGTTCTTATCAACTTACAAATAAAGACTTAATAGTAAATTATACTATTAAAACTGTTGGGGAAGAAAAAACTGTAACTATTGATAAAACATTTAATTCTAAATTATCTAATGAAGTAATTAAAGAGTTAATAAAATCAAATATTATTGAATTAGGTGTTTTTGCAAAAGAAAGTTATAGTTTTAAGAAAATAGAACCTATAGTAGAAAAAGAACCTGTAGTTTCTGAAGAAAAAGTAGAAGAAACAAACTCTAATAATATAGGTTTTAATGAAAGTGATATATCTACAACTTCAGAAAATATAAAAGATTTTAAATTAGTTGATTCTGAAGAAACTGATTATGAAGTAGAAGATATAGAGAAAGCTGAAGAATATTTAGATAATGTTTTACCTCAAATACCTTTACAATCTGTAGAAGGTTTAATAGATAATGTTGCTTGGGGACAATTAAAAGATAAAGCTATTTTACTTTCTACTTTAGCTAAAAGAGGTACTATTCAACATGAAGCTTATGAAGCTTTACAAAAACACTTTTTATCTCCTAAAAGAATTGAAAGATTAAGAGAAGAATTTAGAAATAGAAAAGGTTCTTTTATAGATTATCAAACTAAAAAATCTGTTAAATATTCAGAAGCTACTGATTTTCAAATTAAAGAAGAACTTGCTGATGAATATATGAGATACCATTTATCTAAAGGTAAGTTAAAGTGGGATGGAGAATATTATAAAAATTCTTGGTTTAAACAATTATATAACATAATACTTGATTTATTTTTAGGTAATATAGAAAGTACTTTTAAAAACCTATCTTCTGGGAAATATAGAAAGCTAAGATTAAAATATAATCTTAATTCTCTTACAAAAGAAAATAAACTTGCTGATATAGAACTAACAAACCCTTTGTTTTATAATGATTCAATGAAATCTATTACTGCTTTATTGTTTCAATTTATAACAGATAAAGGAGATTCTTTAGGAAATTTGTTAAAGTCTGACATTAATATAGACAATTATTATGATGAAGTTCGTGCTTTTTTTGAACATATTATGTCTAGTCCTGAAGAAAGAAGAAATTTCTTTAAAGAACCTGGTAAATATTATACTGCTGTACATAATGCAACCTTAGAAGAAACTAATGAAAAATTTCATGATGTTCAAACTTCTATGCTTTATATTCTAGATAATTGGGATTATTTTGTTAAAGCTAATAAGAAATACTTAGGTAAATATAAAATAGAATTTGAAGATGAGGAATTAGAAGAAAATAACCCAAATAAAGAAAACAAAGATAAGAATGATCAATTTGTAAATACATTAACTATTAATAGAAAACTTAATGCAAATCTAAAAATAAAACTTTTAGTAGCTACACTAAAAGATCAATATTATTCCCCTGTTACTAGAAGAGTTATAACTAGACCTAATTCTCTTTTCCTACCTACTTTAGTAGATTATAATAAAACATTTGTTCAACTTATGTATGCTTTAGCTCCTGCTACAAATTATACTGAAATGATGGATATGTTGTATGATCTTACTAAAGTTGATGCTAAATTTTTACCATTAATAAATAAATTAAAACTAGATGAAGAAGTAGTAGATAAAGCTACTGTAGAATTAAGAAATGATTTCTTTATAGCCTTTAGTAATTTTAAAAATACTTACTACAAACTAATAGTTAATGAAGATGGTTCTTCTGTTAATTTTGTTATAAATGAAAAAGATGGTATTAACAAACTTAAAAATGAGTGGTATGAAAAACTAAAATCTAATAAAAAAGTATCTGTTAGTCAAGGACATTATGTATTTAATTTAGGAAAACCAATACCTACACTTAAAACATTAGATCAATATGCACAATTTGCAAAAGATGAATTAGGTATAGATATAAGATTAAAGTATACAAAATACACTTCTACAGAAGAAGATGAAATTTTAAAATTACTAAGTAGTATAGTAAATTATACTTTAAGTGAAAAAGAAGGCAATATTGATAATATAATAACAGATTCTAGAGAATTTAAAGGTAAGTTTGATAAATTAGCTCAGCTTTATAATAAATACAACCCTATATATGAAACTACTCAACATAAAAATATAGAGGGGGAAATGGTTCAAAATATAACTTTACCTTCATATATTACAAGTATTAATAAGATATTTAATTCAATATCTACTAAAGGAGAATTAATAGATAGACTACCTCATTATGCTCAAACTATGTTGCATTCTGAATTATTTAGTCCTTCAGGTACAAAAAAAGGTAATATAACTGTAGGTGTAACTGAAGGTATAGAAGAGAGACAATCTGATAATACTGATGCTTCAAATAAATTATCTTTATCAGGAAGATTAGCTCTAGATTTTGCTAATGGTATAAATAATATATATTCTATTATAGTACCAGCAGATACTAAGAATGAATGGGTAATTACTTATCCTAAAAGTGTTTTAAGTTCTGCTAGTGATAAAATTTATTACTTACCTATATTTATTAATTACTTTAAAGCTGAAGTAGCAAAAGCTCAAAGAGAGTCTAATTTAAAACAAAACACAAACCAATTAGGTCTCTTTAAAGAAATACTTTCAGAAAAGACTTTATCTAATATAGATCTTTCAGAAGGTATAGAAACTATTCTTTTAAAAAATAAAGAAGATATAGAAAAAGACCTTTTAACTTTCTTCAAAGAAAGAGCTAAAGAAACAGAAAATAGACTATGGATAAATAATCTTATAGTTCCTATAGAAGGTAAAAAAGATGAATACAGAATATTACTTACTCCAGAAGGAAAAGAAGAAAAAACTGTAGAAGGTACTTTTAATAAATTTAAAAATATTTCTAAAGAGCAAATAGCTAGTATTGTTTATGAAGAAGAAGTTAAATATATGATAAATATATTTGAACAATTTAACTTATTCTTTTTAAACCCGAATGAATGGAAAGATCCTTTTAAGAGAATAAAACAAACTACTTCAGGTTCTCAAAAAGTAGTATATTCTGCACAATATTTTAATGATTATCATAATAAAAATAGTAATGTAGCTTTTATAGAAGAAGATACCATAGGACAAGAATCTACAGAATCTGTAGAATTATTTCCTGGAGATTTAGGATATGTTAATCATCAAGAGGAATTTAATGTACAAGTATATATAGATCCTGTAGTAGTGTCTGAAGAATATGAAGCATTAAAAGAAATTTTAGGAGAAGAAGAAGCTAAACCTTACTCAGAACTTAAAGAACCTGATGCCCAAGCACTAGCTTTTTTAGGGGGATATTCTCAAATAAAAAGAAGAGCTAACTCTTGGACTGAAGTAGATGAAGCCTTCAAACAATATGATGATGCTTTATGTAGAAGTGATATGGATTTATACCCTAAAGCTAAAAAAGACAAAAAAAGAGCTGATGCCCTGAGAGCTTTAGATAAAAAAATAATAGCTAAAGGTAATCCTTTCTTTACAATACAAGCTATAAATAAAGTAAGAGAAGAACAAGGATTAAACCCTTTACCTCTTCCAAATATGAATATATTAAAACCTGCTTATAATGGTTTAAAATCTGATGGTACTTTTGAACAACATAAATATTCAGTAGCTCCTTTAATATGGAGTCATATAAGATATATAGATGAAGCAACAGGAGAAGTAAAATTCTCTAATGCTAAAGATTTCTACATAAAACATTATACAAATCAAACAACTTATATAACTTTTGAATCTGCTAACAAAGTAGGTCAAACTAAAGATACTGAAGAGTTATATAAACCTAATGGTACACCTAATTTAAATATTAAACATAAAGTATTAAGTTGGGAATGGTTTGGTATTCAAGTAGAAACTATAACACAAAAAATGTCTACTACTCTAGGTACTCAGTTAACAAAATTAGGTATATTAAACTTAATGTCTAATGGAGTTCCTAAAGATTTTAGGAAAACAAACTCACATCTATCAGAAGAAGATTTAAAAACTGAATGGGATTCTCTTTCAGAAGAAGAAAAAAGAACTGCTTCTAATCATTATAATCTAGTTAGAAAGAATTTTGAGATTCTTGCTGCTATGGAAACTAAAGCTATAAATCAATTCTACAAAGACTTTGGGGGAGAAGTAACTATAGATCCTAATACAAATAGAAAAGTATTAACTTTTAACAATTATAAAAAGTTTGAAGAAAAAATTCAACAAGAATTAGTCAACAGAGATAAACCTTTAAATGTTAAATCTCTTATAAGAACTAATGATCAAGGACAATTTATATTACCCTTTGATACTATTATATCTGGAACAGATACAGTAGAAAATATCATAAACTCTATTATAAATAAAGCTATTCTTACTCCTAAGATATTTGGAGGACAATTTCCTCAAATAGCTTCTACTCTTTTTGAAAGAAACCCTAGAAAGAAAGACTCTAAAACTAAAAAATTATATTCTGGAGAACTTAAATTCTACAAAAATGAAGATGGTAAAAGAATTTGTCAAGTAAAACTACCTTGGAGATATAAAGAATTATTAGGATTAGAAAATTTTGACTTTTCTAAAATAGATAAAGAACTTTTAAAAGGTATAGGTTTTAGGATTCCTACTCAAGCTCTCAATTCTGTAGAACATTTTGAAATAGTAGGGTTTTTAGACCCTTCTTATGGAGATGCTATAATGGTTCCTTCAGAAATAGTAGGTAAAGCAGGTTCGGATTTTGATATTGATAAACTTAATCTTTATCTTTATAATCATAAATTCAACAAACAAACAGGAAAGTTAGAAAAAATCAATTTCTTAAACAATACTAATAGTACTGTAGAAGAAAGATATAAAAAATTACAAAAAGCTCAAACCTTTTATGAGTTTTTAAATAGTAAAGAAGGTTATAATTATTTTAAAGCTTCCTTAGATACAGATTCGACTAAACTTATTTCTGATATATTTGGAGAAGATCTTTCAGATTCAAGAATAGATTTAACAAAATCTTATGATGAAAATCTAGAAATTGCTAAACAAAATTCTGAAGAAGAAAAAAAATCTATACCAACTTTTGAAGAATTTAAAAAATTATCTATTTATGAACAAAACTCTAAAAAAGCTTTAGATAATTATTATATAGATAATCTAAGAGAAATAGTACAATTAGAAGAAAACTTTAAACAATTAGTTAAACCCAACAGTGCAGATCCTCTTGAGAATGAAGCTAATAAAATCAAAGAACTGAAAGAAAGAAACCAAAAGAAAAAAGCTTATCATACAAGTATATTATCTAGATTACATAATATAGTAAAAAGATATTCTTTCTTAGTAGGGAAAGAGGGTGTTGGTATTGCTGCTTCTAATCAAACATTAAATGCTATATCTCAAACTATTGTTTCTAATATACCTGTAGAATTTCCTTTTCTTTTCAATACTAATGTTCCTGTAAATGATGCTAACACTATTTATTCTTTATCACAAGAATTAAATTCTAAAGGTGAAAGAATAAGTGACTTAATATCTATGTTTCTAGATGCTTTTGTAGATATAGCTAACAAACCTTATATCTTTGATGCTAATGGTAACTTAACTACTGCTGGTACTTATATAGCTGGAGTAAGACTAGGTATTCCTCTTTCTACTTTAGTAAGATTCTTTAATCAACCTATTATAATAGATTATGTTAACCTTTTAATACAAAATCAAGGAGCACTTGTTAGACTTAACAAAAGAAACCCTAAAAGTAAAAAAGAAATACAAGAGCAATTAATAGTCAAATATAAACTACCTACAGATAAAGAAGGTAGAATGATAACATTAGATAGAGAAAACTACACAGATCAAGAATTAGAAGAATTTATTCTTAGTGATAAAAATCCTGATTTTGCAATAAATCAAGCTACACTACTAGTACAATTTAGACAATTAGAACAAGTAGCTCAAGATATTTTAACTCTCTCACAAGGTGTAAATGTAGATACTACTTTAGATAGATCTTTTGATTCCACTAGAGTAAAACTTAGTAAACTAAAAGATGCATTAGAATCTTCTTTAGGTAAAACAATGTTTGAATTATATAAAACTACCCATATAGGTAATTTATATGAAATTAAAAATACTATTCTTAAATCTTTTTCTGAATTGTATTTATCTGAAAATCCTGTAATAAGACCTTTTCTAAACAAATTAATGAATAGTGTATTACAGTCTAAAAAAAGTATTGATGATATAGAAAAAGAACTAAAAAATATAAGAAAAGATCTTGTTACTTATCTATTACATACATTACCAATAACTTATGGTCCCCTTGTAGATCAAACAATATCAAGTTATTATCCTACTCTTTTCTTAAATAAAGACACAAACATAGCTAATACTATAAGACAAGCTCAAGAAACCTATAAAGGTAGTTCTATGTTTCTTTCTAATATTATTGGTGTAAATCCTGTTTATCTAAACAAAGATGACAAACATTTCCAATCAAGACTTTTAAGAAAACCTGAAGATAGTAATGAGTCTAATCAAATGACTGCTGATCTTTACAATCTTTCTAAAAAAGCAACTACAGAAAACTTAGCTAAAAGTATAATAATAGGGGTTATAGCACAAAATGGTGTAACAAATACTCCTAATTCTTACAATACATTAATTCCAGCAGATGCTATAGAAAATATAATGGCTCAGGTGTTAACTCAATTTAGAGAAAAACTATCTCCAGAACTACAACAACAATATATAGAAGACTTTGTTAATAATTATTATCAAAGTAAATGGTATGATAACAAATTAGTTCCTATATATCAAGCTCCTGTTTATGAAAATAGAACTAAAAATATCTATAGACAACAAAAAGTTACAAAAGGTGATTTAGAAGCAACAGTAAATATCATACAAATAGCTTCATCTAAAGAAATAACACAAAAACCTTACATTAAAGTAAAGAAACAAGCTATAAATCCTAAAACTGGTAAGTATTACACTAAAGTTGAAAAAGATGCTATGGTTAAAAGAAAAGATTTTTCTTTTAATGAAATTGTATTATATAAAAGATTAGAAGTTCCTAATCCAATAACTCAAGAAAAAGATGTTCCTTTAGTAGCAACTAAAGATAACAAAGGTTTCCTAGTTACTTATTTTCCTGTAAGAAAATATGGAAACAGAGAAACATCTGAATATTACAACTCAAATACAGATTACAAACCTTCTTACATAAACAATGAAAGTGTTCAAACATTAAGACCTAATATGAATGAAAACCTTCTAAGAAATATGAAGGATACTATGCCAATATATTGGGATTCTGAATTAAAATCAAGATATTCTTTTAAATCTCAAGATTTTTTAGTATCTTTACAAAATATGTTAGATAAACTAAATAATCAACAAAAATTACCTTTTACTCAAAACCAACCTACTCAATCACAAGAAAGTAATATAACTTCTGAAGAGTTAGGCTTAAATACAAATTTATCTCAAAAAGATGCTAAATGTTTACAATAAAAAATAATATAATATAAATGAGTTGTTCAATTGGATTACACAAAGTAGTTGAAGGAATATTAGATAATAAGCCTTGGTTTTTTTATAAAAAAGATGGTAATTTTGGTCTTATTAGTATTTTAGATAGTCCCTCTAAAAAAATAAACTTAAAAACCTCAACAGGAGTGGCTAAAACAGTAGCTGATGCAATTAATACTGTTATTAATGATGGTTATAAAGATATAGGAAAAGTAGCTTATCTTGGATTTGATGCTACTGGTAGAGGTATGGTTAAAATAGAACCTACTAATAATCAATTAAATCTTATAAATGCAACAGATGATTCTAAAGAAATATACGAACTTCAAAAACAAGTAAAAGAGGAAGCAAAACAAAAAGAAGAAGCAAAACCAAAAGAAACTCTTAGTCAAGAAATACAAGAAAATAGAGAGTATTTTGAGAATGATGAACCTTTTACAAGAACTTCTACTAATATTAAAATTTCTACAACAGAAGAAATAACTAATGTTATTAAAAATCAATTACCTAAAGAAATAGCTAATGCTGTTACAGTAGTACAAGATGTGCCTTTAGATATATTAGGTAGACAAGACTTATTTCTTTCTATGAAAGATGTACTAGAAGAAAAAGGAATAACAAATCCGTTTCTAATTAATTGGTTTGGTATAAACTTATCTGCTAATACATCAAGAGGTCAAATTATTAAAAGCATTACTTCTGAAGCTCAAATAGAGAAAATGGCTAATGATAGTTATAACAAACTATTAAAGTTAGAAGACCCTATTTTAAAAAATAAAGACATTAAAAAAAGTTTTGATAAATGGGTAAAAGCATTAGAAAATTATCCTGTTGTTTTTAAAGATTTAATGTTAAAACATGCTATTAAACATTTAAGAAATCCTGAAAGAAGATCTAAGTTTGTTTTACAATTATCAGCAGTAGCACTACAACAAACTTATGGTATAGCTGTAAATAAACCACATGAACTTAATAGAATAGGTAAATTATATGATTCTGAAGTATTAAAAACAGTATCTGATGCAGTTGGTCATGAACCTTCTGCAAGTGGTAAAGGATATTGGGTGCATATTCCTAGAACTAGTTCCTCAAATTATTTAGGATTTAGTAGTTATGAAGATTTTAAAGAAAATAGAGAGAAACAAATTGCTGAATGGGAAGAAATAAAAAATAATCCTTGGACAGTTAGTGTTGTAATGGGACCTATTATTCAAAGATTTAAAACAGAAAATGAGGCTATAGTTTTTTCTATGGACAAAAAAAATGTATCTGTTGATAAAAATCCTCATAATGAAGACTACAAGATAGAAAAATTTAAAAAAGAACTTGAGGATGTAGAACCAGAAAATTGGAAAAATAATTCTCAATTTAAAGTAAATGTAGAACTACTTAGAAAACTATCTCCTTCAACTTGGTGCACAGCATCAGGTATGGCTTCTCATTATGTAGAGAATTATGATAACTATTTATTAATTGTTGATGGTGTTACTGTTGCTGGAATTGAAGCTTATCCAGGAGTAGATAATTCTGAAAAAATACAAGACCTTGAAAATAAAATTAAAGATTTAGAAAATAATGAGTCTTATACAATAGTAGATAGAAATAGAATTAAAGGGCAACCATCTACTTTCACTACTACTATAAAACCATTTATGGGGGTTAAGTATCAACTTTCAGCAAACAGTAGAGAAGAAATTCTTAACAAAGAAGAAAACACTATTAAAAGAATAAATGAAGATTTACAAACAGAATTAAAGTATTTAAAAATTAAAATACAAAACCTATTAGAAGAATCTGAATTAAGAAAAGTAAAAGAAGTCACATCAAGAGCTAATAATGGAACTTCTTCAATAGATCATTATGATGATATATTAGCTTTCTTTGAAAAGCATAATTTAGATACTAATAATGATTCTTTAAATAGGGCTAAAAAAGCTAAAGAAGCAGGTAAGGTTGATGCTGATGAAAAAGTTTTTGATATATATGGTTATGATTGGGATCCAGCTGATTTTTATCCAGATGATGATAGAGATGATATAGAAGGAGAATATAGAAGAGAAAGAGAAGAAAATGAAAGATTGTTTGAAGAAGATTTAGAAAGAAGAAGCACAGCAGTTGAAAATTTAAATACTGTAGAAGAAGTTTTACAAAATCCTGATTATTTAGAATTTTTTGAACTATTAAAACCTGAATTAAGAAATAACGAAGAAATTGCAAGAATAGGTGTGGAATCTTCCCCTTATAATATAACTCATATAGATGAAAATTTACCATTTTATAATGAGCTTGTTACAATGGCTGTAACAAAAACACCTGATGTGTTTTCATATTTACCTCATAATATAAAAGAAGAGAGAATAGATTTAAAAAAAATATATGAAGATAATATTATAAAAAGAGATAAAGAAACTGAAGAAAAATTATTAAAAAAACAAGCAGAGCAAGAAGCTACTGCACTTGAAAGAAGTGTAAAATATAATCAAACAATACTAGAAAAATATAAAGTAGAAAATCCTACATTTACTTTAGCACAAATTTTAAATAAAATGGATTATGATGGTTTTGATCTAGATGAATTACCATTTTCTAAAACTAATACTAATCAAATACAAGGATATTATGATGCAAAAGCAGACAAAGTAGTAGTAGTAGCTTCTAATACACCTATAGAAGAAGCATCAAAAGTAGGTATACATGAAGTAGCTCATAGAGGTATGATTAGAATGGCTAAAGAATTAGGAGGAGTACAAGAATTAGGAAAAGTTTTATTTTCTGCTGAAAAACAATTAATGGAAAAATTACCTGAACTTTTAAAAAGAACAGGACATACTTCTTTAGAAAATTTAATGTTGGATTATGGTTTTACCAATCAAAGTGAAGAAGGTAAAATAAAATTATTAATGGAATTAGCAGCTAGATGGGCTGAAACATTAATAGATAAACCAAAACCTTCTTGGTGGAAAGAATTCTTAACTTCAATTCAAACTTGGATTACTAAATTTACAGGTAAAATATTAAATGAAAAAGAAGTAAATGAACTTATAGGTGGATTTGTTAAATATGGTACAAAATCAAATAATAACAATACAACAAACAATACTAATCAACAAGATAGTTTATTTAGTCAAGAAGAAGCTAATATCAAACTAGGAGTAGAAGAATTATTTGAAAGTGATAGTAATCTTGCTAATGAAGTATATGAAGCTTTAGGGTTTCAAAGTAATAAAAAAATTAATGAGCAAGAAAATGAATTAAAAAAACTTATTTTAGAAATTGATAAAGTAGCTTTAAATAAAATATATCAGGCTAAAAAAAATGACATTATAAAAATAGGAGACTATACTTTTATTTTTGATGGAGAATATTTTAAAAGTGAAGATGATGCAGGAGAATTTTATAAAACTCCAGAAGAATTAGGTAATGCGTATTTTGATATAGAATATGGTTCTCCTAAACAAAAAATTAGTTTAAATGTATTATTATCAAATTTAAAAACTGATAATTTTGAAATTTTAGGAGAAAAAATAAAAGCAGATAAAAAATTATTAGAAGTAAAAGATGCTAATACTAATAATTTAATAAATCCTTTTATTAATTCTGCAATACAGCAACCACTTTATGTAGGAGATAAAAGAAAATCATTGGTTAATAATAAGCATCCTTACCAAGAACCTCAATATCAAGGTATATATTTATCTCAAGATAAAAGTACAACACATGTGGCAACTTCTTCTAAAATTTTAACTGTTTTTGCAAATGTTAAAAATGTAAAAACTATTTCTTATGATGAGTATTCTAAAAATCAATTAAAATTAAAAGAAGTTTATAATCAGTACGATGCTATAGAAATATTACCTCCATCATTTGTAACAGGGGGTAAAAGCGATTTTATTGTATTTAACAATACTAATTTATATGAAGTTAATAGCATTGCCCAAATAACACCACAACAAAAACAACAAGCTTTACAACAATACTCTCAATACTTAGATCAAATATTCCCAAATTCAGTTGTAAAAAATATTGTTTATCATGGTACTGATAAAATATTTGAATCATTTTCTAAAAATATTGAAAAAATACCTAACAGGGAAATATCTAACACAGCTAATGCTTATTTTTTCAGTAACGATCTAAGTCGTATAAAAGATTATGGTAAAAATAAAATAAACGCTATTTTAAATGTTAAAGAATTTTTAGGGTTTAAAAACATAAGCAACGATAGAGCAAGAGTTCTTTCTGATATGACCTATGAAAAAGCTAAAGGATATACTGATAGAAATATTGATTCTGTTATTGCAGATTATGATTTATATAAAGACTATATAGTATTTGAACCAGAACAAATACATATATTAGGTTCTAAACAAGACATAGAAAGATTTAAAGATTTTGTTAATAAAGGTAGTAATCAAAATAATGAAAATAATACTGATACTAGTACTGATACTGAAGTAAGAAAAATATTAAATACTCCTATAGTAATAGAACAAGAAGTTACTTCTTCAAAAGATAATACTACAGATGACTTAGTAGAAATTAAAGAATCTGAAGTAAAAAAGAAACTACAAGAAATACTAAAAATCTTAGGTATTACTATTGAAAGAGATGCTGATCTACCTAAAGATACTCTAGCTAAAGTAGATATGTTACAAAAGTTAATATCTTTCTCTAAAGGAGAATTAACAGAGGACAATTTTACAGAAGAAGTTATCCACTTAATTATTAATATTATAGAACAAAAAGATCCTACTCTATATGATAAAATGATTTCAGAGATATGGAAATTTGGTATTTACAAAGAAGTTTTAGATAACTATAAAGATGATCCTGAGTATCAAACTAAAGAAGGTAAACCTGATATAGCTAAGCTTAAAAAAGAAGCTGTGGTAAAACTTTTAGTAGCAAAACTAGTAGATAACACTAATATAAATGATACTAAAAATATATTTGGAGCTTTATGGGATAAAGTAAGTGATTTTATTACAAACTTATTTTCTAAAATACCTGCATATCAAAGAGATCTTTTTGAAGAATTTGCTAATGATATAGTTACTAAAGATAATCTTATTAATAAAGAAGATGTAGATAAATTAGGTGATGGTGTTTTTTACTCTAAAAAAATGAGTAAAGCAAATATATTTTCTAGTACTATGGCTAAAACTAAGAAAGCATTTGGAGTAGCCTCTGTAGAAGATTATCATCTTATTATACCTTCTCTAAAAGACTCTAAAGAGATTTTTGATCTTCTAAAGAAAATAAATGAAGAAACTTCTCTTGTAGTAGCTAGAGAAATTAATCCTGAAACAGGTAAAGAAGAGGAAGTTACTTATTATGTTACTGGTACAGGTATGAAAAAAAGAGTTAGTACTGTGCTAAATGAAATAAAAACTAATATAGGTAACTATAAAACTATAGATGAAACAGAGATAACTGCCTTCATTAAAGAAGAAAAAATGAAAAAAGGTACTGAAATTCACTCTACTATAGAAGAAATTATAGGAAGACATATTGATAAAGAAACAGGATTTTTAAAAGTAACTCCTGAAGATAGACCCCAAAATATTGCTATTCCTGAAAAATACTATAATATATTAGAAAAACATCTAAAAGAAAGACTAATATCTTATCCAAAAGATACTAGATTTATGGTAGAAACTAAAATAGTTAATGAAGTATATGGATATGCAGGAACTATAGATTTCTTAGCAATATTACCTACAGGTCAAGTAGATATATTAGATTGGAAATCAATGGATTTATCTTATAATATAGGAGGTAAATCTATGAAAAGAGAAGATGTTCATGCTTTAACTAAACAAGTACATAGACAACAATTAGCTTTATATAAACAAGCATTATTAAGTGTAGGTGTTAAAAACTTTAGACAAACTCGAACTATACCTATTATAGTAGAAAATACTACTAAAAAAATAAATAAAAGTAAATCTTTTGAAGACCCTAAAAACTTAGTCATTAGGTTAACTTCTCTAGAAATAGGAAATGTTGACCCTAACAAAGAAGCTAAATCTTATTTACTACCAATATCTACTTCAAATGAAGAAGTTTTTGATGACATTACAGGTAAACCTATTTCTTTTCTAAATACTTTAATAGAGAAACTAGAGGCTTATAAAGCTCACTCTTTAGAACAAAGAGCACAATCAACTACTTTAGATAGAGATAGACTTCTAGATCAAATTCAAAGAACTGATAAAACAATACAAGAATTAAGAAGTAAAAAAACTACTAATCTACTAATAACTGTATTTGAAGATGAATTATTTAATATAAATGAATTATCTAAAAAAACTTTTTCTTTCTTAAAAGATAATAAAAATTTATCAGATTTAATTCCAGAACAACAACAAGAACTTAGGTTATATTTTGATAAAATGTATGAAAATCATAATTTCTTAAGTTCTTTCTTAAAAGTTTTTCCTACATTAGGAGAATTAGAAACTATTCATAAAGATATGTCTCCTGAATTGGTTAAAAGTATAAATAGTGTAAAAGCTAAAATTACTATAAGTGAAGAAAAATTAACAGTAGCTGTTACTAAAACTATGAATCAAGTAGGTACAATATTAGGAATGGATGATAATGTTTCTGATATAGATGTAAAATCTTCTACAATGATTAATTCTTATAGTTTATATTCTAGACCAGAATTATCTTTACAAATGTTTACTAGATTACAAAAAATGATTAACTATTTAAAAGAGCAAGAAGTACAATCTTTTGATAGTAAAATGGAAAAATTAATGGTTGGTTTACAATCTTGGGTAAAAACCAATAAAACTAACTTAGAAGGTGTTTATTCTAAAGTATATGATAAAGTAAATAGAAGACTAATCTATAAATATAAAAAAGAATATTTTCAAACTCTTTTTGATAAGAAAGAAGAAGCTATTAAAAAACATAGAGATATTATTAAAGGTGTATCTATTCAATTAAGTTCTAAAGAAAGAATAACTCAAATTTCAAAAGAATATAGAGCTTATATAACTCCCTTTATCAAAGAAAATTATGATATTAAAAAATATGTTCAACTTTATGAAGAAGCTTACAAAGCTTATAAAGAAGTAGTAGATAATTATATTTTTGATGCAGATCCTTTTGAAAATGCAGATATACAAGCAAAAAAACTAGAAGAATGGGAATATAGACATAATATTTTTACTAATCCAAAAGCATTACAAACATCTGGTTTTAATAAAAATGAATTATTATTTCAAACAATTAATGAAGATAAATGGATAAGTGATGAATATAGAGAATTATTAAAACCTGAAAATAAAGAAGTTTTTGATTTTTACAATCAATTACAAGATATTTTAACAGATGCTAAAGATTCAGGTATGATAGAATCTTTAAACAATCTTCCAGAAGTTAAAAATGATTCTTTTAAAATATTTACTTACCTAAAAGCTGGTTTATTTAAAAACTATATTTTAAGTAAATTCTATGCTTTTTATGATAGATTTTTAACTAATACTTATTCTTCTCAAAATATATCAGATCCTTTTACTAACAAAGATAAAAAGAAAATTAGAAGTAAATATAACAATACTTTTTTCCTTAAGAGAAAACCTTTAGAATCTCCAGAAGCATATCAAGAAAGATATAACAAAGAAAAAGTATTATATGATATGAGTCTTTCCAAAGATTTATTTTATATATTCTCAGTATTTGGTCATCATGTAATTGAGTATAAAATACTAAAAGAATATGAATCTAGATTTCAATTACTTTCTATAGTAGAAAACAACAAAACAAAAGAGATAAACACAGATAATTCTAAAGGAAATATTACTTTACCTTTAGATGATAGTGGTATGCCTTATTATGATGATAATAAAAAATTAGGTATAACTGAAGGAGATAAAGGTACTCTTAGAGACTTAAATAGACATATTGATTATTATTTATATAATGATAAATTAGCTCCTAAAGGGGCATTAATAAATATTGTTAATTGGTTGTATAGTTTAACTACTCAAGTTAACTTAGGTTTTACTTACACAGCTCCTCTAACCAATTTAGTGGCAGGTTTAACTAACTCTACCTTAACAAATAATACTTATTATAATAGTAGTGATTTTCAAAATAGCATATTACCTGCTATAAAAGATAAAAACACAGCTGTAAATGTAAAAAACTTTACAAAACTGAATAAAATGTTTAATCCTTTTGTAGAAATGTCTGATCAAGTATATACCACTAATAAGTATAAAACTACTGAAAAAAGATATATAAATGTAACAAAAGCTTCTTTATTCCTTTATTCTGCTGGAGATCATATTATACAAAGTAAAATTATAGCTAGTATATACTATGGTACTACTGTAGATGAAAATAATAATATTATCTCTGTAGAAGATTTTATAAACAATAAATACCCAGATAGGTATAATTTACCTAAAGAAGAAAGAATTAAATTAGCTAAAAAGATAGATAAAGAAATAAAAGAGTATAAAAAAACAAATAGTCTTTATAATTTAGTGAGTACTAACTCTTTAAATTTAGATGCTAAAAATAATATCCTCCTAACTTCCATCATAGAAGATACTATAGCTAAAACTCTAGGTAACTACAGTGAACAAGATATTAATACTTTTATGACTAAATGGTGGGCTAAGTTTGTAACTCAACATAAAAAATGGTTAGGAGAGACTATAGCTACAAGGTTAGAACCTTTTAATGTTAACAAAAACACTAATTTATTAGAATGGGGTAGAATGAGATTATCCCTTGATTTATTATTTGCTAGTTATGGAAAACATATACCTTTCCTAGTATTTCATAATATGAGTTCCGTATTACCAGAAATAGTTAGAAAAAGTGTCAATAAAAACAATACTATAACCTTAGAAGATATAGCTAAAGAAAGATATAAAGTAATGCAAGTAGAGTTTTTCAAAAAAACATCTAAAAATCTTAAAGTAACTGAAGCTGAATTTATTAGATTTTATGTTAGACAATATGAAAATTCTTTAAAAGAAGCAAAGTCTCTTTTAACTCTATTTTTACTAGCTAAATTTATATTACCTTTTATAGTAGGAGGAGATGATGATGATAACAAAGAAAAAGATACCTATCGTACTACTTTAGATATAGTAATAGTAGTTCTTACAAGATCCCTTAGAGAGCAATCTTTTGTGTTTAACCCTGAACAATTAAAAATAATGCTTTTACAAGGACCTATTCCAACCATAGGAACTGCCTGGAATTTAATAGATTCTTATATATATGCTCCTCTAAAAGAAACATATTTTACTTTAACAGGAGATGATGAAGCTTTAAAAACAAATAGAGTTATAGATAAACAATTAAATGCTACTCCAGCAAAAGGTATAAATAAAATAGTAAAACAAATATCTCCTAGTTATAGAAAACTATTAGATGCTCGTAGACCAAAAATACAATAAAATAAATTTGGTTATATCAATTTTTATTATTACTTTTACAAATTATTAAACAATTAAAACAAAAAATATATGACACCAACAGATAATCCTGATATTTTAACAAATGACATACAAGATATACCACAAATCTTAAATGAAGCTCCAATAGGATATGTAACTACAGATAAACTAATCACATTACAACCTAGAGAATTTATGGCTTTACAACACTTTCTTCAAATATTTGAAGAACCAGTAGCTATCATAAATGCTATAAAAGATAGAAATATAGAAGAGAAAAATCTATTACTCTATACTGCTTCAGATCTTAACGAAGATAAAACCCTAAAAGAAGAATTCTTCACTAGAAATAATATTCAGAAATAATAACTTTTTTGTTTTAATACTTTTCATGTTTTGCTGTAATTTTAATGTTAATGAAAAAAAAGACCTACTATTAATTTAGTAGGTCTTTTGTTTTTTTGTATTATTTAAATTGAATACTTTCTATTTCATCTAAGTTAAAATAACCTATAACTTCAGGAAATTCTGACATATCTTTTAAATAATATACCATTGTTTTATCAAGTTTAGGTAATTTAAGTTTATCAATATTACCCTTAGTGTACATTATTTCATAATCATTTTGTTTTAATAAATCTTCTTTAAATGTTATTTTTAAAACTATATTTTCTTTCATATCTATACTTTTTTAAATATTAATAATGTATTCTTAAACCAAGGAGCTTCTGAAAGATCTATATTTCTAACTTCCTCTGTTTCTTTTTCCATTAATTTAAAACCCTTTTCTTCTATTAATGGTATAACTTCATGATTGTCAAGACAATTAACATGACCAAATCCTTCTTGCCCTCTTATAGCCCAAGACATAATAAGATAATTATTACAATTATTACATATATTGTCTATATATTTATCCATATATATTTGATTAATATGTTCTCCACATTCAAGACTTATAACTACTCCTTTAGGAGATATAGTAAAAGGTATAGTTAAATCTTGTTGTAAAATATTATCAAATACTTTATGTTTTGGAAGATCAGCTTCAAATCCTGCTAAATTTATAAAACCTTCATTATCTAAATCTCTAAGATAATTCCCCAATCCACATGCCAGATCTCTTATAGGACAATCTAGACCTACATTTTCTTCTAAAAACTCACATATCCATTTACTTAGTTCTTTACAATGTACATGATGAATATGAGCTGTTTCTCCATTCCAATAACCTGTTTCACTTATTTCTTTCATATTATCTTTGTTTTTATATTCCCAAATAAACCCTCTACATGTAAATTTATTTGTTTTATTTCTAATTTTTGTTTTTAATTTTTGTAAATTTTTCTTACAACATTCTGTTATATTTTGTTTTGGTATATTTTCTTCTCTTTGAGCATGAGTTACAGAAGCATATTCTTTTATTAAATTCATATTTAAATCAAGTTTTAAAATAGGTTTACCTGTACCTAAAATAGTTCCTTTTTGCCAGGCACTCATTTTCTTTTTAGTTTCTTCAGTATGTTTTCTGCCTTTTTGAGCTAACCCCATATTTCTTTTATGTTCTTCTGTTATTATTTTATTTTTACCAGAAATGCTCATTTTTAATCGAGATTCTTCTGAAAATTTACCATTAGCACCACATTCTCTTAAATTTAATAAATGAAAACCTTCATTTTTATATTTATTATAATAAAAAAGTTCCCAATAATTTAAATCTTTTTGATCAATATCTAAAGTTAATTCATGAACTAATTCAACTATATGATTTTTAAAACCATATTTTTTTAAAGAATTATATAATTTTGGTTGTCCCTTACAATTATATTTTTTATATCCATTTATTCTTTTATTGTAATTTCTAGATTGTCCAATATATACTCTATTAGAAGGACTAGTTATTTTATAAATTCCACAAATTTTATCCATGAATTAACTTATTATTTAATTATTTTAATAAACCAGCAATCGTTTTCAATTTTGTCTGGATTTTTTTTAAAATATTTTTTAAAAGCATTTTGAACGCCTGTCCAAGCATAATAATCATGTCCAGCTAAAATACCATTATTTTTAATTTTTGGATACCATACTTGAAGATCTAAAAAAACTGAATTTTCTGCATGACTGGCATCTAAAAAACAAACATCTATACTATTATCTTCAAATAATCTAGCAGCTTCCCAAGAATAGTCTTTAATTACTGTAAATTTATCTTCTAAATGTTCAGTATTTTCTTTAAATTCTTCATACATTTTAGAAATGTTTACTTGTTTATAAGCTTCTATTTCTTTTTGATCTGTAGAACCACTATCTCCTAAAAAAGTATCTATTGTAAAAAATTTTATGTCTTTACCTCTATTAACCATTTCAGTTACTATAAAAGAAGTACTTTTTCCTTTATAAGCTCCTAATTCTACAAATATTCCTCCTTCTGGAGTATTTTCTAATAATTCTAAGTATTGGTCTTCCATATTAAACCAACCTTCTATTTCTTTATAGTTATGTTTTATCATATTAATTTTGCTTGTTTAAGGTGATTTTGATAATCTCTTTTGATATTTTCTTCTTCAGATTTGTAATGATAACCCCAATTTTGCTTTAAATTTTCTTCTGAAAGTCTACTAGCATAAGATTTATATTTTTCTACCAACAAATCTTCATTCATAAACTTCATATGTAATAGTTTAGGTCTTTTAGAAGTATATATAACATCCCCTATAGGATTACAAGAATGACAACCTGGAGTATAGTTTATCTCCTTAATGTATAATTTATTAAAACATAATATTTTATCATATTGTACAGCTTCTATTCCATGTTTAATAGTTAATATATCTTCAACATTATTTACATTACACATATTATAACCTTTAGATTTAAATAATGTTTGATCTGTATTTAAATCTTCTGGTTTAATGTCTAATAGTTCATCTACATCACACACTAATACCCAATCTGTTGTAGCATTTTTCCAACAATTATTCTTTATTTCTAAGTATTTACTGTCTGAAAGTTGATTATTAGTATCATAAAGTATCACTTCACAATTATTATCTTTAGCTATTTGTACTGTGTTATCTGTTGACATATTATCATAGACAACTATTTTACAATCAGGAAATCTATCTCTATACCATTTTATAAAGAAAGGTAACATATATTCCTCGTTATATGTGATAACAAAAATTTGTATATTATTCATATTTTATATATTTAATAGTTTACAAACAGTTTTAAAATCATTTATACATCTACACTTACCTTGAAATATTAATACATCTTCTCCATTATCTTTTAAATAAATAAGTAACCATTTATCTTCTAAATTATAATGTAATGTCACTTTATAAACAGTATAAGAAGTTCTTTCAAATTCTCCTTCTTTATAAAACCATAAATCTATAGATTTACCATTATATACCCAACCTTCTTTTTCAATATCTTCTTTTGTTAGAAAAGGTACTCTTATATTATTATCCATAAGTTGTCTATTGAAAAGATAATTTTCTTCTGAAGTAAAATCATCAAAAGTCTCTTTAAGCCAATTACTAGATGTTAATTTAAAATCTGGAGGACTGTATGTATTATAAAGTTTTTCATATTCAAAACCTTCTTTAAAATCTTCTCTATCAGGTACATAGTATTTTTCTTCTGTATTCATATTTTATTATATTTCTAAATTAATAATTTCATCATAATTACCACATTGTTCACAGACTTCTGTAGATTCATATTCTCCATATGCTTGTAATAATGTTTTATAAAGTTCAAATGAACCATGTTTTAATAGTAATTTATTAAATAATTTTTCAGTTTCTTGTAGTAATAATGAGTTATCTTGAGAAGAATCTAAATGATTTAACTTCTTATTGTTTATTGATATTGAACTCCCTAAACAATAACTAGAGTAATTATATTTTTTTTTATTCATATTTTTAGTTTTATTTATTAAATCATCTACTTTTGACATAAGTAAATTTTGCTCTAATTGTAAATTTGTTATTCGATCTATTAATCTTTTACCAAAACCCCAGGGGCAATTTTTACAAGAATTTTTGCAACATTTACCTCTTTCCAACAAAAATTCCCTACTTAATGGTTTAGACATTTTTTACTTTTAATTTTTTAGTTTCTATAAATTGAAGAATTAATCTTTCTAATACAAAAGTAATCATATTGTAATAATCTAAGCCTGTATGTAGTTTTAAATCTTCTTTAGATAATCCTCCTATATAATTAGCATCTTTGTTGGCTAAAGTCCAATATTCCCCTTCTAAACAAGCTAAAGCAGGTTTAATCCATTCTTCTACATATTCTTTGTAAATAGAAGTTTTTAGAATGAAAAAATTAGAGTAAACTATATTTTTAGGATTAGGGTTATAAATAACTCCTAATTTTAAACATATTAATTTTAATAAGTTTTCAAGTCCAGGATGTTGTTTTTCACTAAACTCCATATATTCTTTACCACTTAACCATTTTCTAGGAGATAAATTAATCATATCTACATTGCCTTCTTTTAAAGAAGGTTTAATCATATTATAAAGTAAATTCTTAGCTAAACCTGTTTTCTGAAGAAATCTCCAACTTAATACTCCTACATATTCTTTTTCTACTTTAGGTACTATATTCATCAAGGGATTATACTCAAACCTCCAAGAAGTCTCTTTATTTTGATTTAAATAACTTTGATATTCAGTATTTTGATCTTCCCTATATTTAATAGAATACATATCTAAAGTTTCTAAATCAGATACTAGTTTTTTATTCATACTAGCTTCTACCAATAATCTTAAGTTTTCTATTCTACCTTCAAAATTAGATAAGTTTCTGTTAACTTCTCCTAATCTTTTACCTATTTCTACATAGTTATCATCTTGTATTAGGTATCTAATAGTTTCTATCCAAGATTTATCAGTTTTAGCTACTATAACACCATTAAATTCTTTATCAGCATACATTAGGTTACTTATCATAGGAATGTTCCATAAAGAGCACTCAAGAGCCTTTAAAGCCGATTTTTTCCTATTAAATTCTACATCACTTAAAGGAGCTAACACAATATTAATTCCTTTATAAGCTTCCATATAATTCTCTAAAGGTAAAGAATTTCTTAATTCTACTTCAAATCCATTTTGACTAAAGATAGCTACAATTTTATCCCAATTTTTATCTTTTTCTACATATCCAGCTATAACAAATTTACATTTTTCTTTTATCTCTTTATTTAAAGTAATCCTTTTAATAACATTAGCAATACTTTGATAATCAGGAAGATGTGATACAGAACCTATTACTCCTATGACTATCTTTTCTCCTTCTTTAATATTATCTCTTACAGTAAATTGTCCTTCTCCTATAGGTAAATCATTGTTGGATATAGAAATATTGTTACTATAAGGAATAACACTAACTCCTAAAGTACCAGTAGCACAAATAGTAACATCACTTAAACTAGAAAGAATAGGTACATTATCATAACTTCTACCTACTATAGGAACCATTATGCTCTTTTTAGGTAATTCCCAATAATCATCTACATCTTCTATAAAGATAATACCTTTACTTTGTAAAAGTCCTATAATAGTATTAGGAATATTACAAGAAAAATTATTCCAAATAATATTATACTTTTCTAATATTTCTAAAGGAGGATTAAAAGTATCTATAAAATCTACATTTATCTCTTTATCTTCTTCTTCTACTTTGATTACTTTACCTTCTAAGGCTGTTAAAGGAAGATATAATCTATGATACTTAGAAGCACTTAGATTATTATCTCCCATTATAGCTAATATTTTTATTTTATTCATTATCTTTTTTTAATTTTAATAATTCTTCTCTTATTTCTATCCAATAATCATAAACATGAGTTATTCCAGTAGATCTTAATATATATCTAACACACAATAAAGCTAAACCTATATTACCAAAATCTCTTACTAATTCTTCTGCTTGTTTCTTAGGTGTTAACATTTTTTGTATTTACTATTTTAGTTAATTGATTAGGTAGAATAATAATTAATTCTCCTTTATTATTTTGTACTAAATAATGAGTAGTACCTTCTATTTCTATTTTATCTACTATTTTAGCTTCCATTTCTTTACCTGCTAAAGTATTTTTACTACCTTTTACAAAGTTTTTATATTTAATTTGACTTGTTACCATATATTATTTATTTACAAATATAATACTTTTTCTTTTAATTCCAAGTATTTCTTATACATTTTAGGGCATTTTGTATGATCTTGCTCCCATTGACTGTGTGTATCTGGAGTAACTAATTCTATATTCCATTCTTCTAAAGCATATTGTGGGTATGTACTTTTAGGTAAATAATGTGAATATATACAACTGTTAAATTTATAATTATCTTCATACATTTTAAAACTTGTTTCAAAACATCTTACAAAATAACCTTTATCATCTTTTTCTTTCAGTTTATCAAATAAAGTTAAAAACCAAGAATGTAACTCTTTAGTTTTTAAAGCTTTATCTTTATTCTTTTCTGTTTGTTTAGTAGATACTTTTTTAATAGGTTTACTATCTTCTTTAGAAGCACATGATTTGCACCTATTTTTAGAAAAAATAAATTGTTCAGTATTACAAGATAAACAGGTCTTTTTTTTCCTAATCATTAAATTCAGGAAAATTAAACTTTTCACTAATAGATAACATAATAGCCCTTAATATTTCTTCTTTTATTTTATCTTCAGAAGGATCATCATCATGTTTAAAAGCTTTCAAGAAACCCCAATTAATACCACTTTCTACACATTCCTCTAAAATAGTATATACTTTTACTTCTAATTGATTTTTTTTAGCCATATTTATTATATTTTTCATTATAAAATTGTAAAGCTTTATCAAAAGCTATTTCCATTTTGTTATATCTTTGTTGAGCAACTAATCCTCCTAATTGTCCATGTTGTTTAAGAGCAAAAGAAGGGGATTGAATATCCCCTATCTTCTGACCTTTTCTTTCATAAATATAACTCTCTATAAGATTTAAACATTCTTTTTCATCATAAGTATATTGATTAAATATTTCTCCTGAAGAAGTTTTCTTTACTTGTTTAAAATCTTTAGATAAAAGATCTCTTATTTCTTTTTCTGTTAATATCACTATATTTATTTATTTAATTTAAATACCACAAGTTCCCCCTTTAGTCAGGTCACAGACATCAAAGAATTCTTCTTTAAATTCTTGCCCTTCTTGAGAAATAGCTTCTTTATAATCTACAATAGTTAAAGGTTGACCACCTCTACTTCCATCAGGATAACAAGTAAAACCTCTTAATCTAATTGCATATTTAGCTAGTACATGAGCAAAATCATCTACTTTAGTATCATTATTTAATGAAGTACCCCATTTAGGGAGATTAATTGTAGATGAAATTGCCATATCTACATAATCTTGAATATCAGCTTGAAATTTAATTCTTCTTTCATAATCATTAGCTAGACTTAAAGCTGTTTCTATTTTATAAGGATCTATTCCATATTCTTTAATTAAAAGTTTAGCTGTACCATCTATTACATATTGATAATGCCATTCTTTTTGTCCTTTTAAATATCTTCTTTTATAAGCTACAGCAAATAAAGGTTCAATACCTGTAGTAGTTCCTGCCATAATACCTATAGTCCCAGTAGGAGCAATAGCTCTATAAGCAACAGGTTTATTTATATTTAATTTAATAGCTAATTCATTAGCTCCAACTTCTGATTGTTCTTTATAAACAGTTAACCAACTATGTAATTCTGGAGTTACTTCATATCCACTATTTCTTTGTAGTAACCATTCATGTACACCCATTAATCCCATACCTAATCTTCTATTTTTTTCTCTAACATCTATTACTTTTTGATAAGGTAATTCTGCTACCATAGTACCACAAAGTAAAAATTTACCTACTAAATAACAAACTCTTTCAAATCTTTCTTTAGTAGTTATTCTAGACATATTAATACTAGCTAAATTACAAACATCACTATCATCTTCACTTGTTACTTCACAACATGCATTTCTGAGGGTCTCTAATACTTTTTCAAAAAAATTAAAACTCATTCCAGGTTCCCCTGTTTTTAAAGCTTGTCTACAATTTTCTAAAAAAGTAATAGGAATTTTAATAATAGGTAAATTAAAAATAGCATTTTTACCTCCTTCTTTATAAATTTGTAATAATTCTTCAAAAGTTTTATCATATATTTCTTCTAAGAATTTATTATCATAATTTAAAGATATGTTAGTCATATCTAAAGGAGCAGGATAATTAAAATCTTTTTCTTTTAAGTCTCCTACAGATAATTGATTTCCATTTTCATCAAAAGCTCCTGCTACAGGAATAGATTTCCAATCTTTACAATGTAAAAATTCCCCAGCATCACTATGTTTCCAGTTTAAAGAAGCATATATAGCACTTCTTCTACTACCCCCTTGCATTACTTCTCTTCCTATTTCATTAATCATTTTCATTTTAGAAATAGGACCTGAAGCTTTACCTCCTGTTCTTTTAATAGGTGTATTTTTACTTCTATAAATAGAATAATCATTACCTATACCTCCTCCAGTCATTAAACAGCTTTCAGCTCTCCAAGATAAATCAGCCCAATCTTCTCTAGAATCTTCTAAACTTTTTAATAGATAACAATTATTAAAAAATTTATTAATTCTTCCTGCATAATATAAGTATCTACCTCCAGCAATAAATTCCATATTGCTATGCATTTCTATAAGTTCTTCTTTTTCTTCTTTAGATAAATATTCTCTACAAACATCTTCTATTAAAGTTCTACTTAATTCTTCCCAAGTTTCAGCATTTTCATGCTTATACTTAAAATTGAATATACTTTCACTAAAATCTGTCCTAAATACTTTTTTTACCATACCTTAATTTATTTATTTCTTTGTTATATAATATTTCTAATTTTTTTAAATTTTGATTTGTAATTATTACTTTTTTAGGTAATAATTGTTTTATGTAACTAAGCACCACTGCTACCATACCCTCCTGTGTTTCTTTCAGTTACAGATAATTCTTCTACTTCTTCAAATTCTATTTGAGGATAAGGAAGTATAATTCCTTGACCTACTCTATCCCCTATTTTATAAGTTTCAAATTTTACCATTTCTAAAAAAGATTCTTGGGAATTATCATTCCATTTATAAGGTTTATATTTAAACATTACTTCTCCTCTATATCCAGAATCAACTATTCCACAATGATTAGTGAGCATTAAATTTGTTTTAGAATTAGAGCTTCTTGGTACAAGCATCATAAAAAACCCAGCAGGTATTTCAAAAGATAATCCTGTTCTATAAACTATATTTCCATTATTATCATAACTAATTTCTATAGCAGTTAAATCCATTCCAGCATCTCCAGGTTTAGCATATTTAGGTATTACTGCATCTTTGTGTAGTTTCTTTATTTTTACTTTCATATTCTATTTTAAATTAATTATTAATCCATTATTTATTAAACCTTTACTAAATTTACCATCTTCTACCATAGAACAATTTATAAAAGTAGTTTTACAACCTTGAATAGTTCTAGTACCTTGATTATAACAATTATTATTGTTGTGAATATGACCAAAGCAATGATATTTAGGTTGTACTTTTAATATTTTCTTAAAAAGAGCTTTATCTCCACAATTTTCTAATTGACCATCTCTGTTTTCTGATAAATCTAAAATACCATAAGGAGGTCCATGAGTTATAAGAATATCTATATTTTCTTCTAATTCTTCCCAATATCTAAATAATTTAGCTCTATCTTTCATATGATGCCAATTTCCAAATGTAGGAGTATAAGGAGAACCAAATATCTTTAAACCTTCTAATTTATAATATTCATGTTCTAAATAGATAATACCTAAACTTTTTACTTTATCAATATTATATTTTTTCATACTCCATGAATCATGATTGCCTGGTATTAAAATTTTATGTTCTACATTTATAGTAGAATACCAACTAATAAAATCATCAAATTCTGGTTGATTATGATAAATATCATAATAATTAGTACTATCTCCACAATGTATAATACAATCTACATTATCTTGTATAAATACTTGATTGTGAAATCCATGTGTATCACTTATAACTTGTATTTTTTCCATTTTTTAATCCATTTCATGTACATTTAATAAATTACTTATTTTATTATCTTTTACATAATGTTTAGGTCTATCATCATTGTTTTTAGCATTTATTAGTTCTATGAGCATAATAATACAACATCCTGCATGAATTAAATGATTTTCTCCTGTTTCAGGATCTAATTCTTCTCCTTTATACCAGGAATTTAAATGTCTTAAACAAGAACCATAAACTCTACTTAATTTTAACCCATCTCCTTTAAGATAATTCCAATCTTCATATTTATTAGCTCCAAAAGTAAATACTTTAGCAATCTTTTCTAAACTATAAGGAGGTAACAATTCCATTTTAACTTTATCTTTGTCATGTTTTACAGCTTCTACAACAGGGTCTGTTTTAATTCTTTCTGCTGTATGTGTAGTTATCCAATTTGCTGTTGGAATTGCTGTTGGAAAGTAAGCATTACTCATTTTAATACCAGGTCTAGCATCCCAAACTACTTGTTCAGGAGCTTTATAATATTCATTAATAGCTTCTTGAGTATCTCTATCATGATTAGCACAAAAACTAACCTGACTAGTAGCTATTTTGTTTTTTTCATATTCTTCTAAAGCTTTTTTAACTTCTTGTTCAGAATATAGTTGTGTCTTATTATTAATGTTTAGTATTAAGTTTTCTTTGTTATCTACTTGCATTTTCTTGTTCTTTTATAAGTTGTTCATAATCAAATATATAATCTTTTTCATCAGGAGAACTATCTAATTCTCTATCATCTAGTTCTCCTATATCTGCTCCTATTTTATTTTCTAAAGCATATTGATAATCCTTGTCTTTTAGGATAATCTTATATTGTGATAAATAGTTAACTTTTCCTCCACTAACTTCTTTAAAAAAATCAGCATATCCTTTACCAAATTTAGAATATTTACCCTCTAAAAATAAAGGTATTATATATTTATATTTTTCAGATATTTTAAAAAGAACCCCATAAGTATTAATATCTATTTCATAATGTAAAAGATAATTAGGTACATCTTTTTCTAACTCTTTAATAAAGTTAAAGAAATTATCTTTGAAAGAGTTAGGAATAGAAAATATTAAAGTTAAAGTATCAGATACTTTATGATCATATCCAACATCTATAAGATAAGCATTAACAAATCCTAATTCTTTCAATAACTTAAAAGTAACCCCTTTAGAATTAATATCTAAGGTATTTATCAAGTATTTAGTAGCCAGATTATATCTAAGACTATGTAAATTTACTTTTTTTCTTTCTTCTATCATATATTTTCTAATCTTCTTTTTCTAATCCCTGTTCTCTAGATTCTTTTAATAATTCTATATCATTAACATCTTCTTTATCTAAAAAAGTTCCTATATCTCTAAACTTTTGATTAACATAGTTGCATAATCTTCTAAATTCATTATCATTATAACTTATATTTTTAAAGTAACCAAAATTAAACATATTTTTAGAACCATTTAAATTTATTAAGTCATTAAAGTACTTTTTCCTCACTAATTTGTCCATTTTCTTCTGTTGTTATTGGGTTATTTAATCTATCTAACACTTTATCTACTATTTCTTTTTTAATGTCAGGATTTTCATCTAAATAGGCATAATATTCATCCATAGCATCTTTATCACTTAATTCAAATATTTCCCCATTATAAGTAACTTTTTTACCATGTTTTTTAATAATTTCAAAATCTTTAGCTAAATAAAATATTTCACTTTCTTTATCAAAACCTTTACCCCAAATAATAGTAGTTTCTGCTTCTTTCATAGGAGGAGCTAATTTATTTTTAATGATTTTAAAGTGCATAGTATTAGTTTGATTTTCAGCTTTTATTTCTTTTCTTCTAATCATAATTCTAACATGAGCATAAAATTTTAATGCGTTACCTCCTGATGTAGTTTCTGGACTTCCAAATAATATCCCTATCTTCTCTCTAATTTGATTAATAAATACTACACAACAATTAGAGTTTCTAACTTTATCATTAACCATTCTCATTCTATCAGAATTAATTCTAGCTTCTTTACCCATAGCACCTCCAGGATTATCTAAACTTGCTTGAGGTTGAAAAGAAGTTAAAGAATCTACTACAATTAAACCAAAAAGTCTAGAGTCTAGTGCTTTTTCTATTAAACTATAACAATCTTCTAAAGAATTAGGATAGGCTAATTGTAGTTTATCTAAATTTACTCCTAATCTTTCAGCATAAAATTTATCAAAACTATTTTCTTTATCTATTAAAAGACAATTATCTCCATATGTTTTTTGATCATTTGCTATAGCATCACAAGATAGAGTACTTTTTCCTGCACTTTCCCAACCAATAATTTCTATAATTTTATTTTTAGCAAATCCTCCTTTACCCAAAGCATTACATAATGTTAAACTGGTTAAAGGAATAATATCTCCAGGAGGAATTTCTTCATTTGCTGTTATAATACTTCCTTTCCCAAATAATTTTTCAATTTCTGATTGAAAACCATCAATATTTTGTTCTTTTTTTACTTCTTTTGCCATATTTTTTTATTTAATTTATTCTTTTATAAATTCTACACTATCCTTCAACTTTTCTTCTAATAACCTTAAGTTTTTACTTTCTATAGCATCTTTTATATCTTTCCAAAGATTAGATATTTCTTCTAAAAGGATATCATGTTTATCTTTCCACTTTATTAACTCTAAGTTTCCTACTTCTAGATTTTGATTCATATTTAATTAATATTCTTATAAGATTTAATAATTTCTGTTAATTTTTCAGCCATTTCTTTAGAAACAATACTAACTTCATAACTATACATAATGCAATGGTAACTATCTTGAGCTTGTTTATCTTCAGGAAAAGCAAATAAACTTCTAAAATGTTTATCTATATTTACAAAAACAGAATCTTCTATAAAAGATTCTACAGGATTTTCATAAAACATAACACCTTCTTTACCAATTAATTGCTCATATAATTTATTAGTAGTTATAAATTTAGTGAGTTTTCCTTCTTCAGGTTCTCCATGTCCATTAAAATGAGTTTGTTGTTCTAAAACTAAATAATAATTAATTTTTTCTTCCATATTTTTCTTTTAATTAAGTTTCAAATATAAGACTTAAACCTTATAATTCCAAATTATAAGGTTCTTATCTAATATTATTTTATATATTTAAAGGTAAATTTGCATAAAGTTCTGTACCACAATACTTTCCATAAGATTTAAAAGAAAATCCACTTCTATCTATACCAGTAATAGTACAATCTACTCTAAGTTCATTTTCACAACTATCTAGTATAACACAATTTTCTTGTATTTCTTCAAATTCTTTATCTGTTAATTCTATATAAGACCAACCTTCTTCATTATTTTCTAAAAAATCATTTATGATAGGGTAATATTCATTACTAGAGTCAAAGAATTCAAACATAATTACTCCATGCTCAGAATATTCTCCTTTTAATCCATTATTTTCTAGTATAGGTATAATTCTTTCTTTAAAGTCTATACATTGTTTTGCATTTATTATAATAAAGTCACTTACAAAGTAATCATCATTATTATTTGCTGTAGCTATAATCCAATCTGTAGGTTTTTTACTTAATTTCATATTTTATTTACTTTTATTATAATTATCAATATTTTTATTCATTAATCTTAAATCAACTTCATTCAGCTCATATACTTCTTTTGTCATATATTTATATTTTTCATTAATTTTATCACATATTTTCATTTGTTTATCCATATAATCATAAAATTCATAAGAAATTAAGGCTATATTATCTTGATTCATTGTTTTAAATGACTTAATAATATTATAATCTAGTAAAGCTTTTTCATGTTCTAATTTATTAATTAGCTCCATGTGATGTGCAATTATTACATCTATTTGCTCTTGTTTTTCCATATTTTATTTATTTTCAACATTTTCTAATTCTTTAAAATTCCATAATTTAACTAATTTATAAGATAATTCCATCTTTTCTTTAGCTAAATCAACATTTCCTTTCCAAGCTTTTAAAAACCCATTATATACAGCTTCTTTATATTCTTCTTCAGTCATATCTATATCTAATACTTTTTCTGCATATTTTTTACCTATTTTTGGGCTTAGATTTTCAAAATCTGTACTATCTCCTATCAATACTTGGGTCCAAAAGTTATAATTAGCTGTTTTTTCATCAATATATTGATAAAAATCTTTAGAATAGTTGTAATGGTATCCAGAAATAGTTAATAAATCTTTGTCTATTCCACAAATTAAAGCATTATCTCCTAAAGTATCTACTAATGTTTTAATTGCATCATCAGCTTCTCCTATAGGAGCTATAAAAGCATTATGTTTTTCTATAAGAATATTGTGCAAATAGTTAACTATTTCTGGAGTTTCTGGTCTATGAGTTTTATAAGAACTTAACCATTGTTTTCTAGGATTATTATTACCTTTTACACATAAATAAATGGTTTTTATAGTAAAATATTCTTCTATTTTGTTAAAAATTCCTAATAATTTCTCATTTAAAATACCTTCAGCTATATCAAAACCCCCATTTTTTTTAGTATAATATTCTGTAGGATTACCAAATTCATCATTTTTAGGCTGATAACTACAAATAAAAGGTAAGCTATCAGCATCAAATACAACTACTTTTTCCTCTTTCACATTAAAATCACTTATAATACTATTAATATTATTGTCATGTGGAATAGGTTCTATATAATCATTATTACTTTTTGTTACTAAATTCATTTTTATTTTATTTAATTTGTATTACTTTGTATTGAATAGGAGCTTCATATAGTCCAAAACTAATAAATTGTAATAATTGTTTATACCATTTTTTATGAGGTATTTCTAGTATTAGTAATTTATGAGTATTGTATATACCTGTTTCACTTTTTTGAAACCAATCTTCAGTAAATCTAATTTTAAAAGTTTCACTATTTGTTCCTGGTAAATCTTTGTTATTTATCATTATTTGTTATTAATTGTTTAGTTATAGCATCAAATTGTAAACCATGATTAGGACAAGTTATTACTCCATTAATATCAGGTTCTAAAGTTAAGTTTTGACCTCTGTGAGGACATTTACCTTTTATTATACATTTATGTTTTAGTTTAGAGTTTTTTATATAACTTACAGGAGTGGTAAATTCATTAGATTTTTTTATACATTTCATCATCATATAGACTATTTTAGTATTTTTAGTATGTTCTAATCTAATATTACTATCTTCAAATAAATAATGTTTACTTTTTTCTCCAAATTCAAATCTATAATCTACATGATAATGTAAGTAATTTTGTCCATTTTCTCTATCACTATGAGGTTTTTCTGAAGTAACAGGTAAATAATAAATATATTCAAATTTTTTATATGTAGGATAACCTATATTTAACTCATATAACTTTACTTGCTCTAATCTATTATAAACTTCTTTATATTCTATACAAGGGATTTTATAATAATTACCTATTGTATATTTATCTTTCATTATTTTATATTTTCTTCTATATTATAAGCATTTAAAATAGAATCTTTACTTACTGTAATAGTTACATAACCATCATCATAATTATTAGTAAAACCAGGTGTTTCATTTGTATCATTTTCTGAAACTCTCATTTCACTATTTAAAAATGCTTGTTCTAATGCTTTTTCAACATGTAAAGTAGCAAATTTTTTTAATGCTTCTTTAAAATCTTCTTTATCTATTAAATAAGCGTAATGTCCTTCTGTTAAAGCAACATGTTCTTTATAATAGTTAAATAATTGATCTGTTGTTTGTATCATAATAGTTTTTATGTTTTTATTTTAAAAAATATACCTAATATTACACCAAGGTATGATATTATTATGTAATTCTTTAAATTCATTAATTAATTGATTTTTAAACTCCCATTGATACCTAATATTTTCTCCTCCATATTGAGATATTTTAGTTTCTTGTATTTCTGGTTTCCAAAGTAGGTTTTCTATTTCTATAGCATTTTGTTCTAAATTAATATTATGTAAGTTTTGATTATGAGTTAAAAATATAACTTCACAAGCTACTTTATCTTTATATAATACTTTCTGATCTATTAGTTTAAATAATTCTTCATAATCTTTTTTCCAAGTATTAGTATATACAATAGGACTAAAATTAATATGTACATCCCAACCATGCTCTATAAATTTATTAATAGCTTCAATCCTTTTCTCTATTTTAAAAGTTTTAGGTTCTAAAATATCAGACATATGTTGAGGCATTAAACTATATCTAATTCTTAGTTTTTCATTACCATAAGGTAGTAATTGATTATTAACAAATTTAGTAGCAAAAGTAGCTTTAATATTAGGAGTTTCTGTAAAAAACTTTAATACTTTATCCCAATTATAATCTTTCCAATGATAATTAAGATCTACATCACATCCCACATCAAAAGTCCAATACTTTAAATCTGTTTGATTAGGGATTTTAGTACCTAATTTTAAAGAATGTTGTCTTATTGATTCTAATATTTCATCTACATTAGTATTAATATAAATATATTTTCTTCCAAATCTTCTAGTATAACAATAACTATTAGAACATCCAGCATTGCATCCCATAATAAAATTGGGGGTTACCCAGTCAGATGACCTACCATTCTCTTTAATATTAAGAGTTTTAGTCTTTTGATATTTAAGTTCTAATTGCATTATAGTTTTAATTCTTTTAAAGGTGTTAATTTTCTTTGTGTAAAGTAAGTATTATCTATAATAGATTTATAAGTTTCTTCAGTAGTATCTTGAACTTTAGGCATTTCTTTGAAGATTCCCACTACTGGATTAAAGGCAAGTCCAATTCTGACATCATCTGAGCCATAACTATTCTTTAATATTTTAATACTTCTATACATTTTATTACCATAAGAGTTTCTTAATTTTTCTAAATTATAACCAATAGGGTCAGGTATTTTATATCTCATTGGATCAAATAAAGCTATACATACCTCACTATCTTCTTGTGTTGATGCAGAATCTTTAAAGTCCTCTAACATAGGTTCTACATCTCCATTTTTTAATCTTATAGGGTTAGATATATCTCTGTTAAATTGAGATATTTTTACTATAGTATAACCATAAACATCTCTAAATTTTCTAGCATCTTCTGAAGATTGATCTATAATTTCTTTTTTAGAGGATAATCTAACTTTATCTCCATTAGGATAACTTCTGGTTTCTTTCTTTTGTAAACCAATATGGTCATAAATTACTATAACATGCTCATTAGGGTCATTAGGGATATATTTATAATTATGTTCATCTATTTTTACTTTTTTACCATTAGCTTCAGCATAAGCATCTATAGTTTTTTTAATACCCATAGGATTTTGAGGATTTTCTATAATAGTAACTACATTATTTAACATAGTATTTATATAATCTTTGTAAGATTTTACTATTTCTAGTTCTTCAGCAGTTAATTTATTTTCTTTAGAAACCCAACCTAAAATCTTATTTACAGATATAATTTGACCTGTATCAGTAAATATTTTTCTACTTATCCATTTAGCTATTTTGTAGTTTTTTCTTCTTTCCATAGAAAAATAGAAGATTTTTAACTTCAATCCTTTAGTATTTTTAGGAGATAAAACAAACTCATAAGGATTTAATACAAAAGCATCATCTAAAAATGTAGTTTTTCCTGAACCTGTAAAACCTCCTATTAGGTAATAAGTAGCTTTTCTTAACCCTATATGATAATTTAATCTATCAAAACCCATTGAAATAAGTTCTTTATTTAATCCTTCTGTTATTTCTTTCTCTAAATCATCAAAATAATCTATCATTATATATCAAATGTGTTTATTGGTGTACTTGTATTGTGATTAGCTTGAATAGTTGTATTTTCTTTTCCATCATAATTCTCATAATCATCTACTAACATACTCTTACTATCTTTACTTATATAGTATCCTAAGAGAGGAATATATTTAAAATTAGCTTTTACAGCTTTTCTTATGTGATTTAAGAGTATAGTTTCTATTTTATTGTAGTCTTTTAGTTTATATTTTAGAACTACTTTTTTAAGTTTATCTGTGAAATCTTTTAAATTTGGAAAAAAAGAATATTTACCATCTACTCTATATTGTCTTTCTCCTGTAAGTTTAAACAATTCATCTTGAAGTTTTTTATGTAAAAGAGGATAATTAATACCTTTTGTATCATTTTTACCTTCTATTTCCTTTAAAATTTCATAACCTTTAGTAGTTAATTCTTCAGTATTTGTTAGAAAACCTTCAGTTTTCATACCTACTATAATATCTAAATATTCTTCTCTAAAGTTAAAAAGAGCATTATCTTCTACTAATTTTAATAGAAGATAATACCTTACAGATAAACCTAGTTCTTTTATTTTTAATAAAGTTTCTAAGTTGTACATAGTTTTGTTTTTTTTTAATTATAATTATTAAAAAACCCTCTTATACTTTTTAAATTATATAAGAGGGTCTAAGACTTAATATAATTTATTTACTAATAATCATCACTTGTACTACTAGCTACAACTGCTCCAGAAGCTAAAAAGTTTTTTGAAGAGTCATAAATATCTATTTCCTGTGGTAAGAAATAGCTACTTTTTCTAAATCCATTTATTTCATCCATAGTGTCTATTAAAAATGTTTCTACTGGAGTAATTTTTCTAGATTTAGCTTCTTTAACTTGTACTAAAGAAGCTAATTTAGTAGGGTCTAGATTATAAGCTTTTACATTTTTAAACATATATCCAGGTAAAAATGCTCTGTTATAAACAGTTTGTACAGGAGTTCCATCATCTTTCAACTTAACTCCATAAGAACATACTACAGTTTTTTCATTTCCACTAACATCAAATCTGATGTCCATTAGAGTCTTTCTTAGTGATTTAAAGTTTCCTTTTAGCATAGTAGGTATATCTAATAAAAGATTTAAATCTTGACTATATATATCTAAATTAAACATATTAATCATAAAGCTATATACAGCAACTTCTCCTTCTAAAGCTTTTCTAAATACTTTATCTCCTAAATTATCTACTTTTTCTGGTTTAGCTCCAGCATTATATTTTTCTGTAACACTACCATCTACATTTTTCCAACTTAATACTTTACTAAAAGATTTAAAATTATCCCATAATTCATCTTCTGTTATAGCCCATTGATTAGCTCCCAATTGATTAACCCATTCTGGTTTACCTTCTTTAGATACTCTTTCTTTGTCTGTTACTTGAAAACTCAATTGATCTATTTGTTCTGTTCTTGTATTTCTAACATAAAAAGCTAATCTGAAGTATTTATCTCCTTCTGTAGTTTCTCCTGTATATTCAGGATCTTTAAATTTAGCAATAGTTTCTTCATTATCTATGCCTAATAATGTCATAAGTTCTTCTTTTGTAGGATTAATTCCTACTAATGTAGATTCTCCATACCCTACATATAATTTCTTTTCTGTGTTTGTCTGTTCTCTTTGTGGTAAATTCATACTTTTTTAATTTAATTTTTTTTTGTTTAATAATGTGTAAATATAATATAATATAGTGAATATAAAAATTTTATTTTGTTAAATTTATAATTTTATCTAATAAATCAGATTTATTAAATAATCTATAACCATCCCCTAATATCTCTTTTATCTTACTAACTATTTTAATAGCTATTTGACCTTCAGTTATTTCTTTTTCTACTTTTTTATACTCTTCTTTAGTAATAGATTCTGTCAATTCTTTAGTTATAGTTTCTTTTTGAATTTCTAATTGAGATTGTAATTTTTGTCTTTCTTTTAACAAACTTTCATTATATTTAAATAAATCAGCATTATCAGACATTAATTTTTGATTAGATTCTAATAGTTTAGTATGTTCTAATAGAGTTTTTTCTGCTTTGTCTAATTTGTTTTGAATTTCTTTATTCAATTCCTTCCTAAGATTTTCTCTAATTTCAACTTTAATTTCATCTAAACCATGTAAAGTTATTTCTTCTGTAGTAGGAGTAAAATATTCATTTTTAACAAAAAAAGTCTCTATTAAATCTTGATAATGTACTCTACTTCTTAAAAAATGTGTATTATCTTTCACATTTAAACCTAAAAAAGTACATAATTTTTGATAAGCACTATATTCATCACAATGATTATATAAAACTTCTCTTTTTTCAGTTTTTGTAATTTTAACTACTTTCATTTTAGCATCTTCTAATGCTTTTATTTTTTCTTCTTGTAGTTTTTCAATATCTTTCTGTAACAATCTTTCATTTTCTAAAGACTTCTCTAACAATGTCTTATTTTCTCTCATTATATCATATTCTGATATATCCATTTCTATTTTTGCCATAATTATATTTGTTTGTTTTTATCTATTTAGCTAAATACCAGTTTTTACCAACATTTGCATCTGCTTTTATGGTTAATATAGGGTTTTTAATAAATTTATTACCCTCTGTAACCATAATTTCTCCTAATTTTTGTTTATATAATTCTGTTAAATTATCTTCTACTTCCATAACTATTTCATCATGAACTACTAATACTATTTTAGCTTTACCTATATGATTATTTTTTTTAATAAAATTAAATAAAGCTATAGTAGCTTGTTTGGTTTGATGAGCAGAAGTAGCTTGTACAGGATTATTTAAACATAATCTCATATATTGAGATTTTAGTTTAAAAAATTTAGATATTTTACTTTTATTATTATAATAATAATTATAAGCTATTTGATTTAAAATAGTATATTCTTTTTTATCCTCTTTAGCTTTAAATTGAGCTTTATACTCTTTTTTACCTATTTTATATAAATCCCAATTATCTTTAGTAATAGCTTGTATTTTAGTTTCTAATTCTTTATATTCTTTATAATAAGGTAAATGTAATTTAAATCCTAAAGCAGATTCAATATATCCTAATTTAGTAGCTTCTTGTAATTTTTTATTACCTGTTTCATATAAACCTGAATGTAATTCTTTAAAAGAATTTTCTATTTGTTGTGCTCTTTCTATAGGAATGCCTTCATTTTGATGTAAAGTAAATGCATTACCACCATAAGCAAATAAAAATCTTGGAGCTTTAGCTGAGTTTCTTTTAGATTTATGGTCTTTAATAATCTCTTCATCACTTAAATCTTGTAATTCTTCAGGATATAATACTCTAGCAAAAGCACAATGTAAATCTAAATCTTGTACTACAGAAGCTATCATCATTTCATCTCCAGATATGTCAGCACCTACTATATTTTCTTGTCCAGCATAATCAGATACAATCATTTGAAAACCTTCTTTAGCTTCTATACATTCTCTAGTTCTTTGATTAGCAGGAAGATTAAGTGTATTAATATCTCCTCTTCTGGTAGAAATCCTAGCAGTATCTAAAATAGGATTATAGGTGCTGTAAATTCTTCCTTGTATTACTTTATCTAATATATTTTGACCAAAAGTAGATACATCATGAGAAGCAGATTGATATTCTAACCATATTTTAACAAATTCATGAGATGATTTATTAATAATATCCTCTCCTATACTTTCTTTTCCTTCAGAAGTAATTATATTAATTTTTAGTTCTTTAAACACATCAATCATTTGTTTAGCTGAAGATATAGATATTTTTAATCTTTTAGAAGTATCAAACATATCTATTTGATTATCTCTAAATTGAGGTAAGTTATTATAAATATATTCAATAACTTGTAATTCTTTTTCTTTTTTAACTTCTTTATCTTTTTCTACTTTAGATAACCAAGCTTTTTCAGATAAAGGAACGCCACATTGTTCTATATAAGCTAAAGCTTGAATATGTTTACAATGTAAATCATATGTTTCTTTATAGCCTTGTTGATAAAGTTTATTTTCCAAAAAATTATGTAATTCTATTAATCTATCTACATCATTGAAACAATATTGAATACTTGTTTGAGTTGATAATTTAACAGAATGTATATTTTTTTGCTCTGTTTTATCATAAATAATACCTAATTCTCTATAAAATACAGCACCAAAATCATGTCTATATTCCATAATACCATTATATAATAACTTAGAAGCTATAAAAGTATCTTTAGTACTGGTAGGATAAAACCCATATTTATATAAAAATCCTAAATCAAATAATAAATTATGACCTATTAATGTTTTACCCTCTAAATAAGGTATTACATCTTTAGGTTCATAATTATTATCATAACAATGTATAAGATAATTATTTTCTCCTGTACCTATTTGTGTAGCAAATATATTTCCTAATATAGGTTTTAATGAAGTAGTTTCACTATCATATGCAATAGTATCAGGTAGTATCATATCTTCAAGATTACAATAATTATAATCTCCTATTTTCTGAAAAAAATTCTGGTCTTTTGTGATAATATAATTTGCCATTTACTTATAATAAATTTAATTGTATACCTACATTATAACCTTTAATTACTTTAGAAAGTTCCTTTAAATCTATACCTTCTTTATAGTATATTATAGTTTCGTTTTCTCCTAAATAACATAAATCTCCAAAGTTTTCTTTAAGTAATTTTTTTAATTTATTCATAATTTAAATGTTTTATCTATTAAATCTGTAATATTAAATTCTTTATCACAAATATAGATATTAATAATTAATTTTTCTTCTTCTTTCTCTATAAAGTTGAAGTTAATGTTATATACATAACCTAAAGAATCATCTTGTATTATAGGTATTTTATGTACATTTTGTTGTTTAGTATTAGAAAGATCTCTTTGAGTAATAGTATCTTGAAAAGCTTTATCATAAAGATAAGCTTTGTTTCCTAAATCACTTTTATTTTTACTTAAAGAACCTTCAAAAGTATAGTAGAAAGCTAATTTTTGTCCTTCTTCTAGTTCTATTTTATTGTCTTTCAAAGATTTAAGTAAATTTTTAGTCACTACATCTACAAAGTATTTATGTAATTCTACCATTATTTTAGCTCTAGAATGATGATGAAGATTCCCAGAATATAAATCCTGGGAATTAATCTTCCATAATTTAGGTGTACCTGCTACTCTAGTATTTTTAACTATTTTCTCTCCATTACTATCTAAAGCCATACCTTTTTTATCATAAGTAATACCTAATTTTTTATGTTTCTTAGGTATTTTATCTTCTTCTGTAACTTTATAATATTTAGGTCTTCTAGCTTTAGATAATTCAATATGGGTTATATAGTTAGGTATTTCTATAGTATATTTTTTATATATCATTTGCTAATACTTTATCTAATTTTTCTTCATCTAACAAAGATAATAATGACATTACTTGTTCTAAAGTATTTATAAATTTTTCTTCTTTAGGTTTACCTTCCATTAAAAAAGAATCTTTAATCTTTTCTAGTTCTATTCTCAACACAATACATAAATCTACATAACCTGCTTGTGCTTTTGTATAATCTGTCCAATCTATAGATTGTAATAGATTGATATATGCTTTATTTTCTCCCATTATCTTCCTTTTGTAAATATTTCTATTATTTCACTTTCTATTTCTGTAGAATTTATAGGTTTTTGATCTGCCCAAACAACTACAATTTCAAAAAATCCTAATCCATCACTTTCTTCTCTTACTTCAAAGTAAAAATCTTTACCTTCTAATGTTATACTTCCAGGATAATAGTTTATAGTTAATGAAGGTTGACTTTCTATTAATATTATTTTATTGTTCATTTATATATTTTATTTTATTTTTAGGAATGTTTTGCAAACTTGACATTAACCACTTTTGCTGAAAAGGTTCTGAAGATACAAAAATATGTATTTCTGCATCTTCAGTATCATCTAAAAGTGATCTTCCAATTTGCTGTTGAAGGTTTTCTCCATTACTATTAATAGCTGTTAAAAGAATTATTCTAAGGTTTCTATATGTTTTACCTATACTTCCTTTTCTTATAAGACATAATTGATTTATAGTTTCATTTTGAAAATCTTCTAACACACTATTATCCTTAGATTTAGAATTAAACATAGGTAAATTATATCTTTTTCCTACATTTTCATCTCCAGTAAACAAAAGAAATCTTTTATCTTGATTGTTTTTAATCCAATTATTTACACAATTTACTAAAGAATCACAAGAATTAATAAATCTCATCCTATTTAAAGTATGAAAAAACTTTTCTTTTTCAAATTGAGAAGTAGCTATTTTATTTGTTAATCTTTTTAACTCTCTATAATCAGTAGATTTCCATTTCTTACTTTTACCAAATTCTTTTATAGTAGTAGCATCTAAATCATATTGATGTATAAATATTTGATAATCAATTATTAATTCATCTTTTATAGCTTGTTCTGTAGAATAATTAACTATTAAATCTAATCCTGTGTTAAATTTTAATGTATTTAAGGTTTCTGTGTTATAAGTACCTGAAATTAAAAGAATGTGTTTAGTTTTATTAACCAATTGATTTACAATAGGTAATTGAGTTTCTACAACAAGATTGTGAGCCTCATCTGCTATTATAATGTCAAAATCTAAATCTTTTACTTTTTCTATAGATATAAATGTACTATAAGTAATATTAGGATAATAATTTAAAATTTTACATTCATCTTCCCAAGAGATTTTTATATCTACAAAAGGATATAATATTAATACTTTAGGATTTTCAATATCTAATTTTTTAATAGATTCTAAAATTACTCTACATTTTCCTACCCTCATACTTGCCAACACAATACCTTTAAAGTTATTAGCTATAATAGTTTTTTTAATATCTTGTTGTACTATATCTTTTTTAGTCATCATAATTGTGAGTAATAATCATGTATTTTATCTTCAAATTCTTTCATTTCTTTGTTTAAACTATCTTCATAATAAGCTATTGCAGTATATTTAGCTCTACCTATAGTCATTTCATTGTTAAATGTAATATCTAAGTTTTTTTGAAAATGTTTATTTACATCATTCCAATTTAATTCTATACCAAATTCTTTACTTGCAAATACTATACAATGTTCAATAGCTTCTTCAATAGTACACATTTCATTATCATTTACTTGTATGTTTTTTAATTCCCAAGGTATTTCTGTAACAAAACACCCCATTCTATTAACCCAATGAAAACCTGGAATAATCCAAAATTCTTCATCTTCTACAGATAATAATGTCCAAATTTGATTATTAAGTTGAGATTTAATAAAATCTAAATCATCTCCAAAAGTTTCAAACATAGTCCCACCATAAGAGGAATTCTTTGTTATTGTATTTTTAATTGGTTTATACTTTTCAAACCAATCATCATAATTAAGTGTTATCATATTTAATGTATTTGTATATTTAAATCCTCTACAACCATGTATTGACAATTTGTTTCTTTTATTCCTTTTTCTATACAATAATCACTATCAAAAAAATCTTCTGCATTGTCCCATACATTTTCATCATAAGGAAATACATGTACTTCTGTTGTACTGAAATCTAAAATTATTATTTTTTTCATATTTTTAATCTTTTACTTTACTTAAAGCTGAAATAATACAATTTACCAGGTCTGAAATACTAAATGATTTGTCAGTATTAAAAAATTTATCATATTCTACTTTTATTAAATCTTGTAATTTATCTTTATGTGCATTATAAAAATCAGCAAATTTACCTACATTTTGTATATCATGAGTCTTTACAGCATAAAGTATGTTATTTGTTTCTTTACTAGAAGGTTTATTTGTAATTAACCATAATCCTTCTCCAAGATTAGTACAATCTATCGTTTCTACATATTTCCTTCCTATTTTTCTATAAAATGTGTTACTTCTTTCCATTATTTATTAATTTTAACTATTTTATAATTATAAGGATTATTAAAACTTGTGGAACCTCCTTCAGTTATAATAATCATAGTAGGAATTTTAGTTTTTACAGTAATAGCAGGTATATATCCATCAGTTGTTATAATAGCAAAATTCCAACCTTTTTGTCTATAATTGTTGTTTGTCTCTATTAAAGCACAATTTAAATCTGTGCCACCACATTTAGTTCTTGTAATTTCTAATTTACCATCATATTTTTTAGTAGGTTCTACTTCTGCATCCCAACTAGCATAATCTATATTTCCTCCAGCTTTCCAAACATTATATAATTCAGCATTACATCTTTCTAAATCTTGATTACTAACTGAACCACTTGACATTTGTATTCAATATAAGTCGTTAATTTATATTCGTTTATTAAACTGCTTATAGTTTCCTATAAGATTAGACTATATCATCACCCTTTCATAAGGGTGTGTAGCACTTCCACTCACTTGAGTGTACTTCCATCACTGGAATAGTCGTTGAACCTTTATCCTTTAATTAGGATACTTGGCTGCTGATTGCCCAATCTTTGTCTCTTTTACTATACACAAAACATTACTGTTTGTGAGAGTGTACAAAGCTCTAAGGGGTTTCCAGTCAATTCACTACATACTTATAAAAAATTACTTTTTTACAGGACTCTTGACATTGTTGATTAATTTATTGTATTTTCTGGACAAAAATAATGGTTCATCTTTATATAACCATTCTATAAATCTTGATAATTGTTTATTTCCACCGTAATTAAAATTTCTAGTATTTGTATTTCTTTCAGGATATCTTTCATATAGTTTAGTTTTTTTAAAATCTAACTCTTTTATTAATATGTTTTGATATTCTAAAATAAATATTTCCGTTCCTATAATACTAATGTTAATTTCACCTGTTCTTTTTGTTAAACTCACTCCACCATCTCCATCAAAATATCCTAACATAAAACTTTTAATTAATTCTTTTTTTAAAAAACTTGGAAAAGTTAATAAATGTGTTTTGTTAGGAACAACTCCCCACTTTTGTATTGTATTAAAAATATGCTTTGAGTAAATATTTATAGTTGCAGTATCTTCAAAATTGCAATTTTTACCATAAATAATGTTATCTTTTTTCCGACTTATTTTTATATCTCCTGTGTATTCTATACAATCTTTAAATTTTTTTAAAATATCAATATCTGATATTTTTAAAGATATTCTTAAAGAATTTTTTGATATATTTCCGTCAGCATATATTAATCCAAGCCAATAAGCTTTTTCTTTTGTGTCTATTAAATCAAAATAGTTTTCATTAAAATCATATTTTTTAGCACTTTTTAAATGATAAGGTATGATTTTAATATTATTTAATTTTAATATTTTTGCAACAGAAGTGTTTGTTGTCTTGTATTTTTTAGCTATTTGATAGCAATTTAAACCATTTTTATAATCAGTTATAATATCATCTTTTATAAGATAATTTTTATTTTTTAATAAAGAATAATCTGTAAAAGATAAATTTAATCTTTTTATTTTACTATAAATGTTTGATTTTAAAGTGCTAAAAATACTTTCTAATTGTTTAACAGTTGTTTTTTTATCAATTATCAATTTTTTAAGAAGTTCTTCTTCTTCTTTTGTCCATATTTTTTTTTTAATCATTTTTAATTTTTGTTAGTCTTAATGAGAAATAGTTCCACATATAAAACACAAAAACCATGCCAATTTTTAATCAGATAAAAATACACCTCTTACTTTAAATTTATGTTTAGTAGAAGGATTTTCTTCAAATCTTTTACTAGGTCTTTTTCTATTTGATAGTATTTCAGAAGATATAGTAGAACCAATAAACTTTCTAAATAAAGATTTCCAATTAACTACTTCTTTTATTTTAGTTATTTTGTTTAGTTGTCCTTTTAAATGTTTTGGTATAGTACCATTTTGCTTAGTTACTTCTTCAGATATTTTATCTAATCTACTCATAATATCTCTTTTAAGAACTTCTTTTTCTAGGTCTGACATACCTTCTGTAAGCTCTGACCATTGGGAGTGATTATCTATTTTTTCTTGATTATCTAACAAATCATCTAAGTTTTTATCTCCAGAAGTACCATTACCATTGCCAGGTTCACCTGCTTGACTATCTTCTCCTTTCTCTTTAGATTTTTGCTTATTGTCTTTAGCTTCTTTAAGCTTATTATAATAATAAAGACTATCTTTTTCTTCTTCTAACTTTAATTCAGGAAAAATCTTAGGTAGCATTCCTCCTTCTATAAATTCTAATTCATTTTGATAATTGTTTACTAATCTAGAATTGATAGTAAGATCTAAAGCTATATTATCTAAAGGATGTTCTAATCCAAATTCTTTACAGAATAAGAAAGCCTGAGAAATTAAGTGGTCTGTTTCATGTAAAACTAAGAATATTCTTTGTTTTTCAGTTAATGTATCCCAAAAATCAGGATTAAATAACATTACAGGTATTTTAGCATTTGGATGTTTGGCTAAACATGCTGTTTGTATTCTTTTATCAAAAAACTTACCAACTTCAGTTAAAAATAATCCAAAAAATACTAATTTAGAATTATTTATAATAGTAAATATTATATTTTGTAATTCTTTTTCTTGTTTTTTATATTCCATTTTTAATTATTGTTTTTAATATTAAATCATTAAATTCTTTAGTAGTATATTTTAGTTGTTTTTCAGTTTGGTCTATTATTATTTTACTTACTATATTTTGCCATATTACAACTAATTTTACTTTACCAGTAATATTAAGTTTTTCAACATTCACTATATATTTATTTTTATCATGTAATAGTTTTTGTAAATTTATTAACCCTTTTTCTTGATATATAATATTAGCATATAAAGTAGCTATTTCTATATCATCACTTTCTAAGTAATCTTCTTTTTTCATTTCTTTAAAGGGTTTAACGAGAATTTAAAAATTCTTTTATCTTCGTATCATATTCATAATAATAATTTGGGGTAGCAAATAATCTTATAGTAATAGATTTTACTTGAGGTATTAAATGGTTTGTTATTATAATATTAGGTTCATATCTAAAAACATAATCTTCAACTATATCAATTTTATACTTATCTAATACTAATTTTAAATATAATTCTGATATTTCTCTATCTTTAGATTTTACAAATTTAAATAGATTTTGTAATTCTTTAATCATTGTCATCATTATTATTAAGTTCTATTAAAATGGATTTAGTTGGATCTTTTAACCACATATTTTCATAAAAAGCATTACATCTTAATAAAGTAAGTATACCATTTAACTCATAAAATGAATACTTTTTTGTTCCTTCAAAAGCTTTAGTAACAGCTCCTAAACCTTCATTTTGATATACTATTTGTAAATAAAGATTTATAATATCTAAATCATCCCCTTCTAATGCTTTTTTTAATGTCATATTATAAGATTTTTATTATTTTTCAATTGTTCAGATCTAGAAATAAATCTATTATTTTCAAATAAAAAATAAAAAGTAGGTTTAAAATTTGTTGATATTGCTATTAAAGTATTAGTTGTAGGATCACCATAAGCATAAAATAACCTATCCATATCTTCTTTTGCTTTAAAATAGTCTATTAAAACATCTTTACCATATTTTTCATAAATTATATTTAAATATAAACAAACTATTTCTGTATCATCTGAATATAAATATTGAAATTCTTGTGCCCATTTTTCTTCTATCATAATTATAAAATTTAAAAAGTGGTATACTCTTTTACAAATATACCACTTTTATTATTATTATTATTAAGTAGTTAATATTTTAATTAATTTTTCTCGCTTGATCAACTCTGGAAATAACTTAGTAGTTTTCTTAACTGAAAGTAAAACAAGATCAGGACTCATATATTCAGATTCCATAATTTCAGCATAATTATTTATCATATCTTTAGTGAAATTTTTATGGTTTACTAACACATAATTCATAACTCTTCTACTCATTATGGAAGAAATATCTATTCTTTTCTTAGAACCTTCACCAATACAAGTTTTTAAGTCTTTTAAAGCATCTTCTGGTTTCATCTTTAATAATTGTTCTGGAGTAGATAATTTGTCTAATTTATCTTCTATGAACTTATTTAACATTAATAGATGTTCTTGAGGAACAGCATTTTGTCCTAAATTAAAGACTATCTTCCAATTATCAGATAAATTATTACATAATCCTTCTGAAGCTTGGAAAAATTTAGTCCAAATTCTTAAATTTCCTTTTTTACAATGATTACCATCAGCATCTACATTAGACCCTTCTATTATTTCAGGATTTTTTAAAAGAAAATTTATAAAAGGACTTCCTATTTCAGCTTTTTCTGCAAAGTTTAATGCCCAATCTTCTACACTAGCTTTCATTCTTATAGGGATATAGCGAGTTTTTTGAGCTTCATCCATTGTTGTAACTGAAAAACTTTCATCCCCATCATCAGGATTAGAAGTACAAATTACAGTACTACCTTTTGGTAATGTCCAAGAAATTGTTTCTTGAGCTACAATTAATTGCATACAAGCATTCATCATCATAGGAGAGCATCTGGAAAAATCATCTAAATTTAATATTACAGGTTTATCTTCTTTTCCAACTAACCATTCAGGTTTAGCATAACTCATTCTACTTTCTCCATTAGCATGATAACCTTGTAAAATATAATCATTTAATAATTTATCTCCTATCCACAAACATTCTTCATTTTTACAAACTTTGTATTGTGTTATAGGAAATCCAATTAAATCACCTACTTCAGCCATTGAAAGATTTAATGATATATAATGATGAGTGTTTAATTCTCTAGCTGTTTGATCTACTACAGCTGATTTAGAAATACCAGGTTCTCCTATTATATTATAAGCAACTGGATGATGTCCTTTTTCTGCTAATTTTATGTTTTGAGGAATTACATATTTTAATAATTCTACTACTTCTGAAGGTTTTAATTCTGTATTTATCATATTTTTTTATTTAAAAGTTTTTATTTGGATAAAATGTTTTTAATATTTTTAATTTTTGTTCTATAATTCTAGACTTTTTTCTCCTATAATAAGACATAGGATGAGAATTAGCTAAAATAACTAAAAATTTATCTCTATTTAAACTATGATCATATTCCCATAATATAGTCCAACCTAAATTAAATGTTTCTTGATCTGAAGATTTTAACATTAATGTTATTCTTTCAATCATTTCTTCAGGTAAATCAGTATTAGAAGATTTAAATTTAATATTTTCTGGAAAAATAAATTTGAGTTCTGGCGTATTAGCTAAAATACATGCTAAATTAAGATTATTTAAAGATTCTTTTGATCTCCAACTATCATTAGATATTATAAGAGTTGCAACTACTTGTAAACCATTTTCAAAATAATAAGTTATATAAGGTAAACTATTAGTTATATAATAATTAGCTTTTGAAAGATCATGTACTATTTTATTAGTAGGATATTGTTTTTTAAATTCTGTTCTAGAAGTTTGTACAGCTTTATTAAAATATACAGTTTTTCCTTCTTCTAAAGTAGAACTTTTTGGAAGATTGTTTAGTTTATTTTTTATATTATCATAATCAACTTTTAGTAAAGTATCTCCTGGTTTATATTGTTTTATCATATTTTCTTTATTTTGTTTTTAGCATAATTAATGTTTAAATTATTTCTTGCATTTATAACATTTTCTAATACTTGTATAGATATATTTAAGTTATTACTACTTAAGAATTTTTTAAGCAATTGATTTATATAGACTTCTCTTTCTTCTTGAGGAATATTTTCAGAATTCAAAAGTAGACTCCCAAATTCTTTATTTTCTTCTATTTCAGAATTAATCAATTGCTCCAATAATTCATTTTTTATAGGTTCTTTTTCTTCTTTTTCTTCTAACATTATGCAAAATTTTCTGTTTCTTCTAAAATATCAATTTTTAATTCTTCTTCTACTGGAGTAATAACTTCTTGTACTTTATCTAATACATAATATCCCCAATCCATCCTTAATTGTTTATATTTACATAAATCTCTCATAGTTTTTAAAGCAATTTGTGCTCTTGTATAATCTAATTTCATATCTTGTCTATCTAAATAATACAATTGTTGAGTAAATAAAGGAACAAAATCTAATTTTTCTAAGTTTTTATCTAATCTATTGAATAAATCAATATATTCTTGATGATATAATTTAGGATTATCTTTAAAAAGATTGAAGATTTCTTCTAAGAAATGTACTTGATCTTCAGAAGGATATTCAAATAACTTTTCATTATTATATTTTTGTAAAAAATTCATTAAATGTAACAAATCATCTCCTATTTTAGTAGAAATATGTTCTTTTATGATTTTAATATTAGTATGATTTACTACTTCTTTATGTTTTTCTAAATTAATTCTGATATAATTAGCTGTTACATATTTACTCATTAAATCTAATCTAGATTTTAAATCTTCTATATAAATAAAATTATGTGGATTTTCTTGTTCTATCATTTTCTTTGTTTTTTCTGATACCATTATAAGTTCTAAATTGTTAATTCTGTTTTTAAGATTTGTAAATATAAATTCTAGTTTTCTTCTTTGACTTTCTAAACCATAGATATGTAACTTAGGTAATTTTCTTAAATCTAATATATTTACAGCTGTATCTTCCCAAATTGCATTCCAACTAATCCATTTTTGTGGTTTTCTAGGATATTTAAGTATTATTTGGTCATTGTTTTTAACTACTTTAGGTTTAGACTCTTTTACAACTTTAGCTTTATCTAAGAATTCTTTAGGAATTTCAATATTTTTAAAACATAAAGTTTCAAATTCTTCCTTTAGTTTCATAAATTTATCATATTCAGTATCTACATATGCTTTTAAAACCTCATCTTCAAGATATTTCTCCATAGATTTACCTACATAATTTAAAAAACATATTCTTGATTTATAAGTAATATTTCCAACTTCATCTATAATTTCTTCATATAATTTATGATAAATTACTTCAGATTTATTATAAAATTTAAAAAGTTCTCCTAAAGATTTATAATATTCTTGTTCTACTCTTTTTAAAGATTTACCCATAAAAATATTATTATTTTCTGAATATCTACTAAAACCATTTCTCGCCAACACATTATGCTTTAGACTATATTTTAAAGTATAATGCATACTCCAGGTTTGTGACATAAAATTACTAAAATTATTAATATCTGTATAAGAATATTCTTTATAAACAGGTTTATTTAAAATAATATCAGTATGTGCTTTTAAGTTATTAATATAAAAAGTATTTTCTCCTATTTTTATAACATCTCTTAAGTTATCTATAGAATCTCTAAAATTAAACATATTAGTACATTCTTTTACAGGATTTTCTTCATTATATTTATTGTAAAACCAATCAGCTACTTTTTTAATTTTATTTAATACTTTATCCTTATAATCTTTTTCTATAGTAATTACTTCTCTTGTAGGATTAGTTTCAAAATCATTTAAGTTAAATCTTAATGCTATAGGCATTGAAATTTTATCTATACCTAATTCTTCCCATTTAATAGGATAACTATATTGATCTAAACAAATATGTAAGTATTTATCTTGATTTAAAGTACTAAATTGAAAGTCATCTGACTTATATATTGCAAATTTGTCGTTAATTTCTAATAATTCTTCTTTTATATATTTTTGAGAATTAATAAAACTTAAATCAAATTTGAATCTAATATTTTGAAAATATTTAGATTTTTCTATTAGTTTGTCATAAAATGTAGTTAAATCATATTTATCAATTATTAATTCAAAGTAAACTCCTTGAGGCTCATCACTTTCAAAATAATCTTCACATTTTATAAATAAACCTTTGTTTTCAACTTCTTCTAGTCTAGCTTTAAACCCTTTCCCATTTTTATATACTATATAATTACAGCTTTTTTGATATGCACTAAAACTAATGGATCCTATCCCATACTTTCCTAGCTCTTGATTTTCAGTACTATCTTTACTTTGAGTCTTACTAGACTCTAAAAGAGTACCTACTAATCTTTTAAATTCTTCTATACTATCAAAACTACAACCATAATCTCTTATATAAAAATAAAAATCAGAATCTACTTGTTTTATACCTATATCAAAGTTTTCTTCTTGTTTACCTATTTTACGCATAGCATCAGTACTATTTTGTAAAGCTTCTGATATAAAACTATATTTATCTGAATATAATTTAGATCCTAAAAGTTGTTGTAGCTTTGTAGTATCATTTTTAATTTTTAATTGTTCCATAATTCTATTTTATTTGGTCCAAAATGGTTTTTTCTATATGTAAATTTAATATCAGCTTTTCTTAATAATTCTATAGCTAATTCTAAAGTTTCTTCATCTTTAGATTGAGTCATTTGATACAGTTTTAAAGGTATACCTTCATATAAATCCCAACTATTTTTAACTTCTTCATCTTTAAAATACTCTGGTAATTCATCATAATTGTTTGTTACAGTGGTTTTTAAGAATCTTATTCCTTGTTTAAGGCTGTATTTATCATGTTTAATTATAAACTGTTTTTCCATAGTCATAGTTAAATTTTATTTTATTGTTATCAATAGTTGCAAAGTTAGACATATTTACATAATCTTCTAATTCTCCTGCTAATGTATTTTCTGGTTCATGATTATCAATAGCTTCATTAATAATTTCTTGAATATCTTCAAGCATTTTACATTTTTCTGAATTAATGTAAAAATCTTTAGCATATTCAATATCTAAAAAATCAGACTCTCCTGATATTTCAAGTACATACTCTTTACAGAATTTATGTAGTTCTGGAGTTATTTCTAATTTTATAATATCAGTAAAAGACTCTGACCATTCTTCTGTAGCACTTTTACTGTAATTAAATTCATTTTCTTCTTCATCAAATTCAATTAAAACTTTTCCAAATTCTCCTTGATAATGTCCATCAGAGTCTTCATAAAATTCTACATTTTCATAAATATTATCATCTAGGGTTTCTCTGCTTTCATCACTCATAATAACCTCTTTATTTTCTTTATCAAAGAAGATTAAAGAAATATTATTCATAGAATCTCCCCCACAACTAAACTCAAATTCTGCTCTATCTATTTTTTTATCTAACCATTCTTTTATTAATTCTTCCATTTTTTAATTATTTTACAAGATTTCCATTTTAAATTAATATTATACACTTCCCAATTCCAAATAACATCTATTTCATTATTTATTTTTACTAATAACCATTCCATCTTTTAATTTTTATTAATTTTTCCATTTTTCTATTACTTTTTTAGCTAATTCTATTGAATCAGGATTATCAATATCTTTTACTCCATTATTCATCCAAGATTGTATTTTCATATTTTTTAAATAATCTTGTGGAGTAGGTATAAATTTATGTCTAAAGTCTTCACTCACATGTAACATAGCTATATCTACAGTATCTACAGATTTTCCTTCTGAGTTTATTATATTATAACCAAATACTCTAGGAATAACTTCATAAATAAACCAAGTATTGTGTGTTAACATCCTAGAAGTATTATTATTCATACAAGATTTTGGACTATCTAAAAATTTATGTAATTCTATGTAGTCTTCTATTTTTCCTCCCCAACGCTTTACAGAGGATTTTGAATGCAAATGTGGGTTCATATTCTTTTTTTTTTATAATTTATATAAATTGAAATGTCATATTTAATTTTTTACTAGTTTTTCTTTCTCCTTTTGCTATTCTAGAAATATTACTAATGTTAATATTTAAAATTTTAGAAGCTTCTGAAATAGAATTAAAAATTAAAATTTTTCCATTTTATTATTTTTTAATTAGTTTAACAACTTTATATGTTTCATTTTCTGCAAATGTTATCATATTTTCTTCATTAGATAACCATTCATCATTATATTTTATACCTGAAAGATGCATCATCTCATGAAATACTAATGCTGTTGTTTCAACATCATTATTACATCTACTTAAATTTATAAACACAAATGGTTTACCATCAATAGGAGATACATTACAAAAACCTGCTATATAAGCATCTTCATTAGTGTTATTGTATTTTTCACAATCAACTAAATTAAGACCATGCATTTCAGTTACATTAAAATGTTTAAATACATCACAAGGACTATAACTAAGAATTAAAGTATATAGTGTAAATTTAAATATTATCATTTTTTTATTTTTTGTAGTCAGGACAAGGATTCAAACCTGCTTTCTTTCTTTGTGGAGACTGCGTTTCCCTTACGCCACCTGACTATTTTATTATTGTTGATTATTATCCTCAAAAATACTATTTTTGTTGATAGTATCCTACATTTCTGTTATTTAATACGAGATAGCTTCTTTTTCATTTGATTTTGTCATATTAATTCTATTTTTATTTCTTTAATTTCTAAATCTTCAATATTTTCTAATATATAATTTTTTATATCATCTTCAAAACTTAATTCTTCTGTATTAGAATTAATTTCGTAATAAGGTTTTTCAGAATTAATATTTAAAAAAATATCTGTTATTTGTTTTTTAGAAGCTATATAAGGATAAGAAGATATAAAATATCCTATTAGACTATCAAGATTTAAATATAAATCTTTATTTTTTACTTTTATTGCATACATATTATATTAGTTTTTCTTGTTTTATAATTTTTATTGCTAAATTAACTGTTTCATTATCTTGAGAAAATAACATTTGTTTTACTTTTTCATGTTTTTCATCAAATAATAAAGGAAATTTAGATTTAGTTATAAGATTATTTTCATTATTTGCTATTAAATTAGAAATAGCATAAATATAATAATCTTTCCAAAGTCTAGCTTTTAATAATTTTTCTAAAGCAATTTGTAATTTTTTATCTTTAATATTTTCATTTTTCAAATCATCTGAAAATATTATTTTTTTATTATATTTTAAAGCCCTACTTTGTATACAAAGTTTTTGTTTACTTGTTGTTCTACTATAATTTTCCTCTCTTAAATATATCTTATCTCCTAATAATCTAGCTAAAGGATAAGATTCTCTATAACTATAAATAGTATCTCCTTTAAAGAATAATCTTCTTTGTTTTATACTACTATCTGTTATTACACTTAAAGGAGTCCCAGCAAAATCTTGTTTTTGTTCTATCCAAAGGTCAATTATCTTTGATTTATCTGAAAATATAGTTTTCATTATAATAAACCTCTATATTTTTTACTCAAAGCAAATAAATTGTTAGCATAGTCTACATCTTGAACTATTTGTTGACAAATATAAACAGCTTTGTTAATTTCTTGATTTGTCAACTTATCTAAAGTTACTGTTTTTTTACTGTTATAGTCAGAAATATTATCTAGTATAATATCTAATATATCTTTTTTTTCAAAATGATACTCAAATTGTTCTTTATGATCATCTGTTATTAAAATTCCAGGTAATATATTAAATAAATATCCTGTTAATACTATTTTTTGTTTTTTTATATTTACTTGTTTCATTTTTTATTTATTTTATTATTTATAAATCTTCTTTTACTATTCTATTATAATATACTTGTAAGAAAAACTCTAATAATATAAAATATAACCAATCTCTTACTAAAGGAATATTTGTCAAATCTTTCATTATTAGAGTTATAAATATTATACAAGGTATTAATAATAGATGTTTTAAATTGTTTTTAGCCATTGTATTGTAAATTCTTTACCATTATCTTTTTCTAATAGTTTATTTATAATAGAAAAAGTATTAAATTTAGGATATTCTAGAGTTTTATCCCAAGATTCTAGGTAATAAGTATAGTGTATAAAAGGTTCTGAGTTCTCTACTAATATTTTTTGAGCTTCTTTTCCTACAGCTATAATATGTAAACCTGCTTGTGTGTTAAAGATTTCTTCAAACATTAACTTCCAAAAAAGCTTAAAAAGTTCTATATTATTAGATACTAAAGAACAAGAAGATAATATAACCCCTTGTTCCTTAAGATATTCTAAACTTTTATTGTTTCTATCATAGTTAAAATCTAGGTTATAAAGATCTTTTTCTATATTATTATAAAAATATTCTAAATCTTTAGAAACTATTGTGTTATTACTACAATCTAACCATATCCCATTACTATAGGTATGAGGAATATCTCCTAAGATTAATACTTTTAGTTTAGATATATCAAAATTTAAAAATTCAAATATATCTTTACTTTGAGGATATAATTTGTTTCCTTGGCTAGATTGCTTCTTCAGTTCTTGGAATATCTGAAATAATTGAGGGCTTTCCACTATTTTTTTCATTTTGTTTCTCCAAGTTGGATGAAATTTCAGTGAGAAGTTGTCCCAATTTAATTTTTCTTCTTTCTTCATAATCTTTAGTAAATTGACTTAATTCTTTTAAAAAATCTCCATTATATTTACTATATAGAGTATTTATGTTAGTTATTTGTTGTAATAATAACTCTTTTTGAGTTTCATACTCTGTATCTATTGATTTTTTTTGTTTTAATGTATCTAAATAATTCATTTTTAATTAATTTTAGGTAAATAATAAGCTATAATAGTATTATGATTATAAGCCCATCCAGTTCCATTAAATGTTTCTAAGTGAGTTTTACCATCTTTTCTTACTACTAAATATTTCCCATATTGAATAGTTTTTTTATGTTCTGGAGTATCTACATATATTGTAGGTATTAATATTGGTAATTCCATATTTTACTTTATATTTTTGTACTTAATTAAAAAATCCCTTTTCCACACTAAAGGTACTAAGGGATTTGTTTTAAGATTTTGCTTGTTTTTTTAACCAATAGGTTAAGATAAATAAAATTGTTTGTATTATAATTAAGTTTAAACAATTAGGAGTATTCAAATTAGAATTCCAATTATTAGAATCATTAGTAACCCTAGAACTACTAGAAAATATTTATTTATCTCTTTTTTATATTATTGTTCTACTCCCCAATAATCTTCCCAATATTTTTTAAAGTTATTATAAGATTTTGTGCTTAAATTTGAGTTTTTATAGTACAAACAATAAGAAGCAAACAAATCAGAATCCCAATAAAAAGAAACACCAGCAGCAACCCCAGAACCACCAGAAAAATATAAATAAGGTAAATACTTGTATTCATTATTGTTTTTCCAATTTAAAATAGTTCCTTTATTATATATTTTAGCAACTTTTGCTAATATGTAAGTAGCATTTAATGTTTTTTCTAAACTATCTTGAGTATCACAAAGATAAGGTAAAGAAAAAGATATATTGTTATTTTTACAATATTCTTTTAAAGAATCTAAATCATATACTAAATCTGTAATTTCTTGTTTCCAGAAATCTTTACCAAAATTTGTTTCTAATAAATCTTTAAATCCTTGATCTTGTGCACTATTATAAAATTTAATAGCTTCTTTTTTTGTTAAATTAATTGTTTTTTGCATTTTTAATGTATTTTTGTTGTAAATTTAATGTATTTCCGTGGCAAAGCCAACCTAAATAACTATTAATTGACTTTTCATTATAATTTGTTTTAATCATTTTAATAAAATTTAATTTTATTCTTTTCCTTATTAAAATGTGTGTTTTAAATGTTTTGTAGCCTAAAAAATCTATACCTTGTGTAAGAGAAAATACTTGATGATTACTTAATTCTAACTTTAGTTTAGTTCTTAAATATTCTATTATTTCTAACTTTAAATCATACAATAATTGTTTACTATTACCTAATATAACAATATCATCCATATAAACTAAAACTTTAATATCTTTTTTATCATTTAAATAGTGTATAAAATAAGATAAATAAAAATTACCAAACCATTGTGACAAATAAGAGCCAATTACACATCCCTTTTCTTTGTCTATTATATGAAAAAGTAAATCTAATAATTGTTTATCTTTAAATTTTTTTAAAAGAAAAGATTTTAATATGTCATTATCTATATTTTCATAATATTTTTTAATATCCAGTTTTAAACAATAGTCATACTTATTTATTATACTTTTTAACTTGTACAAACACTTATGTATACCTCTATTTTTAATTGCTGAATAAGTATTAGTAGGAAAAGTTTTTAATAACGTAAAAGATATTATATTTAATATACAATGTTGTATAATTCTATCTGGAAAATAAGGGAGTATCTTTAACTCCCTTATTTTATTTCCATCTTTAATATATTTTATTTTATAGTCTGAAATAACATATTTTTCTTCTTTTAGTAAATTTATTAAAATTTCTAAATTATTTTCATAATTTTTGTTAAATTCTATAACATTCTTATTTTTCTTCTTACTTTTTTGTGAATTTTTTATAGCTAATTCTATATTATTTCTATCACATATTTGATTGTATAAATTTCCTATTCTTTTCATATTAATTTAAATGTTCTTCGAGAATAGACCTACCAAACACTTTTTAAAATATTTCTTGATTTTTATCCTATAGGATAAGTTAATTATTTCTTTAAATACAAAATATGTTAGAGTACTCTAGCTATTAGAATTAGAATTCTGATAATTAACATCATTAAAGACCTACCTAGAATAATATAAAATAATTAACTTTATTGTAAATATTCATTATAAATATTTACAAATTCTTTATTGTTACCGATATAATTTACTATTTCTGAACTTTTAAAGTATGAAAGAGCACCCCAGCCACTAGAAGAAACAGAAGCCCGATAATAAACAACACTAAAGACCCACCCAGAACTTTTTCTTTCAAACCAAGGATAATATTTGTATTGAGTTGAGTCTTTAAAATTTGCTGTCCAATCTTCATTAAATACTTTAGCTAATAAATGTATTTTACATAAAGCATTTAAAGATATTTCTTCTTTTACTTGAGTTTTTTCAGAATAAGGTAACTTAAAGTTATATCCTTTTTCTTTAGCATATTTTAACACATCTTTCCAAGTTTTTAATGTTTTTGTTAAGTCTTTAGGTGTGTTTATTTTAAAGTATTTTTCTAATAATATTTTTTGTTCAGAATTTGCTTGATTATATCCTTTTAAGATAGTTTCTTCTTCTATTTCTATAGAACTTTCTACATTCCATAATAACATATCAGTTATTATATTTTTCCAATCTTGACAAACATTGTCATAGATGACTTTGAGATTAACTCTACTAATTTTTTGTGTCATTTTATTTTTCTTTTATTGTAATCTTATAAATACTATTTTCTGTCTTAATAATATCTCCATTTATTTCTTTAACTATAGAAGTCCAACAATCTGGTCTAACTCCTTTTATAAGATGACTAAATAAATCTATAGGCTTTCCTACTTCTATACCAAATCTACAATAACCTTGTATTAAAAAATTACCTATTGGTAAATCTTGTCTAAATGTACCTTCTAGTTTTTCTGATGTTATATATTTGTCTTTATACATCTTGTAATTGTTTTAATTCTTCTCTAAGTTTATTTAAACTTTTTTTATATGAATTTTCTAAATTATAATAAGCATCAGAATATTGTTCAAATCCATTTTCAAAACTAGAATAAAGATACATATCAGCTAAACAATTATCTAATACATCTATTTTAGCTTGTATTATTTGTTCTTTTACATATTTTGAGTTTGCTCCTGCTATAAAACAAGTTGATGGAGCAGAATCTTCAGGATAATCAAATTGTTTAGCATATTCTTCTGCTTCTTTATTTATATCTATCATAATTTTTATATTCTTTCTAATTTATAAATACCAATTTTTAACACAGATTCTATAGTTTTTAATTTATATTTTATAATATCTGATATTATTTCTTCTTTAGTATATTCTTTCATATTATAAGTAGTAGGTAAATTATTATTACCAATTTTTACAATTCCTTTATCAGTAACATTTACTTCTAGATATTCTAATAAATCTTCTACAGAAGTACAAACTTGTATTATTGTATCATCTTTTATTACTAAATAATTCATAATTGTGTATTTTTAATTTTATCTATTGCATATCTTATAGCCCCATCATAAAATTGTTCTTGTACATAATAACTATCTACATGATATACCCATCTTTTAGGAGTTTTACCATCATCATAACAAGTTCTACCTATGAATATATTATGTTCTTTTTCAAACCAATCTATTACTTGTTGATAAAGTGGTGCTATATATTGAAATCTAGTAGTATTGTTATTGTCTTTTTCTCTTCCCAATTGAAATATAATTTCTCCTGTAGGGTTTTCCCATTCTGTAACAATTACCCATCTACCTAAACAAGATTCATTAAATCCTAATTTTTCTATTTCTGAAGCTAAATCATAAGATAAAAAGTATTTTTCCATTTTTATAAGTTTTATTTTTATTAATAATACCCTTCTATAATAGCTATTTCTTTAGATAGTTTTTTAATATCTAAGTCTTTTATCTTAGTAGTAGAAGGTTTTTTTAGTTTGTTACAAATATCTTGTATATATTTAGAGGTATTGTTTTCACAAGGAGGAGCATATTTTTGTATACATTCTTGTATAGTATTTTCTGCATATTTAGTTTGTAGAAGAATTTCAAGAGCTTTAAATCCTTGTTCTTCACTGGGAAAGTATAAAAATTCTCCATTTATAGAGCTTATTGTGCCTATTGCTAAAGCATCTATTTGTTTATTTCCTGGTCTTATATTACCTGGATTATAGCAAAATTTAGCTATATTTTTATTTCTATCTAGGGTTATTTCTGTAAGACCTGATCTGAGCACAACTAATTGTTGTAAAGTATCATGTATTATTGTAGTGTTTGTTGTTGTTTTAGTTATTATTTTAGGGTTTGAAGAACCTATTGCTATAAATAATAAGAAAAGTACTATAGATATAGGTATATTTATTAAGATTAACTCTATAAAAGTTAATTTTTGCATACCTATTTCTTTATTGTTTACTTTATATAATTTTATCATTTTGTTTGTTTTAATGAAAAAATAAGTCCTAGTATATTTTACTATACTAGGACTTTTATACTTAAAATCTTAAAATATTAAGATAGATCTGCTAAAATTTCTTGATACATAGCTAATTGAGCTTTTTGATTCTCAATTTTACTATTAATGTCATTAATAGTGTTTTTTGCATCTCTAATAGAACCTAAAGCATATTTTCTTGCTTCTAAATACTCTTGATAAGAATATGCTGTAGAATATCTACATTTTTCATAAGTTTTTTCAGCACTTTCTAAAGTTCTTTCTGCTTTTTTAAGGTCTAATTCTAAAGAAGGAATAGCATTTGTTTTTAATGATCCTATAACACTTTCTGTTTCAATAATAGCATGAAGTCTAAAATCTTCTACAGATTCCATTTGTTTTTCTTTGTCAGATTTGTTAAATTCTGCTAATACTTTACTTGTAAAGTTTGATACTTTTGTTGTTGCTCCCATTGTGTTTTGATTTTGATTTTTGTTTGATGATGAATTTGTGTTTACTGTTACTTTTTTACTTGAATTTCTTTTAGTTGCCATAATGTTTAAAATTTAATTGGTTTTTTAATGTTTTTTAATAAATTTGTATCTAATTCTATAATTGTATCTTTTTTAAGACTAATATTTTGATCATAAATTTCAAACTCTACTATTGTTTTTTTAAGAGGTAAATTAGTGTTTATAGATAATATTTTTGTTTCTCTGACAATATCAATATTAGATTTATTAGCTTTTTTAACTAAAGTTAATTGGTCTAAGTCATAATAATAACTATCTTCTTTATCACTAAAATTTCCTTTTATTAAAGTATTATATTGGGGAAAACCATGATGTATTTTCCTAGCCCCTTTAACTAAATACATGTTTCTAGTATTAATACCTATAACAATACCATTACCATCAGAAGTATTAACTGTATCTCCTATATCTATAGTTTGATCATTTTGTTGATTATTAAGTATTTCATGTGGAAAAGCTAATCTATATTTAGAACTATCATAACCATTTGTTGTACCATCATCACATAAATGCCACATTCCAAATTGATCTAGTTTTTTCAATTGATAAACCTTATTTTTAGTAATTAAATCTCCTATTGTTTCTAAGGCTACAATCCATTCTCCTACTTTAGGAATCCATTTTTCTTCTTTTTCTATAAAATCAGGTGTATATCCAAATTTATCACAATATTCTTTGAAAGTGTAGATTTTGAGACTTTTATTATAAAGAGGATCACTTAAAAAAAATTCTTTTTTATTCCATCCACTAAAATTAGACATCACAAAAGTATTATAACCATATTTTACAAATTGTTCTTTTACATAAATACCTTTATTATATTTATCACAAGCAAAATCCCACTCTTCTTGTGTTGTACAATGTACTACTTCATAATCATATTGTTTTGTAGTTTCTTCTGGAAATATAATATCTGAAAATTTGTAATTGTTATAAAATATATCACTATAACTAGTAGAAGTACCCCAACCTATTTTCGCATCTTTTTCTCCAAATAACATATATCTTTTAAAACTTTTATATAATCTAGGATTATATTTTAAAATCTTATCTAATTGTTCTTGAGATTCTAATTCTATTACATCAGGATATACTAAATCTTCTACTTTTTTCATTTCTTTAGGTTTATTTTGTAAATCGTATTCTGCTTTAGAAGATTTTTTAACTAAATATTTAAAAGGTTGTTCTTTATTACCATCATGAAATATTACTTTACAATAACTTGCTGAACCCCAATTTTCAACTTTAACAATTTGCCCTTTATATTGAGTTTCAATGTATTCTACATATTCAGGAACACTATCTACTTTAATTTCTTCAGGATTAAATCCTTCAGGCATTAATTGCCAATTGTCAGCTGTACTATTATTAATAGTATAAGTCCAATATCCTTTTAAATTATATTGATTATCATTAATTTTTTCAATTATTTCTACATATGTACCTTTTTTAAAAGTTGTACTTTGAGCATCATCTACTAAAGCTTTTAAATATCTACCTACTAAAGAAGTATTTTCTTTTTGTTTTTCTGGTATAGGAGCTAAATTATAAGTATTACAACAAAAAATTGCTTCAGGATATTTATCATATGAAATTATAGGAATATTACTACCATTTTCTTTAATAGTTACTATACTACCTAAAGGTATATATTTTTTACAATTATTAGAAGTTTTATCATGACTTATATAAATAGCTTTATCTCCTCTTTTTAAATCATTATATCCTCTAGGATAAGGAGTTAATTTACTTATATCATATAATTCTGATTCTTCTATAAAAGTTTTCATTGCTTCTTCATATTTGATAAACTTATTTAATTTTTCGCATTCTAAAAACCAATAAATTTCTTTTTTTGTAGCTTTTCTTATATTTTTAGCATCATTAAGCTGCCCCCAAAACGCTTCTTTTTCTCCATAATACAAACTTTCAGAAATAGAACCATTAACTAATATATTTTCTTCTGTTAAACTATCAAATCTTAAAATCCATTTTACATTAGATTCAAAATAGTAAATTTCATTTTTTACTAAATCTGTTATTTTTAATATTTCTTCATTTTCTTTCATTTTGTTTTTATTTTGTTATAAAATTAATTTTTTCTTTTTGAATTCATTTAAAAGAGCTTTTTCTCCTATTTCCTTCTGAAGATCTGCCCAATCTTTTATGTTTGGTAAATATCTTTTAGGAGGATTTATATAATTCCAACCTAATTTTGAGGTTAATTCTTTACAATTTTTTACCCCAGGTCCATCAGAATCCCAAGATATAAACATTTCTTCAACATTTTCATTAAAAAATTCTATATCTTCTTGTGTTATAGAAGTAGGATTTTCTGCTTGTACTACTCCTATTGGATATTGAATATATTTAGAAAGCACCAAAGCATCTTTTATAGACTTTGTTAAGATACCTTTCTTGTGTTTTTGATCATTTACACATTTAAAAGATTCTTTACCATGTATATAAGTAAAAGGTAAGCAAGAATAAAATCTTTTACCTTTATCTCTTTGAGGAAGATATATTTTTACTTTGTTTATATCTGTACAATAGTAGATAAAACCTACTTCTTCTTTATCTAAAGAATAAAGATTGTTATTTATCCAAAATTTAGATAATGCTAAAATTTCTGTATCTTTTACAGAGTTTAAACTATCTAAAGTTAAGGCAAATTGTGCCAGGTAATCAATATGTTCTTTCTGAAAGTTCTTAGATATAGCTTTAATATTTGGTAAAATAGATTCTCTTATTTCTATTTTAGGTAATTCAGTAATAATTTTTTCATACTTTTTACCTGTTTTTTCCTTTAAACCAAAATCTTCAGCTATTTTATCTAATACTTCTTTGTAAGATATATTATATAAATCTTTAAGAAAATCATATATAGTACCTTTATGACTACTATTATAAGCTTTATGAAAATAAGAACCCTCCTTATAGAATACTCTAAAAGAAGGGTTTTTATCTTTTGTTACAAAAGGATTTGAACAATTCTTATTTAGTTCAAAACTATGAGGCATATAGTAAGAATAAAGATCTAAATGAGTTAATTTAGATTCTATAAGGTCTTTTAAATTAACTTTTTCTACTATATTCATATTATTTTATTTTAGTTATAATATTCTCTAATAGTATCAGATACAATTTTTAAGTTATTATCTATTTTAAGGTCTTTAAACATTCCTGAAGGACTTTTAGCTAAGAGTTTACCATATCTATTAGTTATAAATTGATATTTACAATCATCTCCTTTACATTCTACATTAGTATAAAGTATAACAGTAAATAAACCTTCCATAACTACTTGATTATCAAGCATTTTTCCGATTGTTTTTAATTTATAAGAAACAATATCTTCTCCGTCTTTTACATCTTCGATATGAGAAATATAATAAATAATTAAATCATCTCTTAGTTTTTTCCCTTCTTGAATTAATTTTACAATATCTCTAGCTAAAAGAGTAAATTTAGTATAACCAGTCTCTGTTGCTTTAGACATCATATTAAAAGTTTGAAGATAATTACTATCATCTATAACTAATTCTTTAATATGAGGAGCTTTTTCTGCTACTACTTTAATTTTATTAATAGTATCTTCTATACTTAAAGGTTCATAATAATTTTTATTTTCTGTATTGTATAGTTTTGAACTACCTTTAAAAGGTAATCTTTTACCTGAAACATTTATTAAATATGTTTCTTTTGGATCTAAATATTGAATTGCTGTTGATTTTCCACTGCCACTAATTCCTGCTATTGCTATAAATTCTGCCATATTTTTTGTTTATTTTATTTGTGTTTTAAAAATACAAATATAGTTATATTTCTTCAATATAAATATTATTTATTGGAAATAAATGTCTTTTTCCTTTATCATCTATTATACTATAATAATTTTCAGAAATATATAAAGTTCCTTGAATTTCTTTTATTTCATTTTTAAAGTAATGTCCTTGACTTATCATTAAAAAAGTTATTTTATATTTTTTCATTATATAATTTCTTTATATCTTCTATAGATACTTCATCTGAAAGGAATTTAGTATATAATTCTTTATTTCTTATAAGCCAATTAGTCATATTTATGTCTTTTTTTAATTAAAATATATTTTCTACCAGATATTATTTTTTCATGATCATTATACCATAGTAACCAATCCCCATTTTGTTGTTTTTCTAAAAAAGGTTTGTAATGATAATATAGTAGAATTAATGCAAATATTGTTATTATTATAATTTCCATTTTATTTCTTTTTGAATTGTTCAATAAATTCTTCTACATCTTTTCTAATAAAATTACTTTTATTTTTAGTTCCAAATTTATCATGCTGTTCTGCCAAATATAGAGCAAATTTCCATATTGACTCAACTTCTTCCTCACTATACATTCTTTTTTGTTGCCATTTAGCACCATTGACAAAAATATCTCTTTCTTCTTCTAATAAATCTTCAGAAGGATTGTAAGGGTCAGTAATAATTTTCGGATATAATCTTAACGCAGCTTCTTCAGGTGTTTCTTTATAGTCAGGGTGTCCTTTTTGAACAGGTTTATCTATCCAAAAAATTTTATTATCTTTACCACCAAAAACTCTTGCTTCTTGTTTAGGTTCTTCTTTTGGAATTATTATTTTGTATTTTATTAAATCCATTTTTCCAAATTCTTCAAAATAATTTGTAGTTTTAACAAACTCACAACAGGTATTTTTAACAAACCATTCTAAAAACTCATCATCAATAGCTTGTACACCATCTTTAATTAACAAGTCATCTGTTGTAAGTATGATTTTAAGATTGTTTTTTAAATCCTTTTGTTCCCAACTTAAAGTTCCTTCTCTTTCTGAAAGTTCTTTAATATTATGTATTGGAAAACTATTAAAGTCTGACATAAACCAATCTCCTTCTTTAATTTCTTCATCATTAGTGATAAACAATTCTTTTCCTATTTTATAGATATTTCTTTCCATGATGTGTTATTTAAAATATGTGTTATACATGATTCACTTACATTATACTCTTTAGCTAATTTTTTAGCAGAATACTTATAAGGAATATACTTTTGTTTTATTTCTAAAACTTGTTCTTTAGTTAATAATGACCTACCATTTTTTTCTCCTGAATATGCAACTCTATGTAAATGAAGTTTGTTTAATCCATTTTTAGATGCGTGAATATGATTTTGAGAATTAGTACACCATTCAAGATTATCCATTCTATTATTGGTTTTGTTACAATCTATATGGTTTACTTGTGGATAATTGTTGTTATTAATAATGAAAGCTTCTGCAACTAATCTATGGACATACTTGTTTACTTTCTTATTGTTAACTGTAAATCCAACAGTCATATACCCAAGATTGCTTTTAGATTGAACACAAAGCTTACCTTTTCTTATATAAAAAATTCCATTAGGTTTATTAACTATTCTATCTAAACTTCTAACATTTTCAAAATTAGAAACTTGATAAAACATTTCATAACCTATGATATCTTTCCATATTTCTTGATTATTCATTCTCAATCTCCTTTTTAATTATCATTCTCACATAAGCAGAAGTAGATAAACCTAGTGATTTAGCTTTTTGTTGTAGTTTTTCTTTGAGTTCAAACTCAATCCTGATTGTTAAGTCTTTTTCTTTTATCATAATGTTATATATTTTATCCTACAAATATACAACAAATAAATTACAAAACCAAATTTATTTATCTAAACCTTTTAAAAATATTTTACCTATGGAATTAGGTTTTGAAATTCTAATAGAATTAGGATATGTACCTTCAAAATTTGTAGATATTAAATTATTCCATTGACTTTCCCAAACTCTACCATCATTAGTTTCTTTTAAATGATTATAAATTTTTAAACAATCTTCCGCATCTGATTTATGTTCTGATTTGAGTTGTTTATTTAAACTATTTAATAATTTTCCCATAACCTACTTGGTTTATCTGTTTCTATTAAGTATACATTTCTCATAATTTCTCTATTTCTTGTTTAGTTTCTTCATAATGTACAATATCTAATTCTGTTACATCTCCAAATGTTTTAGCATATTTAATTGTTTCATTTATTGATATAATTGCACATTGTTTAATCATTTGTTTTCTAATAGTTCTATTTATTATGCTAGAAATCTGATGTAAACCTTCTTTATTAAATTTATCAAATAATTCTTGTGCTTCTTTTTGTGCTTCAGTTATCATTGTCTTTCTTAGTCATATATTGTTGCATAATATAAGCATATAAAGTACTTTGTATACCAATTTCTCCTACTGAATATCCAGGAATTGTTAATTTAACTACCATAGCTGTTGTAATAAATAATAGCATAAATAATCCAAATGTTTTCATATTTTTATATATTTTAATAAGCAAAACCTAGTATTTTACTACTAGGTCTTACTAAAATGAAAAAAAAAAACAACTTATTTATTATCCTCCAACATTAGCTACTACAGGAGCAGGTTTTGCTGAGAATTGAGTTTTAAAGTGTGTTAAGTCAAAATCTTTAGTATCTTCTTTAATACCAAATATACTTAGTAGTGTAGAAGAATTGATGTATTCTTTAGTATCATCTACTAAAGATAATTTATATCTTACTTCTCCTGCTTCATTTGTTGTAGATACTATTTCTGAAGTAATTAGTAGATTTGTAATATCATCTCCTATTTTATAATTTTTAACTATTTCATTAGAATTTTTAGAGAAATAGATATTTTGAGAAACTGTTTGTTCTCCTACTTTACTTAGAAAAGTAATATAGTGATATTCAGAACTGTTTTGTCTTAGTCTAGAAAAAGATACAATAGTACCATTTTCTATTAGTGATTTTAGTGATATTTTATTCATAATTTTTTTTTTATTTAATTTTTAATTATTTAATAGGAATATTCATAACTGTTGATGAATTTCCTGTAATTGTTGTAGGAAGCTTTCCATCCCACTTATCAATTGCCCATTCTTGAATAATTTGTGGTGTAATACCTTTTGATCTTATAATATTAGCTTGTGCTTCTAATTCAGCTAATTCATTTCTTTTTCTTTGTTCTAAAATTTGTTGATCTAATACAGAAATATTAGTATTTACTTCATTTCTATTATCAATTTTAGCTTTTACTTTATCAGAAAATTCTAATTGACAAGAAAATGTTTTTAATTCTAGACCTTTTTTTGTAAATTCTTCAGCTACAATCTTTTGTAAAGTTTCTTCAAACTTTAAAGAACCTCCAGTAGCCATTAATTCATCTGTAGTATATTTTCTAGATTCTTCTTTCATTAAATCGTAAATCTTAGTTTCTAAGATATTATCTTCTAAAGAAGTCATAAAATCATCTCCAGAACCTAAATGTTTATTTTCAAATACTACATCTATAGCTCTTTTTTCTATAACTACAAAAGAATAAATAGGTTTAGAACTAAATTCTGTATTGTCAGAAGCTTTTAAATGTAAAGCTTTATCTGCAAAATCAGCTCTTTGTTCCCATAAAGGTACTTGAAATAATTCTGAACCAGGAGAAAACATAGTAGAAACTCTACCTTTTACTATAGAGAAATCATCTTTTCCTGCTTTACCATAATTTTCCATAAGAACTCCTACATAATTAGGAGCTACTCTTTGACAAGAAAATAAAAATATTGTACTTAATAATAATGTAATTGCTAATAATTTAAAATTCTTCATAATTTTCTGTTTTTTTTAATTGTTTAATATTTGATTTATTTCTTTTTTAAATATGTATTGAGTACCTAAACATAATCCTATTGCAGAAAATATTCCTACCCAAGGGTTTATATGATTAAATATCCAATTGCATAAAAAAAGTAGTATTAAAACTAATACTACTTTTAATATAATTTTTGTGATCATTTTGTATATTAATTTAATTTACTAATATTTGGTTATTTTCATGATCAAAAATAGCTTTTTTGTTAGTATCTTGTATACTATTTAGTACACTTAAATATCTAATTGCTTTTTTTGTTGCATTTAATTCTCTTTTTTTAGAGATAGGAAAATCTTCACTTACTGTTACTCTAACAGAAGGTTTATGTATTTGAGTACTTGATACTAATACATATGATTTGTTGTTGTGTATTACTAATCTTTTTTTCATTTTTATTTTTTTTAATTGTTTATTTGTAATTTTTTACTTTAGATCCAAAGTTCTATAGAAGTTGTTAAAGATTCTTTAAGTTTTATTTGAGATACATTAATAAATTCACTTTTTAATTTAATTTGAGAACCGTCCTTTAATGTCCAAGAATATTTATAACCTTTTTTATTTTTTATTTCAAACCCATCTTGTTCATTTTGTAGTATATAAAAATTATCACCTTCTTTAGTAATTTCTCCATCATCTATAAAAGTACCATCTATATAACAAGTAATCTTTTTACTTACCATATCATCTGTTATTTCTGTTATATCCATAATTCTATTGATTGTGTTAAAGGTTTAAGATTTATTAATCTGTCACAATTATTTTTATCTATTTGCCAAGAATAATTATAATTTTGTTTATTTTTAGCTGAATTCCCATCTTCTACATTTTGTAATATATAATATTTATCTCCTTCTTTAATAATTTTACCTTTTTTTATAAATCTATAATATAAAGTACAACTTACTTCTTTTCCTACTAAAGATTTTACTAATTCTATAGTAGTTTCTTCTTCTTGTTTTGTTATATCCATAACTCTATATTTTGAGGTTTAGGTATTATAGGAGTCCAATCATTGTTATTAAAATAATACAAACATTCTTTAATACTATATCTAGAAAATTCATAATTATCTCCAGTATTTATGAATTTAAAAGGATATATATTAGTTATCTTATAAGTATTATCAACAGTAGTAAATTGAAGTCCTACATAAATATCTTTTTCTGTATATACATAATTTTCTTTTTTCATATTTTTATGTTTTTTTTTGATTTTAAAAAGAAAAAACCCTACTTAGCTTTTTTTAATTTACTAAGTAGGGAAACTTTATAAAAATGAAAAATTATTGTATATATTCTGTTACAGATTCTGCTATTGATTTTAAATCATTAGCTAATCTTTCTTCTTCAGAGAGGTGTTTAGAAAGATTTTTAATAGCAGATTCAATTTTTTCAATTTTTACTTTATTGATTAATTCATGAATTGCTTTATCTATAATCTTTTCCCATTCAGAAACTGTTTTATTAGCTACTTTAAAAGGAGCTATATTTTTGTCTTGTAGACCATATCTTTCTACTTCTCTATTATAAGAATCATTTCTTGTATGTAATGCAGAAGATATTTCTAAAAGTCTTCCTACAGTATTCACGTTTTTAATATTATCTCCATTATCATAACTAATATCTAAAGATATAGAATCTTCTCTATCACCTTTTAATATTGCTAATTGAGTTTTTAATTGTTCTATAGTTACAGATACTTCTTGACTGTTTTTAGGAATTACTAATGATGTAGTGTTTACTGTTGCTACTGTTGTTGTTCCTTTTTTACTTGTTGATTTAGTTGCCATAATTTTTGTTTTTTAATTTAATTTAATATTGTTTAAGAATAACTATTGTTTTATTTTTTTAATTTTTAAGTTTTTTATAAAATACAAATTCTTTATAATAACCAAATCTATCTTTTCTTTGATAAATATATAATTTATCAAAACTATTAGGATTTTGAACTCTTTCTTTATAAAGTTCTATATTAATAGTTTTTAGTACTAATGTAGAGTCTTTAGTTATATAAGTAGTATCTGTAGAAGCAAATGACATAAGAGTCATTATACATAAAAATCCTATTAAAAGGATTATGTAAAAAGTTTTTTGTTTCATTTTTTTTAAGATTTTTTAAATTGTTAAATAATACTAAATCATTAAAACTTGCAAAAAATACAAATTTTAATAATATATTTTTCATTAAAAACCCCCTACTATATTACTATAATAGGAGGATAAAAATGAAAAACAAAACACTAATTGATTATAAATCAACTAGTTAAGTGGAGATGTTGGGATTCGCAATTTTAAATAATAATTTGTTTATTAATTAAATTTTGATTATATTTACATATGCAAAAATATAAAGAAAATCGAAGATTAATAAAAGTTAATTGTGATCATTGTGGTAATTCATATGAAAAACCTGAAACTGAATATTTAAGAAATGTTAGATTAAATAGAAAATCTTTTTGTTCTAGAGAATGTACAGGGTTACATTTTGTAGAAAAGACTATATTATCTAAAGATTCTAAAGAAAAATCAAGATTAAGTACTATAGAAAGAAATAAATTAAAATCTTTTAATCCATTTAAATTTTATTTAAAATGTGCTAAAAGTAGATTTAAAGAATGTAATTTAACATTAGAAGATTTAAAAGAACAATGGGATATACAAAATGGTATTTGTATATACTCAGGAATATCTTTAATATTAAATAGTCATATCAATAAAAAGAAAGATATAATACATTTAGCTTCTTTAGATAGAATTGATTCTTCTTTAGGTTACATAAAAGGTAATATTCAATATGTTTCTCAATCAATTAATTATATGAAACATACTATGTCACATGAAGAAACTTTATTAGTGTGTAAATTAATAACTAAAAATTATTTAACTAAAGGTTTCCCTTTAGATTAGACTATATCATCATCTGTTCTAGATGTTGGAAGCTCTTGCCTGTTATTAAGTAGATTTACTACTCAGGTAGTCGTTGCACCTTTTAAGAATTTATTCTTAACTTGGCTCAGGATTGACATATCATTTCTGACACAGTTTTCCCTGAATTCATCCAATTTTTAACATAATATCCCTATTATGTGGGTCCAAATTTAAACCCAAGTCTTGTTACGCCAATTATAAAGAAATTTATTTATAAGCTTAGGATAATCAAAGTTTATCTTACTACTTTAGATTCCAATAAAGAATTGGGACCAACCACAGAGGGTTAGACTACCACCATCTTATTTTTTAAGAAAAATAAGAAAAAACAATTTGTAGTATTCTGTTACTAAGCTACTACAAGCTCTTCTGTAGATACAAAATTCATTGCATCTTCAAAACTAAAATCAGATTTCTCTGCACTTATTGATTATATGTAATTTTTAAAGTGTAATCATACTACCACTTGCTTAATTTCTAAACTTTTGTGTCCAATCTATACCTTTCACCCCCATAAATTTTTTATAAATTATGCGATAATACTTCTTCTTTACTATATATTAGTATAAAAAGAAAGTAATATTTACTTAATCTATAAGTTTCTGTATGTTTAATGTCCCCATCTAAATAAGTTTTAACTCTTTTTTGATAAATGGTTTCTATTTTTTTAAACATTTTATTTATTTTAATTTTTTAAAGAAAAGACAATTATCTGTATATATCCTTTCCAAATAGGACTACTTCCTAGCAGCTACTCTAGGTATTCTCAGCTGTAATTTAGTATATTTATATTAAACGTAAACATTTTGGATTATGTTAATAATATTCCATGACTCTGTTCATGGAGTCCTTGCAATCAGACCATTAGGGTGTTAAATCACCAAGTATTATTTGTTTAATTATAAATTATATACAGAATAATTGTCTAAAATTTTAAAGATAATAAAATATTGTTTGTTTATAAGTTCTTCTTATTAATTTTATTAGCCTATAGCATTTAAAATTTAAGTAAACAACCTGGAATTAACTTTATTTAGAGCTTCCAGAACTTTCTCTCTAATACAATATTTTATTACTTTTTTAAAGAAATAAACATTTCTACAATTGTTACAACTCAAATGGCTATTTGTAATTATATCACAGTTTTTGCAAATATTACTTTATTAGCTAATTATTTCATATACAACAGCTTTATGTTGTCTTATAACTGGCTATTTTATAATTAATCACATTTTTATTTGTTTGACAATTTATACATTTAAGTATAGTAGAAATGTTTAAGTGTTTTTAGTTAGTTTAATATTGATTTAATATCTACTAACAATTCATCAGTAGAATAAGTTCTAAATTTATTAAACATATTTAATAATTCATTAATTTGTTCTAATTGATTATCTGATATATTTAAATATATTTCTTTTAAATACTCTATAAATTTAGATTTATCTTTATTTATAGAAAATAATTCTATTATTTCTTCTAATTCCATTGTAATTATAGTTTAAAAAATTAAGAATATTGGAGAGCAAAAGATATTTTACCTTTTTGAGAGGTATAATCTTTTATTAGTTTTGCTCCTTTAGTTATTTGTCTGTTAACAAATTCAATTATTTTAGACATTGTCCAAGATAGAGAGAATTTCCAAATGTTTGTTTTTTTGTTATATGATCTTTTCATTTTTATTAATTTTTTTTTGTTTTTAAATTTGTTTATAAATAATTGATTTTTTAAGTAGTAACTCTAAACATAGGTTTACCTAAATTATGTGAATTAATAATATCATTAACCCATTCTTTACCTCCTTTAGATATGTCAGTTTTAGTCCAATAATAATTGGCATCATGTAAAATTTGTAATTTTTCTAAAAAACTACTGTCCATACTTTGCATCCATTTTGGTAACTTTTTATATAAATCTGGATTATCAAGAATACTTTTAATATCAGTATTACTAGAATCATCCATTTCTAAACATAAATCATTAGGTAAAAATATACCTATTGCACATCCTGAAGACTTAGGTTTATTTTTTTGATAAGAATAATTACAATTACCATTAGCAGATAAACATCTTAATTCTTTAGGATTTTTAGAGAAATGTTTTACAACTATTTCTAACATATTTCTTGCTTGTATTTTGTTCATTTTTTTTTTTAGTTTATTTTTAATAATTGATTTTTAAGGTAAATATATGCTTATTAAGTATAGTATACCAAATCCTATACATACTGTTGTTACCCAAAAAAACATATAAGCAGGATAATATAAATTTGTACTATTAAATTCAGTTCTAAATAAATAATATCCAGAACAAAAATATAGTATTCCTAGTAATATAGATAATGTTATCATTTTTAAAATTTTTTTATAATTTGAATTAAATAAATTGGATTTAAAGCCTTTTGATAGTTTATAATATCTATACTATCATTTCTACTATTTGTTTCTTCTATAGTATTATAAAACCAAATAAAGAATATATTCATTAATACTATAGATAAATATAATATATGGAATAATAGGAATAAAGTAAGTAATATTTTCATTTTTTTTATTTTAAAGTTTAAAGATTTTTAGATAATTCTACACAAAAGTTTACTAATACAAGTCCTGGTATCCACCAAACAATATATAATAGTATGAGCCAATAGTTTCCTACAGCAAATGCTAGTATAACAGGAAATAATATTACTATGAATATTATTATTAATAAGATAAGAAATATAAAGTTTTTCATGATATTGAAAATTTAGGTTTTATAACTCCTCCCAGAAGTATATATATATTTAAAATTAAAATTAACCCCTTTTGTACTTAGTTGTAATAGAGATACCATCAAAGTATTTACTTCAAGCCTTGCTTCTTGATACATTGACTTATTTACTCTACTCCTATTTGTAATTCACCTAAGTAGTATATCTAGGTTACATATTACAACTACTTATTTTATGAGAATAAGCTAGTACAAAAGGGAAAATATATATATAGGTATAATATATAAATAATATTAACACAACATATAATAGCAAATTTAGCTAAAATAGTGTATTTTTAGGGTAAAAAGAACATAAAGTATTGATAATCAATACAATATATAGAGTAGTAATGCTACCAAACATAATATAAAATATTATTTCACTATAGTAAAACTATTATGTATTATAGTAAAGTTTTAAAGTAGATAAACAGGATAGAGGGTAACCTGGTACTCCTCTACTAATATTTTTAGCATTTTAAACTAAAAAACTAACTATTTTACTAATATTTTTAGTAAATTGCTAATATTTTTAGCAAAATATAAACTGTTTAATACTCTAAAATATGCTATACTTGATTATCAATTAGTTATGTAAAAAGAGTTAAACAAAATATGACTAAAATGAGTAAAAAGTAAATTTTTCTCTAGGAGAAAAACAATTTATTTCCTCAAAATAGCCTAAAATGACTACATTTTGTTTAACCTATAAACATTGAGTTCTTTAAAAATAATTGAGTTTAGGTTTGATATTATCTCCCCTAAAACTCAAAAACTTAAATAGATTCAAGAACACTTCTTAAAATATAAGCTTGTTCTTTATTTAGGATTAATTTTTGATTAGTAAGTGTAATAATAACAGAATTATTATCAATACTAATATTAATTTTATCTAAATCAGAGTCAATTATTGCATCAGAATACATTTTAAGAGCATGTTCTACAGTGTCAAAATAATTAATTATACATTGCTCTTCTGAACAAGCTACAGCTATTGTATTTGTAAATTCATCTAATAATATAGTTTTCATGATTTTTAAATTGTTTGTTTATTGAGTTTAAAAAAATAAAGTAAAAGTAGACAAAAAATTAACCTACTCCTATATATTAATAATAAGAGTAGGTTTTTTGTGTTTTACACCTAAAACTTATACGCAATTCCCCTGGTATATAGTATAAGAAACTGGTGTCCTCAACAACTTGGAAAGTTATTAAGTTTTTTGTTTTATCCCTCTGCATTCAAGTTGTAATAATTTATTAACCTCAACCAACAGAATCATAAAGTGTACACTTTACTATACTGCATAGGATATGATATGGCTTTATTATATTACAACTTGCTCTACCTTGGGAATAGAGTTATGATGCATTAATAAAAATACCCTCCACAACACTATATTACTATAGTATTGTAGAGGATAACTTTCAAAAGAAAGAGAAAGTGGACTACATGTCCACTTCTACTTTCATACTATTTACAGATGTTTCTGCTCTTTCATTTCTCTTAATCCAACCTGCAATCACTGCACTCTCAGATTCTCCCTCCATTACAAGTAATGTTACATGGTTGAATTCTTTACCCTCAACCTCGTATGTTGGGATTTCATCAAATCTTACAAGTCTACCTTGTGTTTTCTCTCCCTTGTACATTTCATTGTACTCTGCTACAGATACTGGAAATTTTCCATTATCATCAGCCCAAACTGTGTGAGTTTTGTTTACAGGTGTTAATCCATTCAACAATGTCACGTCTGTTTGATAAAACTGTTTACCACTGCTAGTAACATTTACTAATCCATTTACTCCTTGTTCATTTGCTATAGTCTTAGTTTCAGGATTATTACTAAGTCTTGCACCTTTTAAAATAACTGTTGCCATTTTGTTTAAAATTTAAATATTTATTTAAAAATTCAAATATCCCCTACATTCATAGGCGGTATACCCAAACCCTAATTTTGAATAGGGGTAGTAATGGTGACCAGGTTCCAATTCACCTACACATTTAACATTTTCAAAAAACAAAAAAAAAGTAAAATGGGGTAGGGGGGGTCTCTTTTTATAAAAACTAAGTATAGGGGGATAAAAACAAAGAAAAGTATAAATATATTTGTATATATAGTATAAAAGTATTATCTTTGGGGTTTTAAATATAAAATAAAAATCATAATTAATATGAAAAAAATTAAAATTAGGTATATTATACAAGATATGTTTAATACTAATACTGAAAAAATGGAAAGGGTTTATTTTTTACAAGAGAAGAAATATGGATTATTTTGGAAAACTATTAGTTATAAGGATAAAGTGGTAGATTCTAATGGCAAAGTTCATACTTCTTTTTCCTATGAAGGTCTTTCTAAAACAGAAGTTTTAGATAAAGTAATAATTGGTTACTATGGATTTAAAAGTGGGTCATATTATATAATCAATTATCCAGATATTTATGTAAGTGAATTAATTATAGGAACAATAAAATTATAAAGAAAATGATATTACAAGGAAAAATAGAGTTTGATAGTTTTATGTTTGACTTAAAACCTAAGTCTAACTTAAATGAAAATTTAGAACTTTTACTAAACCATCTTATAAAGAAGAAAACCTTTATGGTAGATTTTAGAGAGGGTGTTATTATTAAATATGATAGAGTAGAAATAGATATTGTGGGGGATAATTGTTATTTTAAAATGTTTGTCTCTAATCCTGAAGAAATTTTAAAAGATAAAATAGTATTGAAACTTATGAATAAAGAAGTAGATATGTTACAAATGTTTAGGGTTCAAACTTCTGGTTTTGATGGAGATTCTCTTGATGCTAGAGAATTAGGTTTTTGTAGCTTTAACTTAACAAGTATTATATAATATGGAAAAAGAATTATACTATACACCTAAAATTACAGATATTAGGATTGGCTATGAATGTGAAGTAAATTGGAGTAGAGGGTATTCTGAAGAATTTATACCTTTAAATACAAGGTTAAAGGATGAAGAGGGTGTTTATTGTCCAGATTTAGATGATATTGTTATAGCTCATGATGATGGTTATGCAGAGTTTAGGACACTTTACCTAACTAAAGAACAAATAGAATCTGAAGGTTGGGTATATTCTAAAGATTCTAATTCTTTTATTTATGATATTAAAAATACAGATAGTATTAGTTTTACCCTAATAATAACGGGGGATGGTAACAGATTTGGATTTAAAACAATAGTTATAACAAAAAATAGCAGTTGGAATAGTTATCCTGTTTATCATGGTATATGTCCAAGTATTAATGAATTTAGATATATAACTAAAGAATTATTAAATATAAATTAAAGTATAAGATTATGAAAATAGCTTGTGGAAGATGTTGGGATAGAAATTGCAATTGTACTAAAGAAGAACTTTTAGAACATTCTATTAAAAATTTAGATATTAGAATCTCTAAATTACAAGAAGAAATAGAAAATTTAAATTTAGGAGGGTATAAAGTGTTAGAAGATGTTACTGTGGAAGATTGTTCTACTTTTTATTTAGATGGGTTTGTATTTAAAACAGGAGAAAGACTTGAAACTTATCAAAGTAATCCTGTAATTTCTATATTTTGTGTAGCTTACCCTAATAGATTTAAATTACTAACAGATAGTTGTAATCCTGTAACTATAAAGAAAGGTACTAGATTTTATAAAATAATAAGTTTTTGTTCTGAATAAAATATATTTTCTCTTCATCTAATTGGCAGGATACCTCACTTTGACTGAGGAAATTTAGGTTCAAATCCTAAAGAGAAAACTAAAAATAACTAAAAATCAAAAATATGAAATTAACAGAATTTAAAGATTTACAAGAGGATAAACAATATTCTAGTTTTAGTTGTAGGGAAGATGAAGTAGAATTAGTGTATAATATTGTAATGAAAAATCTTTGGTTACAAAACCATTTAAAACAAAATGGTTGGTACTTAAAAATGTTTCCTGAAGATCAAAAATCAAAACCTAAATATTTCTATATAGAAACTAGTGTGTTTGAAAATCAATAAGTTATAAAATGTTGATAACTTTTTTATGTAAAAAGCATACTAAATGTCAAAAATTCTTTGTAACTTTACCAAAAATTATTAGATAATGGATAAAATATTAAAAGTAAGAATTCCTATATTCTGTAACAATAAAAGAGTTTCAGATAAAATAGAAAAAGAATTAGAGGGTAAAGAGGAAGGTGATATAGTAAAGGTAGAAATAGCTCCATCAGATTATTCTGTTAGAGACTTAGTAGTATATGGAGATAGTATAAAAGGAATAGTTTTGATACCTTATGCATTTGATGAGGTAAGTTTTGAACAAACAGAGATTATTATCCCAGGTATAGATATTACTTTTACTTCTCCAGAATCAGTAGATACTTTAGATGCACTTATAGATTCAGTATTAGGAATATAAAATATAAATATGAAAGCCCAAAAGATACAAATTACAAAATATTCTTCTTCCTACATAGATTCTGTTAGATTCTATATAGAGTTGATTTGCCTTATAAAGAACATAAGAATTACTTCTAATGATAACTTGATTATAAGTACCTTTATGATAGAAGGATATAATGAGTTTACAAAGACTAAGATTATAGAGGAGTTAAAACTTTGCAAAAACAAACAAGTCTTAACAAACTGTATATCTAAATATAGAACCCTAGGGATACTAGTAAAAGATTCACATTCTGAAACTCTCTGTAAAGAATTGAATATGTCTCTAGCTACCCAATTAAACCTAATAGAATTAAAATTATTAAATAAATAAAAGTATGCAAAAAGTAAACACAGTTGTATTAGAACTTAGTCACTATCATAAATTACTTAGAGATAGTACTTTATTAGAGCATAATCACATTGCGTATATAAACAGATGTAGTGGAGATAAATTCTTTGTTTATACAAAAGAAGATATGTTACTAGAACTTATGAAAAAACATGAAGAACAATTAGCTGACAATTGGAAAAAAGAAAAAAGACTACTAGATGAAGTGAGTACTTTAAAAGAAGAAATAATGCTATTAAAAAGAATTATTAATAATAAACCCCAACCTCAACCAAAAAAGAATTTTTTTGAGAAATTTTTTAAATTAATTAAATAAATAAATAAATAAAAAACCAAATTATGCAATCAAAATATCAAAATGCCAGATTTAACAAAGGACATATCTTAGTAAAACAAATTATGCCCCCTAAAAAAACAGAATCTGGAATTATTATCTCTGCTGAAGATGCTGTTTTAGAGACACAAGAAGCTTTCTTTAAGGGAGAAGTTATTACCAAAGCTGAAGATGTTACTTTCTGTAATGTAGGAGATACTGTTCTTACTTCTTATGCTTATCCTAAAGTATGGGGTGAGAGAGATGAAACAGCTAATGAGAAAGTTTTATTTGCTCTAATTAAGGAATCTGAAATTATAGCTGTACTTTAAAAATAATATATGTTTGGAAATATTCCTGATTTAATATATAAAGTAGTAAAAGAGTGTGATTCCCCTATAGGTAAAGATATAGGGGAAAAAACTCCTACTCAATTACATACTGCTATATATACAGAATTTTGGAAGGAAGTTATAAAGAGAAAACAATTCTCTCCTTACACTACAATAGAATTACCAAAATTAGGAGTCTTTGATGTATCAATGTCTCCTTTAAAGAAATTCTTACATTCTTCTATTATAGAGTTGAGGAAGATGAAACCTAGAGTTAGAAGACTCAAACAACAAAAAAATATAGTAGTTGAAGAACATAAACTTTACCTAGCTTACACAGATCTACAAAATAAAGTTAGAATAGCTTGGCAACAATTAGAAATTCTAAGAAAAGTTATAATCATTAGAACTATAGCTTGGAACCAAAAACTAAGAGAGAAGGGGGAATCTCATAGAATCATAATAGACTATAAACCAACAGATTATACGTTTGTTGAATACTTTATAGAACACAAAAAATTACCCCCTATTGACTTTTAAATAAAAATGTTGTATATTTACAAATTGAATTTAATAAAAAATGTCTAAATTAACAGAATATTTAAAACTAATTCCTAAAGGGTTAGGACATCCAGCTCAAGTCCTTGAGGGTTGGATCAATGCATATAAACTAGATAACAATCAATTATCTGATAAAGATATAGAGAAAATTATATCTAGAAGGGTTATATGTGAAACTTGTCCTTTAAACTCTATAAATGCAAAAACTTCTAAAGAGTATAAAGAATTATATGGAGAAAACTACAAATCAAGTGTAGAATACTTACATTGTTCCATTTGTTCTTGCATAATCTCTAAGAAAACAGCTTGTTTAACTTGTCATTGTGGATTAGAAGAATATAATAATGAAAACCCAGATAACTTCCAAAACTTAAAATGGTAAGTATCTTTTAAATATAAAACTAAAACAATAAAAACTAATTTTTATGAATAATGGATTAAACACTATCCCAAACTTTAAAGAAGACAGACAAATCAAAAATATGATTCTCTCTAGACTAGATCAACTAACTAATCTTTATCCTATGATGACTTTTGCTCAACATATGAGTACTATATTTAGAAAAGAAGAATCAGATACTAGTCCTTACTTTTGGACTAACAAAACAACTCTCTCTAAGATAGAAAAATATATGGCTGAACTAGAGATGGATCCTCCAAAAGTATCTTTTTTTGATAAATATGATGAAGGAGAAGGAGAAGAATAATGGAAAATACAAACCCAAATACCCAAACACTTGATAGAGAGTCCCTTAAAGACTCTCTTTTGAGTAAATACAATTCTATACTAAAAGAGTATAATGAATTAGCTAAAGTAATAGAAGATAATGCTAGAAAAGGAAATCTTAATCAAGAAGACTTAGATAGATCTTTAAAAATCAAACTAGGATTTGTTTCTTATAAAGTTAACTTTTTAGAAGCACAAATGTTTACCTTATTACAAATTATATCTAACAACCTAGGATATGACCTTACTACTCTTTTAAATGATTCTCAACTCTCTCATTACTATATAATGAATAATCATGTATTAGATAACCTAAAGATTAAGGGAGATAAAATAGAAGTAAACCCTCAAATAGAAGAATTCTTAAAAACAATAAAACCAAATGGCAGTAACTAGTAAAAATAAATTTATTTTAATAGAGTTAGGATTAGCTGAAGAACAATTAACTTATTATAAGAAATTTCTACAAGATAATCCTTATGATAGTTTCGTGGATAGAATACAATGGAAAGAAACTAAGGGTGGAGGAGCTATGCCTCTTACAGTAGCTACAATAGAAGCTCAACAAAAAAACCATAGAGAAACTATGAAAGATTACCTAGCTCTTTTAGAAGTTATTAATAAACTAAGAACTGAAGATGAAAAAGTTAAAGTTTCTATGAGAAATGATCAAGAAGTTCCTGATATAATGAAATAATGAGTAAAAAAACATATACTACTGAACTTTTTTACAAAATGAATGATAAGGACATACCTTGGAAAAAAACAGATCCAGGGTATGCAGAGTTTTGGGAAAAAGAAAAATATAAAGTAGAAAGAGGTGTTGAAATAGATGGTTATAAAATGACTGGTTGGTTATATTGGCATATAAACCATTGGAAGATTAATGCTGATAAGATGACTGACTATGGGGAAATCATACCTGATATGGTAACTCCTGGTTTGAGGGATAATGAAATCATTTTAAATGAAGAATTAAAAACTGCTGAAAGAGAAAGAAAAGGAATAAGTATTATGGGACTTAGACAATTTGCTAAGACTACTTTAGAATCTTCTTATGCAGGGAGAGCAGGTATTTTATTTAAAGGTTCTCAAAATCTTATAATGGGTACATCTAGTGATGACTTAAATAACCTTACTCAAAACTTAGATTATGGTTTATTAAATTGTTCTCCTTATTTTAGAATACCCAGAATTACAAAAGATTGGGGACAAGAAAGGGTTTTAGTAGGACTAAAAACTAAATCTGGGGATAATATTGTACATTCTACTTTTGTCATAAGAAACACAATAGGTGGTAAAAATACAGAAAAAGGTGCAGGGGTTTCTAACTTAAAATCTAATATCTGGGATGAGATAGGTAAAAATGATTTTTTACAAGCTCTTATAGGTACTAAACCAGCAATGCTTTCTGAACATGGTTGGAGATGTTTTCCCATTTGTGTAGGTACAGGAGGAAATGTAGAAAAAGCTCAAGATGCTAAAAAATTATTTTTTAATCCAAAAGCACATACCTTTATAGAGCACTTACAAGAAGATGGTAGAACTACAGGTTTATTTTTACCTGGTTGGTTAAGACAAGATTGTAAATATCTTACATCACTAGGAAAATATCTTACAGATCAGGGAATTTTAAAAGATATACCTAAGGATTCTGAACTTTGGGATATTGATATTAGAGTTTCTGATAAAGAAAAAGGTATTAAAAAAATAGAAGAGGAGTTAGAAGAGTTTAAAAAAGAAGGTGATATTGAATCTTACAATAGATGGAAAGCATATTATCCTTTAAATGTAGATGATGTATTTTTATCAGAATCTCATAATAACTTTCCTGTAGAAGCTTGTAAAGCTCAACAAAAATGGTTAGAATTAAATTATACTGCTGAATATGTAGATTTATTTAGAAACCAAAAAAACAAAGTAGACTTTAGATATTCTGATAACAAACCTATATTTAAATTTCCAGTAAGTGCTAAAGACTTACAACATTTAGGTAAAATACCTTGTTCTGTATATGAACATCCAGATCCTGAAGCTCCTTTTGCTACATACTGTATAGGGATTGACCCTTACAATGAAAATGAGTCTTCTGATAAAGTAAACTCTTTAGGATCTATACATGTCAGAAAAAGATATTATAAACCTGGAGATCCTTTTGCTAATAAATTTGTGTTTTCTTGGACAGGCAGATGTAAAACTGTAGGAGAATTCCATGAACTATGTTTAATGGTTATGGAATACTATAATGCTATAGAAGGAGCACTTCCTGAGAATGAAGATAAAACCATGATACAATATGTCATAATGAAAAAGAAAGGACATTACTTTGCTAAATCTTTAGATCTTTCTAAACAAATTAATCAAAAAACTAAATCTAATAGGTTAATAGGACTTTCGGCTTCAACTCCAAATCAAAATCACTATATGTCTCTCCTAGTAGAAGATGCTAAAGAAGAAATTAGTACAATAGATGAAGATGGAAATATAGAAGAATATTTAGGAGTATCCAAAATATTAGATCCTATGCTTTTAGAAGAATATATACAGTACAAAGGAAAACCTTCTTCTTCTAAAGGTGTGCATGATGGTAACTATGATAGAGTCATATCAGCTGGACATGCCCTTACCCTAGCCAAATATTATGATGCTCTTTATCCTCTAGAAGGTTACAAACCTAAACCAACAGAACCTACTAAACCAGAAGTTAGAGTTCAAACCTTTTTTGGAGATATTGTACCTAAGTCTAAATCCCCTTTCAGATCAGAAAATCAAAGAACTCCTAAGACAAATATAAATTGGTAAATAACCAAAATAACTGATATTAGTTATCAATTCTAAAATATGGAATATTTTATGTAATATTGTGCTACAATAATTTATGTATTAATGACAAGTGCTATAGATACAAGCAAACCTTTAAATGCAGCTTTACCCAGACAACAACTACCTCTTACTAAGAAACTAGAAGAGTTGGATAAATTTGGTGTGTCCAAATGGATGAAAGATACTATGGATGCTTTAGAAGCTGTAGGAAGGTATCAGTTTGCTCAAAATATGGCTTTAAAGGAAAACTACAAGATAGTATCTAAAGAGTTTGATTTAGCCCATTATATGAGAAAGAATGAGTATGTAGATTTAGTATCTGCTATATCTCAAGAGTTTGAAATTCCTTCTCACTTAAAACATTATGATATTATAGGTAAGGCTGTTCAACTTTTAGTAGGAGAATACCTTAAGAGACCTGATATATTTTCTGTGGTGGAAAGTGGACCAGATGCTACTAATGAAAGATTAAGAGTTAAGACTGATTTATTACATCAGTTTATGATGGAAGAAATCCAAAGAGAAATAACTCTTAAGTTACAACAACAAGGAATAGACCCTAACAAGAAAGACTTCAAAACAGAAGAAGAAGCTCAACAATACCAACAACAAGTTCAAGAAAAATACCAGGAGTTAACTCCTAAGAATATTGAAAAATATATGAGGTATGACTACAGAACTTCTGCTGAAGAATGGGGACAAGCTGTACTTTCTAATGATAGAAAAAGATTTAACTTTAGAGAACTAGAAAAAGTAGAGTTTACAGATATGTTGATAGCAGATAGATGCTTTTCACATATGTACCTCACACCTACAGGTTATAATCTAGAATATTGGAACCCTTTAAATGTATTTTTCCATCAGCATCCAGATCTTCCACATATAGAAAAAGGAGATTATGTAGGTAGAGTATTCTATATGAACAAATCTACAGTAATAGATAGATTTGGTTGGAGAATGGCTGAAGAGCAAATTAAAAAATTATACCCTAAAGACTATAGAGAGACACAAGGAAATGTATATGGAGAGTTCTTTAATGCTACAATGTATCCTTTTCCTGCTTACAGAGATTATGCAAATGTAACTACTTCTATAGGATTTGACCCTTGGAATAATACTCCTGTAGGAAATCTTCCTACTTTGGGTTATGAAGACTTAAACACAGGTTTTCCTAATTTCCAATTTGCAACAGGAGACTTAGTTCAAGTTACAGAAGCTTATTGGAGAAGTCAATCTAGAATAGGTTACTTAACTATAGCTGATCCTGAAACTGGTGAAGCTACCACACAAATAGTAGATGAATCTTTTAACCCAAAACTTTTCAATATAAAAGAAATAAGAGACACCCCTCTTGTTAATTATAACGAAGACTTTCCTGTAAATAGTGTAGTATGGACTTGGCATACTCAAATATGGCAAGGATGTAAAATAAATGCTAATTTCTCTCAATCTACAGAAGATAGAGATAGAAATGCTATTTACTTTGATGTTAAACCTTGTCCTTTCCAATTCAAAGGGGATTTTACTCCTTTTGAACCAAAACTTCCTGTAGTAGGAGGTATCTTCAACAATAGAAATGCTAAATCCAATTCCCTTGTAGATCTACTAAAACCTTATCAGATATTTTATAATGCCCTTGTAAATCAAGCTTATGGTATAGCTCAAAGAAATAATGGTAAGATAGCTTTCTTAGATGTTAAACTTTTATCTAACTTTAAAGATTGGGGAGGAGAACAAGCTTTAGAAAAAGGATTAGCTATAGGTAGAGAGTTAGGAATTGTGCCTTTAGATACATCTGTTTCAAACACAGGAGGTTCTGTGCAATTTAATCAAACTACTGTTCTAGACTTAGGAGAAACTGAAAAAGCTATGCAGTTATTACAAATGGCTGCTATTATAGAAGATATGGGTTTCAAACAAATAGGTATTACCCCACAAAGACAAGGACAAACTCAAGCTTCAGAAACAGCTACAGGTATTCAAGCAGCTGTAATGAATTCTTATGCAATTACAGAACCCTACAATGAAAACTTCTATAACTATAAGAGAAGAAAACTAACAATGCTTATAGACCTAGCACAATATGTTGCTAGTACTAAAGGAGACATTACTCTGGACTATATAACTTCTGACCTAGGCAATGCTTTCATAAAAACTACAGGTACAGATTTACTCTTAAAGAATATGGGTGTAAATGTAGATAATGCTCAAGAAACTTTACAAGACTTAGATTTAGCTAGAAGATTAGCTGTAGAGAACAATACTACTAACCTACCTATGTCTAAACTTATATCTATCATATCTTTGAAAAACATCAATGCTATACAAAAAGCTTTGGAGGTTGCAGAAGAAGATCAAAGAAAAGAAGTAGAAGCTCAAAGACAACATGAGCAAGAAATGCAACAACAACAAATTAAAGCTCAACAAGAAGCCTTAGATAAAGCTCAAGCATTTGAAGCAGAACAAAATCAACTCAATAGAGAAGCTAAAATACAAGAAGCTTCTATAAAAGTAATGGGTTTTGACACAGATACTGCTGATAATAATATGATAGATGCTATAGAACAAGGTAAAATAGCTATAGAACAATCTAGACTTTCCCATGATCAATATATCTCTACCTTAGACAATTCTCATAAATTCTTAGAATCTTCTAGAAAACATTCTTTAGAGAAACAAAAATTAAGTTTACAAGCTAGAGACATTAAAGCTAAAGAAGATGCTTTTAGAGCTAAAACTCAAACAGAGAAAATAAAACAACAAACTTCTAGAGAACAAAATCAAAATCAGTTACAGTTAGCTAACAAGAAACATAAAACTGATATGGATGTTCTAAACAAAGAATCAAAACTAGCAGATAAAGAAGCTAAAAATGATGAAAAGTTAGGAAAGATAAAACTAGATATAGCTAAAGTTCAACTTAAAAATGCTAGAACTAAACCAAAACCTTCTAAATAATGAAAAAAATAATAGTTGAACCTTTTAATTTTCCCATATTTAGTTTTAAAGATAAAGAAAAATGTCAAAAATGGGTTAAATTAAATTATCCTAATGAGACAAAATTAATAGAAGACCTAGATAATGTATTTGGTATATTCTATCAATTTCCTGGTCCAAGTTCTTTTCTATTATTTTATAACAATAATACTACTTTAGATCATGAATTAATCCACGCTACTTGGTATATATTAAATTATGCTGGAGTAGAAATAGATTTTAACAATCATGAAATACAAGCTTATCTTTTTGAGCACATAAAAAGATTACTTACAACTTAAAGTATCATTTTAACATATTAAAGCAAAGTATTGATACTCATTTTTTTATATGAATAATATTTTGTAATATTGTATCACAAAACCAAAAAACCAAAAAAAATGTCTGATTTTCAAGTTGCCTCATTATCTGATGATGAGATTCAAGCTTTGTCAGGAGAGTCTTTAGATAATGCTCCTGGAGCTACTACAGAAACAACAGAAACTGTAGAAAACACCAAAACTGAAACCACAGTAATTCCCAATCAAACTTTAATACCTGGAGAAATCCCAAGTATGACAGAGGAGGAATTATCTGTTTTAGGTGCAGAACCTACTACTACAGAAGATACTCAAAAAGACTCTGGTAAAAGTAAAGATAATAAACCTACTACTGAGAATACAAAATCAACAGGTCTAGATAGAACTCAATACTATAAGATGTTAGTAGAATCTGGAGAATGGTTTCCTGTAGAAGATGAAAAAGGTCAACCTATAGAAGATTTAGAGCTAGATGATGAATCTTTTCAAGAACTAGCTATCAAACAAGCACAGTGGAAAGCTGAATCTGTTCTACAACAAAAAGAAGAAGAACTAGGAGAACAATATAAGTCTTTTTATGAGTTTATAAAAAATGGAGGTAGAGTTGAAGATTTAGCAAAATTTGAAGCTGACCAAAAAAATATAGATTCTTATGATCCTGAAGATCCTGATCATGCTGAAGAATTAATAAAAAATTATCAAGAAGCTTTAGGTGCTTCTGATAAAAATACAAAAAAATACATCGAGTTCTTAAAAGATCAAGGAGCTGAAGCTTTATCAGAAGCTGCTGAAGAAGCAAAAGAAGCACTAGTGAAAGCTATACAAGAAGATAGACAAACTCTTTTACAAGAACAAGAAAGACAAGCTAAATATCAAAGAGAATCTCAAGAAAAATACATAAAAACTTTCAAAGAAGCTATCTACAAAGATTCTACTCCTGATAGAGAAAAAAAAGAATTAGAAAAGTTTTATTTTGATACTAAACATGTAATTGAAGGTGGAAGAAAAGCTTCTGATTATCTTTTAAAAATACAAGAAATCCAATCTGATCCTGCAAAGTTTTTAAAACTTGTTAAAATGGTTAAAGACTTTGATTCTGTGGGAGATAAAAAAGAAATAGAAAAGGAAACTAATAAAAAAACTTTCCAACTTATAAGAGAAGGTAATATTACTAGAAAAAATACTGAGTTTCCTGAAGAAACTAAAAAACAAAAACAAACTTTTAACAGACCTACCACATTTGATAGGTTTAAATAAACTTAAATAAACAAATAATAAAAAAAATTATAAAAAATGGCAACACCTACTTTTCAGAATTTTGGCAATAACTTAGTAGTAAAAAAAGCAGATTATAGAATGTCTGGAGTTTTTACAGACTCAAACAACTTATTAAAGATGTTTGGAGATGATATTAGATCTACTCATATGGGAGTTCTCTCAGCATGGAATCAATGGTCTCTTATCTCTACACCATTATTGTCAATGACAGAATTACAAAAAAATACTATCTATTTAAATGGAGATGATGGAGAATTAACTTTCAACATGCCTTACCAATTAGATGGTGTTACTGTAAAAGAGGAAATGAGTACTGATATAGCTAAACCAGGTCAAGATGGTCAATTATTTGAAATCTGTTTAGGTGATGGTAATCTAGAACCAACTTTCCAAATTGGAACAAGAATTACTCCAGACTTCAGAGATGGACAAAATCTTTACATTGTGGATGTAGCATCTGCTCAAAGTGGTCAAGGTTTTATTTACAAAGTAAGACTAGTAACTAACAATAGAGATGAATACTTTGATAAAAAATATTTATCTGTAGGTACACAATACTTTAGAATTTCAGGTACAGGTGGAGAATTCACAGAAAACTTTGCAGGTATTGAGAACTCTTTTGGTATGATGAAATTAAAACATCAATTGGGAGGTAGAAGAGGTGTTGAGTATACTATCACAGGTAATGCTCAAAGATTGAATCTACAATTCAATAAAAATAATGGTACTACTCCTGTAGACTTTGTAGGAGGTAACTCTAACCTTTTAAATCCAAATGACCCTAATTTCTATATGGTTATTGGTGAAGGTAATGGTAAATTAGGTACTGATGGTATGCAAGGTATTAAACCTGGTACAGCTTCTTGGATGTCTATGGCTGATGCTCTTATCATGAAACAATTAATGTTAGATGAAGAAAGAGATCTTATGTGGGCAAAAGGAGGTGTTATACAAGGTGCTAGAAACAAATCTCAAATCATAGGTGAAGGTTTATACCAACAAATGAAAAGAGGTAACTGGGCTAAAATCCCTAGATACTCTAAACAAGCTTTAATGAATGTATTTGGACAAGTTTTCAGAAACAGACCAGACATTCCTGATTATATGAGAAAATTCAAATTACAAGGTGGTAGAGGTGCAGTTAATGAACTTCAAAGAATCTTTAATGAAGAATTAAATAGAACAGCTAATCAAGCTGGTGCAGTATTACAAGCAGCTGATCTTGGTATAGTTAAAAAAGTAGGTGAAATAAATGGTATATCTCAATTATCTTCTGGTTATAGAATGCAATCTGTATTCATCTCTGGTTTAGGTACTCTTGAAATAGAACATAACCCAGCATTTGATTCACAGTTCTCAAGAACTGAAGATGAACCTTATATTGGAGGTTTCCCTAAACATTCTTACACTTCTGCTATATTTGATGTTACAGACTCAGCATCAACAAATGCTGCTCAAGTAACTTCTCAAGTAGAATGGGCTAAAGGTGTAGATACTGGAGCAAATATTTACTTAGTAAGAAATGCAGGAATGCCAGGTACTAAAGTAACTTATATTGCAGGTAGAACATCTCCATATGCTCCTTCAGCAGGTAGAGGTAATGTAGCTTCAAGTAGATTTGATGGTTCTACAACTATCATGGAAAATCAATCTAATATCTGGTTGAAAGATCCTACAAAATCAATCTTATTTGAATTGTCTGCTCCTTACTAAGATATACTAAATTTTTAAAAAACCAAAAACCAAAAAACCAAAATGAACACTGATTCAACTATTGACTTATCTAAGTCATATCAAGTAAAACAAAGATACATTGAGAAAGATCCTTCAGGACTTTCTGATTACAAAAAAAGTTCTTACCCAGATACTAGTAAATTAATTTTTTGTCCTTACAATCATAACTTAAAAAAATTCTCTACAGGTTTAGATGTAACTCATCCAAGTGTATTGGTTTTAAAAGGTAAAGAAAAAGAACAAAAAATTAAAGAAATTACAGAGTTAAAACAAGACCTAGAAGATACTTTAGGTGTTGACTTATCTCCTAAATCTGAATTCTGGGATGATTTTTGTGTAGTTCTTGGAGATGATGCATTTGGTAATGCATACATGGACATCAAAGGTAAAAGTTATAATTTAAGTCCTACAGATAATCCTTATCATAAAGTAGCTCTTATTTTCTTAAAGTTTAACAATCTAGTACCAGGCACTAAAGAAGAAGCTGGAGATCCTAAGTTCAGAGAAGCTAAATACCTCTTAACAACTGAAGATGAAATAAACAAAGATGCTAGACAAAGAGTAAGAATAGATATAGCTAAAGGTAAACACTTATCTGAGTTATTTGGAGATAAAGTAAATTATGATAGAGCTTGGGAAATTGCTTATTACTTAGGGTACAAACCTAAGAGAAATATGTCTGAAGATCTTTTACAAGAGTTGTTATATGAAAAAACAATGATTGTTGCTCAAGCAGAAAAATTCAATAATGCTTGTTCTTTAAAGAATGAAGATATAATGACAGCAAATCTTTTCAAAAAAGCTGTAATCTTAAATATAGTTAAGTTTAATCCTACAGATAAATGTTATTTTAGAGGTGGAGTTAATTATAGAGATACTGAAGAAGGTTCTATTGAATTATTAAAATCTGATTCTTTTTCTACAGAATTAGCACAGTTGAGAGAAGCAGTTGATAAAAAAGCTAAGACTATGAAAAACCTTGGCTAAAAACTAAAGGTTTAAAATGAATCCAGAAATAGCATATCAGAAGTTTTTATTAAAAATAAATAAAGGTAATACAGAATTTAACATTCAATGTGATAAAGCCAGATTTGCTTTAATCATAAATGAAGTTAAAAATATCTGGGAGAATGATAAACTAAAGAATAAAGACTCTATCCTAATAGATGACATACAATCTTTAGTAGTTACAACCTCAAAAATAAATGGTATAGATAAAGGAGATTTTATAGAATTTCCAATAGACTCAAACTTTTTTGAATGTATATCTGTAACTTGTGAAGCTGTAAAAGACAAATGCAAAAAGGTAATCTTTTCTAGACCCTCTAAAGGTCAAAATAAAAACCTTTTAGAATTTGATGAAAACCAAAAACCAGACTTTGATTGGGAATGGACATTTCACCAAATAGCATCTAACTCTATAAAAGTATATAAAACAGATTTTACTATACCTAAAATAACTGTTACTTATTATTTAAATCTTCCAACTTTTGATATAGAAGGATACATTAATATAGACAACACAAATTCAACAAACCAACCTCTACCTATAGATGATAGGTTTATGGATGAAATCATAAACTATGCTGTAGAAGAATTCTTTAGAAGTTCAGAAAATTCAATAGGTTATCAACTAGCAGATAGTAGGAAAGTTAAACAAAACTAATTATAAAAATAAATTTAAACAAATAAAATAAAATGGCAACACAACCGTACAGAAATGCATTTATCACAAACTTAGGTTCTATTCCTTCTACAGGATCAACTTATGATTTAGGTGATTTTCAAATTGGAGTTTTCGATGCTAGAACTTATCAAGCAGTAACTACTCCTTCATATCCTACAAACAATGCTATTATAATAGCTTGGGGTAGAGATGTTAGATCTTTTCCTATGGGAATTGGTCTAACAAATGAAACACCAAAATCTCTTCCAATTAAAGCATCAAGTATTAAATCTTGGGTTGGTAATAAAAGCCAAGCACCTCAGAATATGATTGTAAGAATTGGTTATGATGGTGTGGATGCTACTAAAACTTTATCTTTACAAGAAGGTAAAGATATGAATTTCTACCTAACATTATCTGGAGCACCTATAGGAAATCTTTTAGGAGCTAGTTCTACTACTCACTACAATACATTAACTGAAGCATTTACTATTCAGTTACCTTGTACTGATGAATGTGCAGATAATTGTGGAGCTTTAGTAGATTGTAATGTAGTTGCAGATGCAATGATTGATGCAATCAATAAAAGAAAAACTATAGGTGGAGAATTACTTTCTAAATATGTAAGAGCTTCTAAAGTTGTATCTTGTGATACTCCAAGTGGTTATGCTACTGTAAACTGTACAGAATTTACTTTGGTTGTAGCTGATGCAGGTAATCAAGAAGCACTAGGAAGAGTTCAAGCTCAGTATATTGGTACAGCTGTATCTAGATTATCTAGATCAGGAGTTTACTCAACTTATAAATTAGTTGTATGTGATAGTTCTACTCCAACAGCTTTTGATTCTTCTGTTACTCCTACAATTCCTAATTGTACTACTTGTCCTTCTGGATATACTTTAGTAGATGGTTTGTATGCTTATACTGTAACAAGAACAGATGATGGTACTCCAACAGCATTAGCTACTTTTAAAACTGACTATACTGCAACAGCAGAAGAAAATACAGCAATAAGATTATCTCGAGCATTTGGTACTTCTACTTATGAAATATATTCTACAAGTGCAACTTTAGCTGCTGCTACAGCTGGGGATGTGGTTACTCTTATAGGAGATGTTCAAGCAGTTTGTACTCAAGATACTGCTACTTCTATAGCATGGACTGAAGGTGTTACTTGTACTAGAGCTTTACAAAGCTACTCTATATCTCTTAAAAATAATGTTTGTGGAGATGGATTCTTAACAGAATTACAAGCAGCTTATGATGGAATTGGTACTGTAACTCAAGGAACTACTAACACTGGTACTTGTACTACTCAATATTTCATAGAAATAGAAAGTGATAATATTTATTGTGATGATTGTTCTGACCCTACTTATACTTTTACAGCTCCTCAACCTTTTAATGGTTCTATATGGACTTTAGTAGCTACTGATGTTACTGGTGTAGGTTGTGTATGTGGAGTACAATTAGAAAGTGCTTATGTACAAAGAGATAGAAAAGAATGTTTTTTTGAAGCAGTTTCTTATGAAGTTGAACCTTTGTTTATATCTGTATCTAGTAAAAACCCTAATGATATGGATTATAGTGAACTTTGCTCTTCTGATTTCCCTGTAACAGTTGTTCAAGGAGTTAAATATGCAAAAGGATATGGTTCTAGTGTACTTTCTGAAAGAGTAGTATTATCTAACTTCTACTTTAACAGAAACTGGAATAGTGATCCTGCAACAAGAGATGCTATGGGATATGAATTAGGAATAGATTTACAAGGATACTATGATGAATATGTTTTGACATATACTTCAGAAGTAGGAAACTCTGGTATGGCTTCAGGTTTTGGACACTCTCAATTTGAAGAACATTCATTAACAGTGTACTTTCCTGCTGGACAAGGTTCTAGTTTTGTAAATGCTATCAATGCTTTTGTTTCTTTCCCAGGTTCAATAGTATCACCTATAGTTATCTAAAAAATACTCTAAATAAATAACCTATTATTAGGGAGGAATAAGGAAACTTCCTTGAACCTCCCTTTTTTATTGTTTAAAAATATAAAAATTAAAATAAAATGGCTTTCTTAAAACAACCTTCTAATTATAAAACCTCTCTTTTAGCTCAATTAAAACATATAGTTTCTAAAACTATGTATAATGATTTCAAAACTATTTTAGAACCTTGTTGTATTCCTTCTGTAACATATGATACATTTACTTGTGGAAGTAATACTAATGTAACAGGTGTTATATTTGAAAATGTATCTATATCATTTCCTAAATTAGCTGGAAACACTTGTAAAGTATTTATAGTAAGTTCTACAGAACCAGAAGGAGGAGTTATTAATACTATAACATTAGATTCTTTAGGTAATTGGACTGGAAATTTACAAACTTCTTGGTATAATTCTCCTTCAACAATAAATGTACAATTATTGCTTTTAGCTTTTAAGTCTAGAGTAGTATATAAATCCGATGTAACTTCTTTAACAGGAGTAGATAATTGTGATTAATATTCTTTTTTAAACCAAAAAAACCAAAATAAATCATGTCTTGTGGTCAAACAAAATGTACCAAATGTGGAAAAGCTGGAAAAGCTTGTAGTCTTGGTATAATAAATGGTATCTGTAGAATGTGCAGGGAACTTATAAATAAAAAATAATGGCTTTTAATAATACTTTTTTAGATTTTTCTTTTGTAAATACTCATACTTGTAATACTATAGGTGTTATGGATATATCTTATTATAATCCTGCTCAAACTATTACAGAACCTATTATGCAAGTATTAGCTCCAGGTTATACAAACCCTGTAGAATTAACTTACTATAAAGAAGGAGTAACTATTCTAAACAGTTCTAATCTAAATATAAAGAAAGTTTTAGATCCTGCTGACTATATAGAATTACCAGATGGTCCTTATACTATTAAAATCAGTATATGTCCTCATGATCAATTCTATAAAGAAAGAACTTTCTACAGAATGTGTAAACTAGAGTGTCTTTACTTTAAAGCTCTCTTAGAATTAGATTTTGCACAATGTTCTGCTTGTTATTCTAAAGATAAACTAGAAAAACTAAAATTAGCTGGATTATATATGGAAGGAGTATTAGCAAATACTAATGACTGTAATCTTAAAGAAGCTAATTCTTTATATTCTAAAGCAAGTAAAATATTGGATAATCTAATAAACTGTGATTGTAATGACACCAAATAATTGTGATTGTGGTTATTCTTGTGAAGATATAGAAAAATTACAAAGAACCATAGATAAAAAACTTTCAAAAAAAATAAATGCTTTTCATTCTTCTCAAAGATTTGATTTAGGAGGTACTATAAATAAAGATTTAGTTTTTAAAGTAGCTAAATATAAAGAACTCTTAGAAAAGATTAAAAATTGTGATACTTGTTTTAAAGATTACAAAATAGAAGATATTTTTAGTGTTATAAAAAATAAATTAAATGAGCTGTAAGACTTGCCAAGATTCCTTTTATAATTGTCCAGATGTAATTACTTCTGACTGTGTTTCATATCAAGGACCAGAAATACCTTGTTTAGAAATTTGTCCTGGAATGAAACTAACTACAGTTCAGGTTTCTATAGCTGAAAAGTTATGTGAATTAGTGGGAGCAACAAATGTTTCTACTATTGTTCTTCCTCCTTGTCTAGTGACAGCTTGGGGTACTAGAGATAAAACTATCCTTGAGTTTATACTTTTTCTTTTAGAAGAATCTTGTAATCTACAATCTCAAATAGATACTCTAAATACAGATTTATCTACTTTTGAACCAATGGTAACTGTAGACTATAAATGTTGTGCAGATAGCCCTTGTGTTACTGTAGGGACTGTTACAGTATCTGAAGCTATACAAAATGTATTAAATTGTTTATGTGAGTTAAAATCTAATTTAGGATTTGAATTATGTCCTGTTCCTACAGGTAAATCTTTATCTTGTATGGTACAAGAACAAGCTACTACAATAGCTAATTTACAAACTAGTTTAGCTTTACAATCTGCCCAAATAGGAGTTCTAATAAGACAAGTAAATTGTCTAAAAACTCTAACACTTGGAGGAGGATCTTGTGTGTAATACAAAAAATAAATAAATATGTCATCAACTAATTGTGGAGGAACTCCAATATATAATAATCAAGGTACTAGAATAGGTCAACCTAATTGTACAGATTGTCCTGATGAATTTGATTGTGTAAATGTTGTACAAGCAAAATGTGTATCTTTAACTGTACCTGAATCTTGTTTATCTAGTATACCAGATAATATGCAAGAATTTGCAGAATTGATGTTAGACTATATTTGTAACAGACCTGCAACAGAAAGTTTAACTTGGGTAGATTTAACTTTAAATGAAGGATGGACTGTTCCTTCAGGTTTCCAAAAACCTCAATATGCTTTAGATCCTTCTATAATAGGTAAAGTACATTTTAGAGGAATTTGTAACAATAATACTTTTGTAGCAAATCCTGATCCAACTAATAACTCTTCTCCTCTAACATTACCTTCTACAATAAGACCTCTTTTAACTAGAGAATTTCATTCTTGTGCTTTTAGATTTCCAAATATAACAGGTTATGATGTATCTAATTGGTTAAATGCAGTCATATCTATTCCCTCAACAGGAGTATTTATTCCAGGAGTAAGATATGAATCTACAGGAGAAGCATCTCCCATAGGTAATTTTAGATTCTCTTTAGATGGTTTTTCAATAGAAACAAATTAAAATATAAAAAAAATTAATAATATGGCTTGTGGTTGTGAAAATACTTCTTTAAATCAATGTGGTTGTGAAATACAGCTAGATGCCCAATGCATTTTTTATAAGTCAGAAACTTTAGATTGTATTCCTGCTGTTAGTGGAGATTCTTTAGAAGTTATTTTAAGTAGAATAAATGATTTTATCTGTACTAATAGTCCTAGTGGAGTGACTACTACAGTAGTAGCTTCTGCTGATCCTACTAAAATAACAGTAACTTCAGCTACTTCTGGAACTACAACTACTTATTATGTAGATATAGCTGATGTTTATCAAGATTACATTAATTCTACTTTTGTACATCTTCAGAATACTATAACTTCTGGAGACCAAACAAATCTTCTTTTAATAGGAGATTTAGATACAAGAGTTACAGCTATAGAAGATTGTTGTGATACTATTTCAAACTTAGCTTTATCTGGAGTTATATATGCTAATAATGCTCCTTTAACTAGACCTAATGCTGCTACTTTAGCAACTACTAAGTCTTTTTTAGCTAACTACATAACAACTTACTCTTTAGCAGTAGGAGATGTAATTAAAGTAAGATCTAGTTTTCAATTACCTACTATAAAGGATTTTGGTAGTACTGGGTTTTGTTCAATATTACTTTCTTCTGGCACAAACTTATCTGGTAGAAATGATGGACAAGATACTGAAGCTTACTCTTTTCTTTTTGATTTAGACATAAATGTAGTTGCTTTATCAGGTTCCAACAATGCTCTAATCACAGGAACTGTACATAAAACACTAGGAGAAACAAATTTAACTTATACTCCTAACAATGTAACTTCTTACACAACTCAACAAGTAGCACATACTTATAGTTTCTATGACACAATAGATTGGACTACTTTAAATATACAAGCACAATGTACTGGTTCTACTGTTGCAGTCCCTGCTAAAAATGATTTATTTAGAATAGAATTACTTAAAAAAATATAATATGCCTTTTTTAAAAGTACAAGATACAATAACTATAACAGCATCTGGAGGTTCTTTCACTTTAGATACTACAGCCTCTACAGAAATATATAACATAATAGGAACAGCTACAATGATTTCTAATGTTACTATAGCTCCTATAAATACAGCCATCACAGGTCTAACTTATGTTTTTAACTATAAAGCTATACTAGATATAACTACTAACTCTACATCTGTAACAATATTTGGTCAAGCTCTAACAGCTCCTCAAGCTCTTAACTCTCAAGAAATACTATGTACTTATAATGGTTCCACTTGGGATGTAGATATTCAATCTTCTTTTGATGATAGTAATATTGTTTCTACCTCTAATATACAGAACAATGCTATTACTTCTTCTAAGATTGCTCCTGGTGCTATCTCTACTTCTAGTTTAGCTGATGATTCAGTAACTAATGCCAAATTAGCTACAATGACAGTTTCTTCTGTTAAGATAGGAGATGCTTCAGGAAATCCAGCTGATTTAGCTTTAGCAAACAATGAAATTCCTATAGGCAATGGTACTACTGTTACCACTATAAATAAATCTGCTTTTGTATTATCTTCTTTATATGAAGTAATAAATATCCCAATTTCTTTTGAATCAGGGGAACAAAGTGCTAATATTATAAAACTACCTTTTGCTGGTTTTATGAAAGAAGCTTACTTCTGTGTTACAAAAGTTTTATCTGCTACAGATAATGGGACTATTAATTTTAAATACAACACCTCTCCTTTTACATCTATGGGTATTTTAACTGTACCTTTATCTAGTGCTGTAAATGATACTGTTTCTCTAACATTTACTCCATCTACTTGGGATTTTGTAGCAGATGATACAATAATGTGTTTAGCTGCTAAAACAACTGTAGGAGGAAAGGGTATCCTTTCTCTAATAGTGGAAAGAGTAATATAAAAATTTTACAAAACTTCCTGTTTTTTGGTTTCAGTGAGTTTTTCTACAATCCTCCCCCTAAAAAGGGAGGGAGTAGTTTTTCAAATCAAACAATAAATAAAAAATATAGAATTATAATAATATGGGATTATTTGAATTAGAAAGTAGAGTAAAAAAACTAGAAAGTAGATGGAATAAACTTTGTTGCTATCTTCGAGCTTGTCTTGGTATATCTAGTACTACTGGAGATCCTGATCTTGTTTTAAATCAACAAGGAGAATGGGTTAATAATGGAGGAGGAGGTTCTTATTACCTATATTCTGAAAACTATGATGCAGGAACTTTTACTCCTCAAAGTGCTGCAGGATTAAATAGTATAGCTATGAGTGGTCTAGGTGCTATTGCTAGTGGGGATTATTCTACTGCAATGGGGACTGAAACAACTGCAAAATCATTTTCAGAAACATCATTAGGTTCTTTAAATACAGACTATACTCCAATATCCGCAACTTCATTTGAGCCAACAGATAGATTATTAGTAGTAGGTAATGGTGGAAGTGGCAATCCATCAGACGCATTTACAATCCTTAAAAATGGTAAAACTGCTATTGGAATAGATAACTTTGAAACTACTACAAATGAAGCAAAATTACAAGTAAATGGATTCTATGCAACATCTATTGAGGTTATAAACTCTAATACTACATTAAATGCTTCTAGTTGTGCATCGATTACAATCGTTGATAATTCTGCATCAAGCAAAACTATAACTTTGCCAATTGCATCTGAAATGTTTTTTAATGGCATGACTGCAAGAATTATTATAAAAAGAAAATCAAAAAATCATAATATTATAATTAATCCACAATCTGGGAGCAATATTGATGGTGCTACTCATTATGATTATACAGGAAATGATAAAGCATTTGAATTTGTAACAGACGGAACTAATTGGTATAAACTTTAAAGCCATAAAATATTTTTAATTTTGTATGAAAAACCAAGATTTTTTTTATAAGACAATAACAGGAATAATGTTTACTATTGTTTGCTTTTTTACAAGTCAAACTTATTTCAAAATTGACAAATATGTAGAAAAGACAAATAAGCTAGAAAGTCAAGTTGCAGTAATAAATAATAAACTTGGCATTGCAAAAGATGACATTAATCCAATTAATTTTTTTAGCTATCTTTTCATAAATAAAAGTGAAGAACCTGAATTAAAAGAAGAAAAAAAATGTGGCAATCAATTATTGAATTAATAATTCAGTTTTTTAAGTCAATTTCTAGCGTTTCAGACACGACTAAGGAATTAGTGCCAGTTATAGAAAAAAAACAAGAAATTCGTACTCCAGTTCAAATTGTAGAAGCAAAAAAAGATGCAACTAGAAAAGAAATAAAAAAAGATAATTTAATAAGAAAAAATATAAGAACTGATTTAAAAAAATATTCTCAAAAAGATGTAATTAATCAATATATATTAATATTAAAAGATGATTACAATGCTGAACAAGTTGAACAAATTGTAAATAGTGAATTTGAAAATTTAAAACAAAATAAAAAAAGGTTAAAATCATTTAATAACATTAAAAAAAATAAATTATGAAAAATTGGAAAACGACATTAATAGGTGCAATAGCATCAGGCTTATTAGTAGCTCAAACATTTATTTCGGAAGGATTTACAGGTAGCAAAGAACAAGTAGCACAATTAATAATAGCTGTATCAATTGCAGTATTAGGAGTAGTTGCAAAAGATTTTAATGTTTCAGGTAAATAATGTGTATAGTAACCGACATAAGTAAATCGGATTGTCTTTTAGTTTTAAAAGACAGTAATGGTAATGTAATTGCTGAATTTAATGCAACTGAAACAACATTTGCATATAGTGAATATACTTTTACTATTAAGGATTATAGAAATACCTATGAAATAAAATTAGATGATGTTACTTTGATTAATGGTGGTACTTACACTACATTTGATTTATTATATACTTATTTAGTAGGATTAAGAACAGATTGCAGGTGTGAATGTGGTGGAGGTGGAGGTGGTTCTGCTATATGGGGTGATATTACAGGAATTTTAGCAGACCAAACAGATTTACAAACTGCTTTAGATGGTAAGCAAGATGATTTAACAGATGTTAATTTTGGAGCTTTTGCAAACGGATTAACTGCAAAAACAACTCCATTAGATGCAGACTTAATAAATATTGTAGATACAGCAGACACTAATAAACAAAAGAAAGTTACTTTTGCAAATGTTAAATCTTTTCTAAAAACTTATTTTGATACACTATATGAAGCAACAGGACTAGCTTTATTAAAAGCTAATAATCTAAGCGATTTAGCAAGTGCTACAACTGCTAGAACAAATTTAGGATTAGATTATTTATTGCCTATTATTAATCAAGGTGCAGATGGCACAATAGTAACAGGCACAACATCTGAAACTGTTACTTATGCAGAACTAATATCAAGTTCCTTAATTAAAGATGATTTAAGTTTGGATGCAAGTTTTAAAATAGAAAAGACAGGTAGTGCAGGAACTGTAACATTAAAAATGTACATAAATTCTACTCCTAATTTATCTGGCAGTCCTATATTAGTTTTTCAAAGTGCTGCATTAGGGGCTACTACTAAAAATGCAACAGCTCAAAGATACATCAATATTAAAAAGAAAGATGGTACAGGTGCAGGTACTAAAATATTGCCAACAAGTTCTACATCACTAATAGATGTAGGTGTTTCATCTACTACATCTCCATCTACAATTACACCAGATTTTACAACAAATAAATATTTGGTAGTTTCTATAACTTTAGCAAATAGTGGTGATAGTGCATGGGGTGTTTTCTTAAAATTAAAACCTTAATATTTCATCTGCTAAACTATTTTGCATTGAGCAGTCTTTGACTTCCATACCATAAATAGTTTTTTCTAGTGGAATATTTTGGACTTTAATCCAATTTGCATCGTGCTTACCTAATAATATTTTTTTGCCTTGTTTTTTAGCTTCTAAACTAAATACCAAATCAAACATTCTTTTGTATTTGCTTTTATAAATTTCTATTGGATTAAAATAATCAGTTCTAAAAGCACTTACACCAGTTCCTGTTACATCAATATATCTATTTACATAATTAGCACCTTTGCAATGAAACGCTTGATGTCCTTTGTAGTAGTTTAATCCTTTTCCTTTTAAAATTCTACCATGATAAGTTATGATACATTTATACTCTTCTATTAATTCAATAGTTTTACTTATATAGTCTTTTGGATATATTATATCATCATCACATGAAAAAAAATAAATCGGTTCATTGTATCTTTGTAGGCTTTCAAACTTAGCATTATCTGTATAATCTATTGGTTCTATTCCGTTGTGGTAAATGTTTATTTCATCAACATAAGGGCAAAGACTTTCAAAAGTTTCTTTTAATTGCTCTTCACGTCCGTTCATTGTGGCAATGCCTACTATTATTTTCATTGATTAAACATTTTATTTATCTTTTCATTATTAGCTTTTAACCAAATTATGTAATCTTGCATACCTGTTTGTTTATTAGTTGAATGAGCGTGTTTTAATCTACTATAATGGTCTATATCTACAAGCCTAAACTTATATTCTTTTTTGCCATTTAAAATTACAGAAAATTTTTGCAATGATTTACTAGGTGGTAAATTATCGGCAAGTTTTTTTATTTCTTTTAAATCTCTTTTTTTCATTTACTTATTAATGGTGTTTTAATTCGTTCCTCTGGGTGCATTAAACTTTCATGCTCACCATGAAAAGCTAATGAGCTTATAGGAGTGTATATCTTTACATTTTTTTTATTAAATATATAAGTTAAGTATTGACCTACTCCACTTGATATATTAGTTCTATTAAATCTACTTTTTGGTACTTCTTTTATATGGAAGTCTATTTTTTCGAGTGCTAATCTATTACAGAAAAATCCGCAATCAGTAAAGAAAACTCTATTTAATTCGCTATTGTATTTCATAGGATGGTACGACCCCCAGCAAGATTTACGATTATCATTTATAATATTACAAACAAAAGATTCATGCCTTAATTGATTGTAGTAATCATAAATTCTATATAAGTCAATATTGCTAAAATCACTAGGTAAAAACATAAAAAAATCATCATTGCTTTTTTGTGCTTCACTAAATGCAAATTGCCAAAGTTTATAGAAATTTTCTTTACCACCATGCTCAAATTGATGAAAGTTTGATGATTCTAATTTAAAATCACTACCATCATCTAATATAATAGGTTCATATTTTTCTAACTCACTAAGTAAATTAGTAAGCATTTCTTTGCGTTGGTATGAGAATATTGTTATCATAATTCAAAACTTATTTGTTCTCCTGCATCTGGTATATAAATATTGCACCATTCAGCACTCCATATTTTAACTCGTTCAATCATTTCACTAAACTCTGTTTTGTTTAGTTGTGTTGTACTATTAGGCAACTTTTTTACTTCACCAGTCGTTTCATTTACAATTTCTTTATAGTTAAATTCAGATTTTATAAAATCATGCGTACTTTCTAAACTAACTACATTCCCTAATTCTGTAAGACCTTGTTTTACTAGTGGAACTACTACACCCCAATAATATCTATTCTGTTCATTGCTTCGTTTACTTCGTTTCTTTTCCAAAGTAAATGCAAACTCCTTACAATTCAAAGATAATGCAAATTTAAGCATTTCAGCTTTGTTTACGAGCTTTAAAACTCCATTGTCTAATCTTATAGTTGATGTGTATTTCAATTTACATCTATTAAATCATAAATTATGTAATTTCCAAAAAGTATTGAAGTTATTTCATAAATATTTCCATCATCATTAGTTATTAATCTATTGCCTACTTGTGGACTTACTCCGCTTTTAATAGCTTTTTTAATAATAGATATAAGTTCTTTTTCTGATTTATAAAACTTTTCTACATCGTATTCTTCTATACCATCTAATTTGTGGCTTACTTTTATTTGCATTTAATTTATCAATTCATTCAAATTATCAATAGCTATTTTTAGCCTATCAAGTATCAATTCTATGTGTTCTTTGTCTTTTGGTATTTCTAAAATGAATAGTTGCTTTTCATCTTGAAATCTCCAATCATAGCTTACAAAGTGTCCTACTTCCGAGCCTGTGCAATGGATGTTAAATTGTATTTGAGTGTAATATTCTTTATGCAATTTTTTAAATTCATCTACATTTCTTAGTAGTAAGTTGTCTAAATGATTAACACTATCGTATGGACACTTAACTTCGCCAACTGTTGCCCCTGCTAAAAAGTCTGGACTGCCACCTGCATACTGCTCAAATTCAGGACAAGTAAAAAACTTAGGATTTGTACTTCCAAAGTATTCAACATCTACAAAATTAAATCTATTGTATTCTTGAACGGCTTTATATTCATATTCATTGCCCCAATCGGTAGCACGTGATGAAAAACTTTCTTTTCGTCTTTGTGTTAATATTTCAACTGCCTTTTCTTTAATGTAAGTTTTTGCTGTTTCGCCAAATACATCACCTTTATTTTTGCCACTTACTAGCAACTTCCAATTTTCAGATGCAGTAAATTTTCCAAATCTTTGTTCTGCTAACATTATTTTATAGATTTTAGAGCATTTTCAACTTCACTACTTAGTGTGTAAAATTCTTTTACTTTTGCAATAGTAACAGTACCAGCTAATATCTTTTCGTACGTTTGTTTGTATTGTGGAGTTTCAAATTTAAGCTCTGGTAGTAATTTTCTAGACTTGTCTTTAAATTCTACATTTACAATTCTTAATCCAAACTTTTCACCAATACCACCTTTATTTTCTTCTACTGAAATATCTACTAATAATCCGCTCCAATCTGCATATTTTGGTAAATTTGTGCGACCCTGTATGAACTTGCAATTTGTAGGGTTTAAAATCATAGGTTTTACTTTTACTCTGTTTGCCATTTCTAACTCTTCAAAGTATGCAACTACTTTTAATTCTTTGCCTTTTGAAAGTTTGCACATTTCAGCTTTGCACTCCTTAATAGTTAGTGTAGCTTTTTTGTCTAAGTCCCAACTAGCTAAGTAGTCAGATTTATACACATCTCTCCAATGTTTGTTTTGTTCGTTCATTTTGTTTTTGTTTGTTTAATTAAATAATTGATATGCCACTATTAATGCACATATTGTAAATGCACTATAAATAAATACTTTGTATAAATCTAAAGACTTTATAAAGTCTATTAGTAAGTTAATTGTTTGCTTCATGGTATTAGTCTTAGAATTTCTTGTTTAATATTTTCTACCTTTTCTTTTAGAGCAATAGATGAAGCTATATGTTCATCGTAAAACTCCCATTGCTCCATTCTTTTTGCATTTTCAGCCATGTCCTCATATCCTTTTTGCAACTTAGCATATTGGATTAATAAATCTAATAGTTCGTTCATATTTATTTAATTAATGAATGTAAATAATCAATAAGTTCTTGTGATTGGTCTTTTAAATATGGTTTGGATAAATCCCAAGCGCACTTTAAATCTTTAGCACCATTCCAATTTCTATCATGAAAAAGCCCATATTTATTTATTGAATGTATTTCTGTATTAATTCCTTTTAACCACTCCAAAACATCACTTAGTAATATTGGGTGTCCTATTATAGAAGTTTCTTTGCTAAATTCTTTGTATATGTTTGCAACACTACAAATCTTATCATAGTTGTCATTAAAAATAGATGAACCAAAAATATAATAATCGTCATATTTATTTTTTTCATACATTTGAATAAAAATATTCCAATGAGGTGTTTTAATTATACATCCATCAGTAAGCTCCATTAATCTAGGAAGTTCTTTTTTGATTTCTTCTGTTAATTGTTCTAGTTCATTCATTTGTTTAGTGTTTTATTTCGATTATTTTATATAATTCTTCATCAGTAGGCTCATATTCAGATAGTATCTGCCAACATTCATCTTGTGAGTGTTCACCATTGAATTTATCAATTACTGAACCATCCGTAAACTCAATTTCATCAAATCCATTTCTTTGCTCATATCCAAGTTCATAGATAATTTCTTGTTTACTTATATAGAAACTTTCTTGTTCACTATCCTCTGTATTTAGGTAGTATGTAAGCAATTCCTCGACTGCATCATACTCGATTTGTACAAACTTATTCATTATTCTACTCCTTCTGGATGTTGTACAGTTTCCCACACATCATTAATAATATTTAATTCTATATCATCACACAATCCAGTTTCAACTATTTGATTTTGTTTGTAGATGCTTATACCTTTACGTTTTAAAGTATTACCTAGCTTTAATTTATTCCTCATGTGAACAAATATTGCTAATTTTTGTTTGTCTAGTTTACTTAATTCTTTTCTTATCATTGTAATTTTATTTTAATGCAAATATAATTAATTTTATTTAATTATTAAAATTTATAACCAAAGTTTTTTAGCTATTTCAAGTTTCTTTGTTAATTCATTTACTTCTTTTTTTGCGTAAGTAATTGAAAAAGAATGCTCTTGATTACGTTTGCCATTTTTATATTCTGCGTGTTTTTCGATAGCATTTTCTAGTTTATATTCTAAATATTCTAAACTTTCTGGCATTGATAAATCTATTTTATTTTCGAGTTTTGCCCAATATTCTGCTCTTGATTCGTATTCTTTTGACTTATTACTTTCTTCTACACACTTTTTCATTCGATTATGGTTACGTTCGATTAAAGACCTATGTTTTTTTTCGCTGTGATGTCCTATTTTTATAGGTTCAGCTAATACTAAAAAATCTTTGCCTTCTTGTGATGCTTCCCAATATGATGTACTTCTTTTTTCTGCATTATTAGCCCAATTTTGTAATTTTTTTGCTTTTTGTTTTGCTCTTTCTTGAGAGTTTAAACCATCTACTCTAGTAATTGAATAATAAAAAAAACCATCTTTTTCAAATAAAAGATTATGCACATAACACTCATTTTCTTTACCATATTTTGTTGTTAATATAATTATATCATCTTTTTGATGTTTTTGTGTGCATTTTGCAACCCATACATTTGGGCAATATTTAGTGTAAGTATTCATTTTTTTTGTTTTGTTTGTTTAATTATTGAAATTTAAGTGTGAGTATTACCAATTATGTGTGCAACTATATTTTGCTATCTTTTTTAATAAATTTAAGTCTTTTATTTTCGCACTATCTGAATTAAATGTAGCGTCTATTAAACTACTGTCTGTGGTTCTTGATGTGTATTCTTTGCCTGTATTTGGACTAATATATGTTACATTATATTGTCCATAACCTACTCTTTTTAAATTAAAATCTGATATACTTATTGAATTTTTCATTTTTTATTTTTTATTTAATTATTAAAATTTAAGTGGTGCATTATTATAATACACCACTTTTTTTGTTATTTTTTTGTCCATAATACAGAATTGCCACAACAATTATATACTTCAATACCAAAATAGTTTTCATTTTCTACATAAGTAAAGTAATCTCTTGATTGACCAACACACCAAACGCCATCATGTCCTATTGCTTTTTCTTTACTAACCTCTATTAATCTTCTATCATGATTCATTGAAATACCATCTATCATACCATCAAAACTGCTTAATTCTTCAACAAATAAATTGTTACTTTTTTTAATAAAAGATTTAAGAGTTGCCATTGTTATTTTTTTGTTTGCTAATTGATTATTCATTTTTTATTTTGTTTGTTTAATTAATGATGCAAATATACAACCTTTTTACAACTATGCAAATTTATTTGTACAAAAATGCAAATAAAAAAGCATTATTTTTATAAAGTATTGATTATCAAATAGAAAAAATTGCATAAAAAGTGATAATTTTATAGTAAATTTGTAAAATGAGAATAAATATAGTGCCATTATCGGTGAATAAAGCATGGCAGGGCAAGAGGTTTAAGACAAAAGAATATTTAAAATTTGAGCGTGATATGTTGTTATTGTTGCCTAAATTTAAGATACCAGAAGCACCTATTAGCTTGTCTATTCATTATGGGTTTAGCAGTCCATTGAGTGATATTGATAATCCTACTAAATTAGTAATTGATATAATGCAGAAAAAATATAAATTCAATGATAGAGATATTTTTGAATTAATTTTAACAAAAGAAATTGTAAACATAGGAAAAGAATTTATAGAAATTAATGCAAAAACATATCAAAAATTATCTTAGTCATCATGGATATACTGGATTTGAATTTATAGCCTGTGAGGTCTGCGGATGCAAGGCAGTTGATATACACCACATAGAATTTAGAAGTAAGTTTGGTAAGAATAAAAAAGATGAGCAAGACCATCATAGTAATTTAATTGCACTATGTAGAATATGCCATGATAAGGCACACAATGATAAAGACTTTAATCAATCTTTGAAAAATAAAAAAGGTGCTAATTATTAGCACCTTTAAACCAAACAATAAAATGAAAATCCACAGAATTACCCAAAAACTGGTGAATAATATTGCAAATATATACAAATATTCTTAAATCAAAATTAAAATATTCTATATGTAAAATTACTTGCTACTCGTACGTATCTAAATAATTTATTATCACGTATTATATACATTGATGCTTCTTTTTGATATTCGCTATTTTCATACTGTATGTGCAATTCTTTAAGTCCTAAATCTTGCATAGCTTTCCATACTTGCTTCCAACTTGTAGTTAAATCAATATCGCCATACCACACTACTCTACCTTTAGGAGTGTAAATAAATGAGTTAAATATTATTTCATTGTTTGGGTATGCTTTTCTATATCCACTCTTTGAAAATGAAATTATCCTACCTGCGAATAATTTATGCTTCCTAAAAGCAATTAATTCTTTTTCTTTTGTTTTAGCTTTCTGTTCCATTTTCTTCTGTTTTTTCTACATAAAAAGTTTCATCATAAATCTCATCTACATACCTTTTTGCAATCTTTTTACACTTCTTAATTGTGCGCTCCTTAGTAGCTTGTTGGCTTTTAATCATAGGGTCGCTTTGCTCAAATAATTCATGTGCCAAAGATATTACTTGCATATTTTCAGCTCTAGTAGGAGCTTCAAATTCAAACTCTATATCTTCTTCCAACTCTTCGTCAATAACCTCGTCATCTTGATATTTTCTAGTAAATATAAAGTAAGTTAGCCCTAAAACCCAAATAGATAATATTATTAATGATAGTATCATTATAGTACTTTACCTTTTAATATTCTTTTGTTTTGAACTTCAAAATTGCCTTTAGCATCTATATCTACTATTGCAAAGCCGTGATTCCATTTGTTTATAGGCATATATTCAGGATTCAATTCACATAAACATCCTAAACTAAATGTTGTAGTCAATTTGCCCTCCAAATTACTTTCTGAATGTTCACTTGTTTGGTGGTTATGCCCTTGCATAGCTGATACCTTAGCTTTTAAAAATAAACCCCTTGCAATGTTTACTGGACTAAATACACCTCCTGCAAATTCATGTCCATGCAATACGTTTAAATGTCCTAATTTGATAATTCTTTTTTCACCAATTATAGTTACATTTTTAGCACGTTTTTTAATTATTTCTTCAAGTTGAAATTCCTCTACATCTGCTATCTCACCTGCCTTTTGCCAAAGGAAGTGATTATATCTTTCTTCATGGTTTCCAATTTTCAAATAAATTTTGCATTTATAGATATTGTTAAGTATATCCATAAATTCTTCAAAAGATTTCAATTCCTCTGCAAAATTTCTTTTCTTTGGGTCTTTGCAATATCGACTTAATCCAAAGAAATCTAGTACATCACCATTAAGTAAAATAGCATCTATTTTCATTTTCTTTGTGTAGTCAAATACGGCAGTTAATGCACTAATGGAATGATAAGGTATGTGAATATCAGAAAGTACTAATACTTTACTAGCTTTAATAACAAATGGAGTAAAACTTGTTTCATCGGATGCAGGAAGTTTATATGGATTCATTGGTTTTGGTGGAGTTTTATTTTCAGCATCTATTTTTACAACTCGCTTACCCATATTGCCTGTTATTCCTCTAATTATGCTTCTAGTAGCTTCTATGCTATCAAACATTAACGGATTATCTTTGACTATTATCCTCGCCAATTTAGCGTTTGGAAAATTTGGAAATTTCTTTAAATAAGTTCTACATATATCTGTTTTTGTCATTTTTTTGACTATTGGTTTCGCAAATATAAACATTATTTGCGAAAAACAAAATAGGGAGTATAAATACTCCCCAAACCAAAACAATAAAAATGAACGTGTAAATATAATAATTAATATTTATATTTGCTTTGTGAAAATTATAAAAATAAAATACTTCAAAACTGGGATGCTTAACCAAGTAGATTCAGTTGAATTATTTAACGGAATAAGCACTATTTATGATTCATACGATAGTATTTATTTGAATTTGAATAATAGTCAATGCAGTATTGAATTTATAAAGTACTTGTATCACTACTTATGGAGCGAATATGGAATAGATGAGGTTATGAATAAAATAATAGTAGAAGATAGCAAAGTAATGAGCAAAATAGAAATAATCGGTAGTATTTACGCTTAAATTATATAAAATGAAAACATATAAAATTTACTTTGAAATTTTTGGCAAAAAGATGAAGTACGAAGTAGAAGCTGAAAGCAAAAATGACGCTATCAATAAATTGAAAAACAAGATAAACATTATCAAAATAAATGGGGGAATAAATGAGGGAATAAATGATGATGATGTACTTGAGAATTTAAAGAATATGTTTGGAATGAAGTAAAATATGAAAAAAAGAACTAAAAAAGAAATTGAAAAGGATATTGCAACCTATAAGCAATTAATAGCAATGTTTGAAGAAAAGAATGACTATGAAGCTATGGAGCGTTCTAAATTAAACTTAGAAAAATGCCTACTAGAATTGAAAAATATTAAAAATTAGTAACAAATATGTGCTAAATTTGTTACAAAATAAAATCAAATGCAAATATCTAAATATATATCATACAACGAAGCAACTAAAAGCCAAACGGCAATAAGACACGGAATTAAAAACGAGCCTAATGATGAGCAGTTACGAAATATGAAAATAGTTGGTACTAAATGTTTCGACCCAATTAGAGAATTTTATGGCAAACCATTAAGAGTTAGTAGTTTTTTTAGGTCTTTAGAATTAAATAGAAAAGTAGGCGGTGCTAAAAATTCGCAACATTTGAAAGGTCAAGCTATTGATATTGATGCTGGAAGTAAGATTGAAAATAAAAAATTATTTGATTTTGCTAAGGATAATTTAGAATTTGACCAACTAATTTTTGAATATGGGGATAATAGTGGTCCTGAATGGGTACATATAAGTTATAATCATGGCAAAAACAGAAAGCAAGTATTAAGGATAAAATAATCTATATATTAATATTTAATTTATTATATTTGTGGTCGTAATCAAGTAAAATAAAATGAATATTTTTAAACAAATTACTGGATATGAGGGATTATATTCAGCATGTTCAAATGGAGATATTATTAGTTTACCTAAAAAAACAAGAAAAGGCACTAGGATATTAAAACCTATAAAAGTAACTTTTGGTTATTATGCTGTTGATTTGGTAAAAGATAAAAAAGTTAAACGATTTTTAGTGCATAGATTGATTGCTAATACATTTATAGATAATAAATCATCAAAGCCACAAGTAAACCATATTAACGGATTAAAGAGTGATAATAGACTTGAAAATTTAGAATGGAATACTCAAAGTGAAAATCAAAAACATGCTATAAAAATAGGACTTAGGTCAGCAAAAGGAGAAAAAAATAGTCAATCTAAATTAACGAATAACAAAGTGTTGGAAATATTTAAAGATAATTCAAAATATAGTATAATTGCTAAAAAATATAATATATCTATTCCTACTATATCAGATATAAAAAGAGGTTATAGCTGGTGTAGTGTTACTGGAATGGAAAGCAAAAAAATATAAATTAGTAAAACTGAAAAGATATTTATTACTATATCTTAACCTAGCTTAATAGTATCTATGCACTTATCACACATTTGTACAAATTCAGTATTAGATATATTGCACTTGCATTTTGGGTATGTTAAATTGTATTTTTTAAAAATTAATTCAGCTTGTTTTAAGGATACTTTGATGTTTAGATAGACACTAGTATTACACAGACCAAACTCCCAATGCTCATACTCCCAATCGGTTCTAGCTTCTCTGTATATTATTGTTATATGTTTAAATTTTTCTTTTGAAAACATATCTAAAAATTCTTTAAATCCTATATCTGATGGACTTCTGTTGTAGTGTTTTTTGGGGTCGAATATATCTATATGATGACTATAAGAATTTAAGATAGCATCACTATATATCTTTTTTACATCTTCTTTTTTAATATTATTTATTTGCATATTTTATTTTTGATGTTTTTCGCAGAATTTAATAGCCTTTGCAAAACTTTCGGCAGTTAGTTTTTTATTGTCTTTTCCTGCATATAAGTAAAAAGCTATTTTTGTGATGATGTAATTATATAGTTGTTTCATTTTATTTTTTAGAAATTTGTTGATTATTACTTACTATATTTACCTTTATGTAGATATTAAGCATCATTGTAGAATTTATAACCTATCTATGAGTATTTTATCCTACAATTCGCAATTCGCGAATCACGAATTTACTTTTTAAAAAATTCATGCAATACTTTCACATCTCCCAAATTTTCCAGCTTTTGCGCTTCTAAATTTAACTTATGCAAATTTATAACTTGATTGCTCAACCTACAAATTTCTTTTGATTTTAACACCTCTGTATCTAAATTCTTTTCAGATTCAATTTTCTTTATTTGCCCTAATAAGGCTTTATTTAGTTCGTTTAGCATATCTACTTAGTTTTATAATATTTCTTTGAATTTCGATAAGTTCTGGAGTTATTTCAGAGCGTTTGTATCCTTTTCTATTCACTAGCACTTCCTTAATGTAAATATCGTGCAATTCTTTTTGATACTTAGCTCTAAAATGAACTTTACTAGCATATACTAAGTCTGGATTTTTAGCTCTCCATTCCTTTTGCTTTGCTTTTATTTGTTCTTTATTAGCTTGGTAGTATAGTTGCCTATTGTTCATTATTTTTAATCATTTCAAGTACATTTTCATAGGTAGATTTTTCAACACCAGTCATTCTTTTTATTTCAACATCCTTTGTATTTAAATTTTCGATGTACTGAATTTTATCCATAATATCATACTTTAAATTATCAATAGGGAACGCTACAACAGGTTTTTGTATTTCAGTATTCTCATCTACTTGTATTTGTTCTTCTCCTATATAAGCATTGAATTTTTCTAAGATATTCAAATAATGCAAGTACCCAGTATCTTTTAAGTCTAATAATACTTCTATTTGATTACAAGCATGAATAACAGTCGAGTGGTCACGCATTCCAAACATTTTACCAATAGCATAAAGCGTTCCTGCTCTATTCATTTTTAGTATATACATTGCAATATGTCTAGCTAATACTATGTGTCTTAATCTTGTTTTGCCTTTTATTTCATCAATAGTGCAATTAAATTCAATACAACATAGATGTATAAGATAGTCTATATGTTGTTCAAAAACTAGTATATCTGGACTTAATTTATTATTGAATACTAAGTGTACATCATTTATAAAATGGTCTATATTATATTCTTGTCCATTCTTGCGACCTCTGATAAGCCATTCTCCTATCATTTTAACTTGTGAGTAATTTTCTTGTTTCATTTGTTTTAGTTTGTACCCTAAAGGGTGTTAATTATATGATTTAGTACGATTTTATACCCTATCGGTTATTTTTTAAAATATTTGATAATTTCTTTTTTTTCATTTCCTATAAGTTTATTATAGGTTTTTAAAGCATCTTTTCTTTTCATTAACTGATGTTGTACGTATGAATAAGCTCTACCATGCTTATTTTTAGCAGTTATCATAGTAGAATTTAACTGAATACCATACTTAGTAGTTAAATTGCTTATTCTTGAACGGAAACCCCACATATAAGGCAAATCTGCATTGCTTATACTTTTCTTTGTGAGCAGTTCATAAAGCACCTCTGTTAGTGCAGTTGTTGGTTTTGATAGTTTCATTTTTATTTATTTTAAAATGGTAAATTAATAATTTCAATTTTTTCTAATTTCTTAGTTTTATTTATTTTGTTAAAAGAATACCTTTTTTTACTTCCATTTTCTCTATAGTAAATTGAGCCTTGATGCACTTCTTTAATTAATCTTTTGCAAGTTGTTAAATCATAGTATTCGTAAATTTCAGTTACTCCTACTAATCCATCATAAGCTATCCATTTTGTATAAATTTGCATTGATAATTAATGTTTTATTGTACAATTAATTTCTACAATCTACTAGTTGTACGCTATTTTGCGGACACACCCAAAAACTCATAACAAGACTTTTGGACTTCTTCTTTGCCACCTCGTTTGTCTAATTCTGACTGACGAATAAATAAGTTTACAACCACTTTTTTATCTTCAACAGGCTTTCTACCAGCAGGGCTTTTTTTCTTAATTTTCATAAACAGCTACAATTATTGTTTTTTTGTATAACGCAGGAGATATATACTCACATTTGTAGTAAGTATAAGTTTCACTTTTTATATTTTCTTTTTCTGTCAAGTTGCTTAAAATAGTTAAGCAATTATTCAAATCATTATTGAATGTTTCTCTTGATACTACTGAATTTGCTGTCATTTTTTTATTTTTTTTAGTGATATGCTTAATTGCTTATCAAGTACAAATATACAACATTTATTTTAATTTCCAAATAATTTTATTAAAATTTTATTATTTATTTTTAGATACTTTGTAAAGTACTGAATACCAAAGAAAAACAGCGTACAACAATGTATTGGCAAAAGGCAAGCAGAAGTAATAAATTGAGCAGTTGTACTACTATTTAGCATTGTGCAAAGGTTGAACATCGGTACTACTATTCTTGCCCTTCGCCAATACCCATACGTTAGCGGTCATTGCCTTTCGACCTTGACAGCATATCTGTTATTGCTTTACAATTATTATCAAACTCTTCATCGGACATTTCAGCTATTTCTCTACCTATTTTATGTATTTCGCTATTCTCGTCATCTAATGGGTCAATAGATGGCAACGAACCGCTAACACTAAATAAAAGCAATAGCTCGCTTAGTGCTTGTTGAACAGGCATCGTGCCTTCATCAACCTTTATCAATATATTTTCAATTTGTTCTTTCATATCGCTACTGCTTTTATTATTTTACGTTATAAAACATTAAAACGATTTTATAACAAAGAATATAAGAAATGGCTAAGAGTGGCTACTGTCGAGCTTAATGGGTATTTCAAGGTTTCAGATTTACACTCGGTACTACAAACCTTTTTTCCCGCCACTTCTCATATTCTCAAACGTTACAGGAAACCCTAAAAGACACCATCAAAGAGTGAAGGACTTTTAACATTTGACCTATTAATAATTCCTCTTGCTGTATTGAAAATGTTTAAGCCAGCTTCATAATCAACAAGATTTCTAATCACTTTATCTAATCTTTGTTCGCCTTTATACGATTTTAAAAAGTCAATATCAATATCGTGTAGCTTACAAAGTTTTTTTACTTCATATTTTGTATTCCCACCAACTAATCCTTTTAATTCTTCTCTATCAATATTATTAGGTAATTTAAAATTGCACCAATATAAATGCCTTCCTCTTTGTTGTGCAGTTATTAAAGGCTCATAGTATGGTATCACATTTTCAACTACATATTTACCTTCAAAATGATTTTCTAAAAAAATGATTTCTTGATACAAAGTCATTTCCGGGTAAATAGGATTATAAAAGTCTTTATTTTTTTGTGTAAATCTTACTCTGCTATGGCTTGGGCAAGGTGGCGAAGTCCAAATGAAATCGAATTCTTTATAATGTTCAAGTAGATATTGGTGTGCATCTGCTATTATCACTTTATCATTTGGAAATCTCTCTTGATACATTCGTGCCAGCTCACTATCTAATTCAACTGCTGTAACTTCGCAATCAGTCCATTTATATCTGTTACCACCTAAACAAGCGTAAAGATTAAGCACTCTAAAAGGGCTTCCTGTAACATCGGTTTGGCTAAATTGCCGTTCTGTACTACTATTTAACATTTGTACTAAAATTTATCATTTGTTTTTCAATTTGGCATTTGGAATACGGCAACTTCGCCAAGCCGTAGGCGTTATTTCCCATAAGTTTCAATAATCTTTTTCAATTTACTATTCAATTCCTGCTCGTAAAACAATGCACTTTCATTTGATTTAGTTGGGTCTACTCCTAGCCTTTCATCGAGTTCAGCGCACATATTCCATCTTACTACATTTTCTTTTAGCTTTAAAAGTTCTTTGAGTTCTTTTTCCATTTAGTTTATTTAATTTTTAAAAAAGTTTCTAGTTTATTAATATTTTCATCTGTGCAAAAAGTTAATTCCATAAAATGAACCTTTGAGTGGTAAGCTAATTCAATTACATCATATTTTAATTCTTTTGCCAAATCTAATGCTTTTTTTATTTCATTATATAAATCCTTCAAATTATTATTTTGTGCAAAATTTGAGCGTTTGTGTAACTCCTGTGTGTATTTTTCAGCTCCATCCGTTTCATATTGTTTCCATCTATCTAATTTTATTGCTCCTTTTTGCTCTAAAAAGTCATACCAAACATTCAAATCGGCATCTGTATAATTCTTTGATTTTAGCTTACTTATCATTGCATCAATTACTATTTCATCTTTGCCACTTTCTGTATGTTGTTCTATTGCTTCTAATACTGGCAATGGATTCTTAAGCAAATATTGCTTTCTGTAATAACTATTTTCATTTTTGCTATAAGCGTGTTCAAATTGCTTAAAAGTGATTAAATTAATCCCAAAGTAATCGCCAAACACTTTAGATAATCCTAAGTCAATGAAGTAAAATATCTCATTCAAGTTCCAGTTTTCATTTTCTTGACCTTTGTTTGTAATTCTTATATGTCTTTTCCAATTCGTTTCAACCTCTCTACAAAATAGATTTATTAAAAGTGCTGCGTCCTCACTATTTGAATTTTGCCCTGCACTTGCATAGCATCTTAAAATAAATTCTTTAATTTCTTTAATTTGATATTTCATATTATTTTATTAATTCTGGATTTGCAAATATGTTTCCAATTACTTCTAAGTCTCTTTTGGAATCATTTATAGAACCACATAAAGAAAAACTTTGTTTATCAAATTCACTATACATAATAAAACAAGCATATAAATCACTATAATTAATTTGTGAAATTCTGTCATAATACTTAATAATATCCCCCTCATAAATTTCTTTTCCGTTTTTATCAGTAAGTCCTGTGAATTGCATTAATTCAATATGATTTAATGTCATAAGTTTATGAAGGTTTCTAACTGAATGGATAAAATCCCAATCACTCATTTTTTCTGCTTCTTTTGACCAAGCTCTAAATTTAATTACTCTGCTCATTTGTTTTTAATTGATTATTTTGGCTTATTCCTAATTTTATGTCTAGTTCGTCTGAAACTGATTTGAGCTTACTTATTTTACTTTCAGTATTAGTATCATTTTTTAATTCATAAAAATCCTGCCATCCACCAACTATTGATTGCTCAATTATTTTTATAGCCTTGTATTCATTTCCACCAGATAATTCATTGAGTTTCTTTTTTAATAAATCAATAGCTTTATCAGTAGCAGGTTTTTTTATCTTAACTCGCATCTTTAAAAATTCATCAAAAAGTAGTTCAATTTCATTTTTTTCAATTTTTGCAAGTTTTATTTCTTTTACTTCTTCTTTTTCTTTTACTTTATATTCTTCTTTTACTTCTTCTTCTTCTTGCAGGGTATTTGATACCCTATTGATAGGGTATAAATAGTCTTTCTTGTAATTTTCTAAAATTCCATTATTTTCTAATAATCCAATAATTTTTTTATGAATTGGACTTTTTTCGCTCAAAATATTTCCATATTGAAATTCAACAAATCCAATGCAATAAATTTTACCATTATCTAATTTTCTAAATTGATTTCCTTTATCTATTGTTAATATGTCTTTTTCAGTTATTTTTTCACCTATATAAGCAGATGCAATAACAAAATTAGGCGACCAAACACCGCATAAATCAGCTTTATCTCGAATAAATTTGACTATACATTTTTGCTTTAAAGATAAGGTCATAAACCATTCTTTATCCCATAATTCAGTATCTGTAAATCTTTTAGCCATTTAGTGGATTTTTTAAAGAAAAAAAGCACCCTCTGGATAATCCACTAACCCACATACGGAGGTATGTGTTTTCAGGTGCTATATTGTTAATAAAATTGTACATTGATTTGTGGATTTACTGCAAAAGTAATAAATAATATTTGATTTTGCAAATTAAAATAGTAAAGAATTTTCTAATTTATAGGTATTAAATCGTTTTTCAGCTTCTTTTAAATTCAATTTAGCTTGTTTAAAATAGCTATCTTTTAACTCAATACCAATAGCTTTACGACCCATAGAAACAGGACTAAAAACATCACTACCGCATCCCATAAAAGGACTTAACACAACCTCATTAGGATTTGAATATAAATCTACTATTCTATCTAAAACATCTAATTGAGTAGGTGTAATATGTTTTTCGTCATCGTCTTCTTTTGAATCTTTATAAGGTAGGCAATTTTCCGCCCTTATATCATCCCATACTGCTGACGCGTATCTTTGCCAAATAATATGACTTTTTTTGTTTGTTCCTGCTTCTTTATGGTTTTCATATTTTTTACAAATATATTCCCATAAATCAGCACCATTTTTAAAATCTGTGTCATTTGCACGGTTATAAATACCAACAGTTTCAGGTAAAATTGGCGTAGTGCCTGCATAGTGTGTAAATCCAAACGGATGAGTTACGGGTACTTTATTATCTCCTTTTTTCTTAAATAATAAAATATAGTCAGGCATTGCTGGGTAATTCTTGGTACTATCTTCAACTATAAATTTGTGCATTAAAGACTGTACCATAGTTTTAAGCCTTACTCTTAATGGTTCTTTCCATATTGTAATTCGGCTCATATAAGTAAAACCATGCTTTTCATGTAGTTTAATTATATCAGCCGGAAAATCGCTTAAAGCACCGTTATATTTAAACAAATCAGTAACATGGATAGCGTTAATTCTACCATTTTTTGTAACTCTTGCCATCTCTTTTACAAGAAATTCATATTGAGTAAAAAACTCCTCATTACTTGAAACATTACTCATATCACGTTCTGAACTTGAATATGTATAAAGATTTGCAAAAGGGGGGCTATATATTGATAAGTCAATACTTTCATTTTCTAGTGTAGGTAATACTAACATACAATCGCTATTGTATATTGCATAATTTTCTGTTATTACTTGTTCTTTTACCATGTTAAATAAATTTAGGTTTTATTATTTGTTTATTAAATTCTTTTGTTTTATTCTCAAAACTTCTATTTACATTTTGAGTTAAATTTTTATGCAATTCTATTGCTTTTTTTGTTTTTTGCTCCAATGCCTCAATAACTCTAGTTTGTCCGTCTGAAATTACAATATCTATAGTTACATCGTTTTTTTGTCCGAACCTCCAAAAACGCCTTATAGCTTGATAATATTGCTCATAGCTCCAAGTAGGAAAAAATACTGAATGATTACAGTGTTGCCAATTTAAACCCATTGAGGTCATTTTTGCCTTTGTTATTAATCTTTTAATTTCGCCATTTGCAAATGCTAGTAGTATTTCTTCTTTTTTATCAATGCTTTGACTTCCTATAATTTCTACTGCTTCTTTGTCGCTTGATTTTAATATACTGCTTTCATTGTTTGTATTACACCAATATACTGATGTTTTGCCATTTGCTAATTCTATAGCCTTTTCGCATCTTTTTTCTTCAGTCTGATTTTGTTCGTGCCTAACCTCTGTCATTGATTTTGCAATAGGTGTAAACATTTGAATCTGTCCGTTAACATCTATTAAACTTTGATTTTCTACAACGTGTCTATTAATTATTAATTCAGGTAAATTATACCTATCATTACTAAATCCTAAATCACTAGGCATCTTTGCCATAATTGACCATTGATTAACCCACGCAAAGAAATCACTTTCAGCGTGTGGTTTTAAATAGAACTTTTCTCCTATATTGTTATTTCCTCCTGTATCGTTTTGATTATTTTTAAAAAACTTACCTAACATATCCATGTAACCCATATAACCCAAAGCTTCACTACTTGTTCCCAATTCTATAAAATCATTTGGAGAGGGTGTTGCAGTAGATAAAAATCTATAAGGTATCTTTTTAACAAAGCTTGTAACCTCTTGTTTTATTTTACCATCAAAATTTTTAAGTATTGAACTTTCGTCTAAAATAACTCCTACAAAATCTGATTCATTAAAGTAATGTAAACGCTCGTAATTACATACTACTATCTTTTTTGTATGCTTACCATCCTTTGAGTATTCAATATCATCTATTCCTAACTTTTCAGCTTCTAAAATAAATTGAAAAGCAACCGCTAAAGGTGTTAAAATCAATACTTTTTTATTAGTATGATTTACAATGTTTTTTGCTAATGATAATTGAACTAAAGTCTTTCCTAATCCTGTATCTAAAAATACAGCGCTACGACCTTTTAAAATAGCTTTTTCAATAACGAATTTTTGAAAGTCAAAAGCTATATCAGGAATATAATTTGCTTTAAATCCAAAGTTTCCTATTGAATGTTTTTTGTTATTAATAAATTCTAAATAGTCCATATTTTAATTATTATTTAGTTTATTTTTTTTAGCTTCCAGCACTCTACCTAATAGCTCATAATCAATATGAGGCAATCTTACATAATCTGAATTGCTAAGATTATAAGGTTTTAAAGGTTCAAATGAGCCTTTAAATATTCCTGTGCTACTTATATTTCTAACTCCAATATTTGAAGTAGTGGGATAATATTCTAGTGTGTAGTATGTTAGCATGATTTTTTAGTTTTTATTAGTTAATTCTGAAATATCCGCCTCAATAAACTTTTTATCAATTTTGATTTTAAGTTTACCACCAAAGTTTAATGTTTCCCATTTAATAAACTTGCAAAGTTTTCCTTTCCAAAAAATAGGTGCTGATTGATTTAATTTAGTTGTCATAATATTGTTTGTTTTAAATTATATGCAAATATATAACCTTTTTACGAAAATAAAAATTAATTTTTACAAATATGCAAAATAAATCGTAAATCATTGATAATTAAGTCAATAAAATTTAGTTTAAATAATTCATATAATTTAATTTGTAAATTAATAAAAAAGTACTATTTTTGCATTATGCAATATCATTTAGAGGTCTTACAGATTATAAATACTAGAAAAACTGCATTTTGCAGAGTATATGCAATATATGATAACAAGATAAGACAATTTATAAATTGCCCTGTAAATTACTTTCACACAGGTAAAAATCTAGTGTTTGAGAATAATGATATAGGTGCTTCACTTGTAATAGATGGTAGTTTATTGACAATTAAAGGCATGACAATAGACGACATTAAATTAGAGTTAATAGGTTGCAGGAGTGGAAAATACGAAAACGAATCACATAATACAAGTTGTATTATCAATTCAAACCTACCAGACCACTTGTTAAACATAATAAAAATAGACAATATTAAATTAAAAGAACGATTAAATAATTAAACAATGGCAAACGAAAAAGTATATGGCAAAGGATTTTATGGTAAGATGCCTAGACAGGGCGCTCCTGAATACGTATTAGGCACTCTAAATATAAAAGTAGAGGATGCTATCACATTTTTAAAAGAAAATGCAAATAGTAGTGGGTATGTAAACTTTGACATATTAAAGCAAAAGAAAGATGAAAACGCTTTGAGCTTAGTATTAAATACATACGAGCCAAAAAGTAATGGTAGTAACTGAACTGCCAAAGCACCAGCTGAACCAACTAAAAGTGAAATAGAGGATGGATTGCCATTTTAAACAAATAAACTAAAAACAAACAAAATGCAAAAAACAAAATTTAAAGTAGGTGATGAAGTGTGGGATAGTGTGAATTGTAATAGATTAAAAAGTACTATATTTGATTATGGCTCAAAATAGATTAAGTGATGGCAAAAATAAAATTTAAAGATATAAAACCTGATAGCAGGAATACAAACAAGCACACCGAGTATGGTATGCACACACTAGATAATTCACTAGAACAAGTAGGAATTATTGAAAGTGTAACTATAAGCAACGATAATGTAATTATAAGCGGAAATGCTAGGCACGAGAAAATAGGGCAAAAATTCACAAATGATGCTATTATAGTAGAAACAGATGGAACTACTCCAGTTGTAATAAAAAGAACGGATATTGAAAGCGGTACAAAAGAATTTCATAAGGCTTCGATACTTGCAAATACAGTAGCACAAAAAAATCAAAACATTGATGTTGAATTAGTAGAAGTACTTGCAGATGAGTTTGAGTTTGAAGTTAGTGAGGTTTTTGTGGAGGTATTGGAGGAAAAGGACTATTCAGATAAAAACAAAGAATTTGATGCAAACGATTTTGAAAACCAAAATTACACAATCAAATTAGAATTTACAGAAGAAGATTATAATTTCGTAAAAGACAAATTACAGCAACTCGGACAAAGTCCTGAAAAAACATTATACGATGCACTTGTTTCCCTATAAATGGAATTTAGCAGATGGCTATCCTTCAAAAGGAATACCTAAAAACGATTATAATGTTTTTGGAACTTTCATTTGTGGTGGTGGCTCTACTATGGGTTATAAATTAGCAGGGTTTAATCATTTAGGGGGTGTTGAAATAGACCCTAAAATTGCAAAGGTTTATCAATTAAACCATAAACCAAAACATTTATTTTTAGAAGATATAAGAGAATTTGTAAAGCGTTCCGATATACCTCAAGAACTTTATAATTTGGATTTATTAGATGGTTCTCCACCTTGTTCAAGTTTTTCAATGGCTGGAAATCGTGAAAAAGATTGGGGCAAAAAAAAGGTATTTAAAGAGGGTCAAGCCGAACAAGTTTTAGACGATTTGTTTTTTGAATACATAGCACTTGCAAAGAAATTACAACCTAAAATAGTATTAGCTGAAAACGTAAAAGGATTAATTCAAGGTAACGCTAAACTTTATGTAAAAAAGATATTTAAAGCATTTGATGAAGCAGGGTATAATGTACAATTGTTTTTACTTAATGCAGCATCTATGGGAGTACCTCAAAAACGTGAACGTGTGTTTTTTATTTGTCAAAGAAAGGATTTGAATTTACCTAAATTGAAATTGGAGTTTAGTGAGGACGCAATACCTTTTGGATTAATAGATGAAGGATTAAATGTAAAAAGAAAAGAAATAAGAGATGGAATAAAAGATTATGCTGAAATTTGTCCTATGGGTAAAAGTGTTTCAAGTGTACACCCTAAAGGGCATTATTTTGGAACTTACAAACAACACCCAAAAGAAATAAGCAATACTTTAATTGCTGATAGTGGTGGCGGTATTCATTTGCATAGTAGCGGAAAAGGTTATTTAACTGATAACGAATATATCCAAATAGGCACTTACCCACTCGATTACGACTTTCAAGATGTAGAACCAAAATATTTAATTGGTATGAGTGTACCTCCAGTAATGACCGCACAAATAGCTAATCAAATAAAACTACAATGGTTAGATAAATTAATATAAATGCCAAAACTAAGTAAAACAGATGGAGTAGAATTAATAATTCGATAAAACCATGTAAAAACGATATAAAATGCCAAAAGGAGAAAATTTAAAAGGTAAAGGTGGTAAGTTATTCAGTAGCACAAATCAACCACCAAATGAAGCTAAAAGAGTTCCTAAAAGAATAACTAGGTTTAAAGATGCTTTAAATCACTTTGGAGAAGTAGTCAAAAGTAATGTTGGAGGTACTGAATTAACACTAGAAAGCAATATCGCTTATGTATTAATGGATAAGGCAAATAAAGGCGACTTACAAGCAATAAAACTACTAATTGATGTATTCGGGTGGAATGCTTCTACAAAACAAGACATCACAATTAACAAAGGTGCAGATGATTTATTCATTGAGGAATAATGCAGAAATTCAAGATAAAACGAGAATGGTATAGTGAACATTTCAAATCCTTCCTACAATCTAAAAATAGGTATCAAATACTATGGGGTGGTCGAGGTGGTGGTAAAACACATAATATTATACTTAAACTTATTGCAATATCATTTCTACAAGAGTATAATCATATAGTATATGTCAATAAGGTATTTGGTGACATAAGAAAAAATCAATTCAAAGATATAATTAAAGTATTAAAAGCACTTGGACTTACTAAGTACTTTAGTATTAATAAAACAAATTATGGCTTTAAGAACCTAATAACAGGTACTGAATTTACTGCACTCGGAATGGATAATGCAGAAAATACCAAAGGACTTTCAGACCCTACTATTATATGGTGGGATGAAATAAACAAAGGTAGTCAAGATGACTTTACTACTTTGAATGCACTTTTAAGAACTCCATTAAATAAAAATCATCAATTTATAATTAGCTTTAATCCAGTAGATGTCAATAGTTGGTTAAGAACTTATTTCTTTGATGAAAATAATGATAGTAAAATAAAAATAGACTTCTTAGATTCTTATGTTAATCATTCTACATTTGCCAATAACGAATTTATAGATAGAGAAAAATATGAGGAAACTTTAAGGCTCAATTATTCACATAATCAAAATTTACTCGATGTCAATTTATATGGTAAGTGGGGTAAAGCTGAAGTAGATAAACCATTTATACCTACATTCAGAAAAGAAAAGCACGTAAAAGATTGTGAATATAATAACGGAACTATATATCTATCATTTGACTTTAATGTCAACCCTATGACTTGTATTGCAGGGCAATTACAAGGCAATAAGATTGTAGTAATTGAAGAGTTTGTTTTACGTGATAGTGATATTTACGAACTATGCGACCATATAAGAATGAGACTGCCAAAGTCTAATAATATAATGGTAACAGGTGATGCCACAGGCAAAAATAGACAAGCAATTAGTAAAGGTGGAATAACTTATTATCAAGTGATTGCTGATAAGTTAAAATTATCTGGTTATCAATTTGTAATACCTAGTGTTAATCATTCTAATTTGAATAGTAGGGAGTTAATTAGCAGGGCGTTCCATACTGATTTGTGCTTTATAAATCCGAATTGTAAACTTATGATAAATGACTTGACTTATTGTGAAGTGGGTAGTGATGGTAAGTTATTAAAGAAAACTACAGGCACAGGCTCTGAACTCTCACACTTAATGGATTGCTTGAAGTATCTTTTAATTAATAATTTTAAAGATAAGTTAGATTTTAATTAATAGACTTTAAAATTTGCATAAATCAAAAAATTTACTATATTTAAAAGTATGGCAAATGAGAATGTAGTTTTAAAAGTTTTATTCGATACATCGGAAGCAGTACCAAGCGCAAAGAACCTTGATAAGGTTATGCAAAACACTACTAAAGCTACTGATGAACTTAATCTATCATTAAACACAACACAAAAAGAACTATCTGAATTTGATAAGAATATCAAAGGTGGTGCGGATGGTTTAAAAAACTTAGCACAGGCTAAAAAGCAATTCAATGACATTTCTATTGCATCAAGTACTAAGGAAGTAAAAGAATTAGCAAATGAGCTTCAAAACGTCTTAATGAAAGATAAGGAGTTTATGAAAGTAGCAGGTGAAGTCGCAAAGGCAGTTGAAAAGGGTGCAATAAGTAATGCACAGGCTTTTGAAATCTTAGAAGATGCAATTAATAAAGGGGTTAATAGTGCAACTGAATTAGGCAAAAGAACGGAAGAAATGACCGTTAAAACTAAGTCTTTCCGTACGGAAATGAATGAGTTAAAAAACTTAATTAATAGTGGTAAATTAACAGGTGATGAGTTAGTTATAGCAAAGCAAAGATTAGTTGAAATGACTAAGACTGCAAATGATACCAATAAAGAAATAAAATTACTAAGTAGTGATACTAAGCTATTATCTACTGCGATGTCTGGTCTTAGTTTAGGTGTTGGGATATTTGCATCATTGCAAGGTGCTTCTGCTCTATTTGGAGTTGAAAATGACAAAGTGCAACAAGCATTGTTAAAGGTTAATGGTGCTATGGCTGTGCTTCAAGGATTAGAACAAGTCCAAAACGCATTAAAAAAAGATAGTATATTTTTAATAGGTGCGCAATCATTAGCACTAGAATTATATACTTTTGTTGTTGGAGCTAGTACAGGAGCTATGAAGTTGTTTAGAATAGCTTTAGCGGCGACAGGTATAGGATTAGCAGTTATAGCTATAGCTACTTTAATAGCTAATTACGATAAATTAAAAAAAGCAGTTGAAGAAAATTCAGAGGGTTTCCAAAAATTCAAAGAAGTATTATTTGTTGTACTTCCAGTTATTGCATTAATAATTGAAGCAATACAATTCTTATCTAAAAATATTGATAACATAAAATCCACTATAGCAGGTTTAAGCAGTGCATTTTCAACTGCATTTGAAGGCATTGGTGATATTGTAAGCGGTGGATTAAATGATGGATTTAAAGGTATTGTAAATAAATTTAAGGACTTAGGCAAACAAACTAGTGATTCTTATACCCAAGCTTATATAGGACAAGAACAAATCAATGCACAGAAAAGACTTAATGAATTTGCAAAGGCATCACAGGAGTTCAAAAATAGACAAATACTATTACTAAAAGCACAGGGCAAAGACACTTATAATTTAGAAGCTGAACAAGTAAATAGAAGCGTTAATATTCTTAAAAATGGACTTGATGAAAAGGAAAAAGAAGAACTAAGAAATATAGAAGGCATTGAATTAAAACTCAAACAAAAGATAGCATTAAGTAATGATGAAGCTAAATTATATAATGAAAAATCTGAAAAGATAACTGAAATTTTAAAAGCTGAAAATGAGCGTGATATTTTCTATGCAAATAGAGAACGTGAACTAGCTGAAAAGCATAAAGAACGATTAAAAGAAAATGCTGAAAAGGTAAAAGCGCAAAAAGAAAAAGAAAAAGCGCAAAAAGAAAAAGAAAGAGCGGGGTCGTTATTAAATTTAATTGCTGTATTTACAAAAGAAATAGAATTTTTACAAGAAACTTTAACTTTAAAAGAAATTGATTTAAGCGTTCCATTAAGATTAGAAGATGTGAATATTGATGATGTATTAGATTATACAGAAAGACTTAAAAGCGCATTTTTAAGCGCTACAGCAAGTATAGGCGGAGATTTTAGCGGTGTAACTAGTGGCTTAGGTGGATTAACTACAAGTTTATTTGACTTAAATGCAACTAAAAAAGCTATTCAAGAACAAAGATTAGTTGTAGAATTTGCATACAAACAATTAGAATCTACAAAAATAGATTTTAATAATAAGATGAAAGAAGCTAATAAGCAATTAGCAGACGCTGAAAAAGATGGCAATGAAGAAAGGATAAAAGAAGCTAAAAGAACTAGGGATAAATTAACACAAGATTATGATAAGAGTGTACAAGAACAACAAAGCAATATAAAGAAACAAGAAAGTACATTATTAACATTAGAAGAAGGATTAAAAAAAGCAGCTGGACAAATAGCAACATATGTTGGTGATATATTTTTAGGATTCACTCAAATAATATCTAACTCAATAGATAGGAATATTGCAAACCTAGATAAGCTAATTGAAAAACAAAAAGTAAATGTAGCAGAAGCTAAACAAATAGCAGATAAAGGTAATTCACAGTTATATGATGCTGAATTAAAAAAAGAAGCTAAGTTAGAGGAATTAAGACGTGAACAAGCACGTAAAAAGAAAGCTATTGCAATAGCTGAAATACTTATTAATAATGCGGTTGGTATAGCTAATATATGGGCGCAATGGGGTTCACAAGCTCCTGCAGGACCAATAATAGCTGGAGTACTAACTGGACTTTTAGCGGCGCTTACTGCGGTGCAAATTGGAGTAGTATCTAGCCAACAATTCAGAAAAGGTGGTAAAGTACCAACAGGAATGATGAAAGGTGCATCACATGAACAAGGAGGTATCAAGTTTGGTGTTCAAGGTAGAAATGAGTTGTACGAAATGGAAGGAGATGAGTTTATTTTCAATCGTGAAACTTCATTAAAGAATCAAAAATGGTTTGACAAAATTAACAATGAAAAAATTGATTTGGATAATTTATTAGCAAGTGTAAGATTAGATTCAATGCAATTAAATCCGATATTATCCACTACATTTGTAAATCAAAATGGGCAATTAGAAGACAGACTAAAACAAGTTGAAAAGGCTATAATTGATTTACCTAATAGGATGCCACAGGCTTCATTCAATGCAGATAGTAGAGGTTTAAGTTTTAGAATGAAACAAATAATTGACAAAGAAAACGCTTGGAAAAGATAAATGAAGTTACAATTAGCATATCAATCAGTACAACCAGTAACAGCAAAGCCAGTCTATAACTTAGCTTCATTGCCAGTTACATGGTTTGATGTTCCAGAGCAAGATGTTGAAGGACTTGAAGAACTTACATTAAATTGTGAGCGTCAAGATGGTAACCAAGTAATGAGGAAAATGAGTGGTGATATTAAGTTTTACAATGCAACTAAAGACTTACTACTTACTAATTTCTATGATAATAATGCTCAATATATGTGGGTTCGGTTTTATGATTGTGAGTGCGGAGTTTGGATATTCAAAGGACAAATTACAAGAGATAAGATAGAATGGTGTACAGATGAGTGTTATATATTAGCTAGAGCAACAGAATATGATGAGGTTACTGATGCTTATTTGAGTTTAAATAATGTATTAGATTATGATGCTTATAAAATAATAGGTGAGCATTTTTTGAATTTCCCAATTAGATTTTCAACAGGAGTAGGTCCTAATTTTAGATACGTAGAGGGTGCTAGAATAGGTGGTTTATTAAGTGCTACAATAGCCAACCAACCAAACTTTATATTTGCATCTGGAATATTAAATAGTAGAAATTCATTAAATGGATGGACAGGAGATAATTATAATTACACTCCTGCAACTTCGAGCTTTCAAAGTAATTTAAACCCTTATTATCATGCTTATTTGCTTAACTCTGATATAGCAAAACCATTAAAAGAATCTGAAATAGGCAATAAAATAAGATGGGAGAATAGGTATATTAAAACGACAAAGCAATTCTTAGAACAACTAAAACCTATTTTCAATGCTGATTATCTATTGAAAAGTGTAGGAGGTGTAGTTCAATTCATATTTGAACGTAAAGATTATTTTTATTATAATTCTGTAATATGGAAGGATTGCACAGATTATCAATTATGCTTTGAGATTGATAATAGGAATATGTATGCTTATGCAAATATGCAATGGTCTACTTTACCATTTGGTGAAGACCAACCAGATGTTTCTTTATATAAAGAATTGTACAATGATATTGTAGAATGGAATAATCCAGTTAATCCTATTCAAAAAGATGAATATGGAGCTTATTGTTCTTTAGCGTGGATACCATTATTTGGGTTTTCAGATTATGCAGTTGGAAGTTTAGAAGATTGTTTGGATATGAAAAAGAAAACATTAATTTCTACTCCTACAATATGTATTGCAGGATTTAATGGGGTTTATTCAGGTGGAGAATATACTCCTATTAATGTAGGTCGTTATGATGCTTCATTATATGCTACTGCGGTTCATAAAGCTAATAGTGCATTATGGTTTAATGGTAATTATGCACAAGCTAGTTTAGATACAGGGTATAGCTCATTTGGTTCAACTACTTCTATATTCCCAAACAATATAGCAAATTATGAGGATTGCAATTTATATGATAATTTCCACTTCATAGAGAATCCTAGAAATGTACCAAACCACAGAGGAGTTTATGGTAAGTATCAAAGAAAATGGTTAAAATACTCACTAACTATTGATTTTAGTTGTGCTGAATATTTATCTTACCAAAATGATAGTGCAATAATGATTAAAGTATTTGGAACTCCAACAAAAGCAATAATAGAAAGTATAGAATTTAATTTTAAAGATAGAACAGCTAGAATAACAGGAATAATATAATGAAAAGAATAAGCATAGCATATACTGATGATATAAGCGGATTAACTTCAAGTACCGATTTAATTTGTGCAATAGGTGAAAATAAACAAATGGAAGCACAATATGGTTGTGATACTTGTTTAGATGATGTTATAGTCAAATATAATAGTGCATTTGCTTTAGATGTACCAATAGAACCTACAACAGATAATAGTTGGAAAATATCAACTAGTAATCTTACTATAGGAGTTGAATATCCTATGAGCTTAGAAGTTGATGGAAGTTCGCAAGATAGCAATTACTATCAAGGAAAAAATTATGAAGTCTATTTTACAAAAGATAGTTTAAATACTTTCACAATCAGACATAAATTTTATGTAACTGATGATACAAATACTTTCATAGGTCAAAATGGTGCAAATAGTTTTAGTAATTGGTTGCAAAATAAATCTACAAGTGCTAATAATAACAATCAAACAAGCGTATATGATAGTACTAAGTATTTTACTAAGTTTCTTAGTATTGACGGAATAAACACAAATGCAAATGAAAGGTATTTAGATTATGATATTGCCTATGCTAGATTTTACGAAAACGAAGTTACTACATTTATAACAGATGGATGGACTTTAACTACACCTCAACAATTAATAATTAATACACCAGTTACAACTACTATAGAATTTGATAGTGGAGCTACAACTCCGAGTAGTGCAAAAATAATGTTAATAAATAAGAATGGTGAAAGTACAGGAAGTTTTAATGATTCGATAATTGAAGATTCACAGATTGCCACAATGTCAAATGTAGGTAGTAGTTACACATTAGAAGCTGATTTAACTGCATTAACTCCATCTACAAAAGATATATTAGCAATAGTTTATGATGATGCAGGTTCGCTTGTTTATAGTGCAAAATTGAATGCACCAGAAGTAATATATGGATGTTATCCAACTATTGAACCTAGATATGGTGATTACAATAATTCTTATATAGGTGCTTGTTTAGAATCTACAATGAGTGAAAGGGTTTTATATGGGTTTAGGGTAAGTAGAACAGATTTTAATAAGATAGATGTATTAACTCCAGATTGTTTTCCTTTAGGATATGAAAATTATGATAAAGTAGCAAGATTAAAATTAAGTATTCAAAGTACAGGTGTAGTAGTCCATGAATCAACAGCAGTTTATAGTTTGGGAACGTGGACAGCAGTACCAGTATTTGGCACAGGCTCAATGACTATAAACACAACGGCTTTATCGTATCAATTCTTATTCACAATGAGAAATGAATGGTTAGGGGAGTACATATTAGCAGAGTTTGAACTTGATATAATCTATTCAAGTACACATACTGAAACAATACAATGTAGTTCGTTAAATCATATATTAAATTATGATATGGCTTTAGCAGTTCCAAAAATTCATAGCATCGAATTAATTAATCCAGATACGGGCGATGTAATAACTTCAATAATTGACAATATAGTAACTTTAAATTCAACTTGTTTAGACTATTTTAAAGTAAAGATTTGTAAGTTAGACACAGATGAATTTAATATAATACCAGTCTTAAAACAAGGTGTTAATAATTTTGAATACGACCCTTATAGCAGTGCAGTTATGCCACAATTAACCAATAGTTATTTTGTAGGAGTTCCTTCTACTTTTGCAGGGTCTAGTTGTGCAGAGTTTTATTTAGATACAAGTAGTTTAGATAAGACTTTATCATGGAGTTTAGAAGTAATAATTAAAAAAGTATAAGATGATAATACATACATATCCTTTATGTTTAGTAGGAACGGAAACAAGCAATGATTCAAGAACTGAAAGATTGCAATTAATCTTTGGTGATTGTGCCAGACTATTAGGGTTTAATGAAGAAGACGAGTGTGGTGCTTGTTATTGCCAACCATTTATTGATGGTGATAAATTTATATTTCAAATACCATTAGAAAGCTATGATGTTGTTAAAAGTGTAGATTTATATACACTCAATGAAGTATTTATTGCAAACGTCCCATTATTTGATGCAACTTCATTACTAACAGAGTTTGGAGCTTTTACGAATTTAGAATTTGATATGAGTACATATAGCACTTTGGCAGGTGTAGATTGTTTCAAAGTACAAGTAACTTATGGAACTATAACTTATATGAGTGGTGGTTTTTGTAAAGTACAATGTGAAGAACCAACATTGTTATTTTGTAGTGATTACACTAAAAAAGATTGTAATGGAACTATATATAATTATTCAGTAATTCACAATACAAGTACATTACCTGCGGTTGTTTACTCTAATTGTATGAGATTAAAGGCAGTAATAGAACGTAAAGGAGTTGCAGAAGAAAATACCTATGATGAAATAAATACAAGTCTATCAACTAGAATAGTACACACTAAAAGTAAAACAATAGACCAATATGAGTTGAGAATATGGGGTATTCCAGAGTGGCAAGTTGATAGAATTAAGGCAGTTTTAGCTGGTAAAAACTTGACAATTACAGCTACAAATGGTAGAATTTATACACTACAAGTTAAGAGTGGATTTGAAAAGGGCAATGAAAAGGGTTCGCTTTGGTTTCCTATTGTTAAACTTGAAAAAAGTTGCGAGATTATTAATAAAAATTGTTAATCAAATTTATTTTAAATATTATTTGCATTTATAAAAATAAATATTATATTTAAAAGTATGGTACAATTAAAGCATAATATTACTGGTAAAGTTCACAACATGAACGAAAAGCAGTATAATAAAATGATTAGTTTAGGTCAAACATTCCCTAACTATACAAGGCTTGTAGATACTAAGAAATTAGTTACAGAATTGGAAGATGAACTAAAAGAAAAATTAAATGGCGATTATGAAACGCCTGAAGATACTATAAACAAAACAGACGAGCCATTAATTAACACTAAAAAAAAGAAAAAAGATGATTTGTAATTCATTGTGCGCTCCAGATATGCCAACTCCATTTACTTCATGTAAAAATGAAACTAGAAGTGCAGGTATAAAAAGTTATGGATTTTTTCCATGTAACGAAAATATAGATTTAACAGATGTTGCAGACGTTACTACTGCTGTAGCAAATGGAATAATCCAAATGTTGCCTATAGGTATTGGTGCAAAACCAGTTCCGTCAAGTGAGAATAAAAAATTAGCTTCATGTCTTCCAGATATGCCAATAGGTGTATGGACACATACTGCTACTTTTGAAAGTTCATTTGTAGATAAAACATTAAATACAGATTTTGAATACTACAATAAAATATTAAAAAATCCATTAGGATATAGATGGTTTTATGTAGATTGTAATGGTTTGATATACTATAACAATCACTATACAACAGGGTCAGCTACTATTCAAAGTGGTTTGCAAATGGTAGTAAGTGGTGGTTTAGATATTACAACAGATGCAATCAAAGAACTACAAACATATAAACTTGCTTTTACATTTGTATATGATGAGCCAGTAATAATTGGACGTTATGTAGCAGGTATGGATTCAGCATTGTTTGACACAGTAGTATCTTAATATGCTAGTTGAGGAACTATTAAAATATACAAATTTAGAGATAGACCCACAATTGAGAAAGTTGTGGGTTTCTATCTATAATAGCATGATAGTTCACACTAGAGGTGAGCAACCAAAAGAACTACTAGAAATCAATAGACCAAACGAGCCAAAAGAAATAATTAAGTATCGAGTTGATACTTATTTTCCTATTACAAAAGACCCTATTTTAAAGGCTTTAAATTCAACTTATCACTTAATTAAACAAAGTGATTATAAGTTAATTTGTAGTGATAACATCAAAGAATATCTAAAAGAAAAGAAATTTGAAAGCGTTGTATCAATCAATAAATTAAATATTTATGATTTGATATTTAAGTCTTTTTTGCAATTAAATACGGAAGACCCAAACGCTGTAATATTTGTTGAAGCGGTTAATCCATTTGATAAAAATGACATCCCTGATAACGTAGATAAAACAAGTGAAGTAGATATTGAAATCAAATATATACCAAGCAAAAATATTCGATACATAGATGAAAATATCTTAGTCTATAATTATAAAACAACTTATGTAGATGAAGTAGAATGTATAATTTACAAAATAGTAAACGATACAGATATTTGGATATACCACCCTACAAAATTCAATGATAAAAATGAATTAATATATGAGTTAAGACCATACTATAATCATAACTTTGGATTTATACCATTTAGAGTTTTAGGCGGTTTAGACACAATTAAAAGTGCAGAAGTAAAAGAAAAAAATAAAAAAGTAAATAAAGAATATAGATTATTTGATACTTACTTTACAGCATATAATTCATGGGCAAATAAAGCTATAATTGCATCAAGTGAAACCGATGCAGTTAAAGTTAGATATGGTTTTCCAGTTACAGAAAGATTAGCAACAGTATGTAATACTTGTAAAGGTAGAAAAGAAATACCAGAGCCAAATTGTAATAATAACGATTGCAAAGACATAAGATGTCCTAATTGCAATGGCTTAGGGGTTGAGATAGCATTATCACCTTATAGTGAAATATTAAAATCACCACCAAATCCTATCAATGGAGAAGTGGCAACCGATATACCAACAATAAGATACTATTCACCGCCAATGGATGCAATAGCTATCAATAAAGAATATTGGTATGAAATGATGGATAAAGCAGAACAATCAATATCTATTTATCAGTCATTTGATAATCAAAGTGGAGTTGCAAAAGAAATTGATAGAGAACAAAAACGTGATTTTATTTCTGTAATAGGTAATAATTTATTTAGCTTATTAGAGTTTTCAGTTAAATGTATATCTAAATATAAATTTGATGATACTGAAGTAAGAGTAATTGAGCCTATACGTTACGAAATACGAAACAAAGAAAGTGTAGTAAAAGAAATAACTGAATTAAATGCAGTAAATAAAAGCCTTGCAAAGCCATTATCACTGGAGTATGTAGAAATGGAGTATGATGGTAATGAAAAAAGAATATTAGAAATACTTATCGAGAATGATATTTACTATGATTATTCATTACAAGATTTATCTACACTACAGGCTATGCAAAGATTAGATAATAATGCTTTTGAATTTCACATGAACGGCTACAAATGGTTAAGTGAATTACTAGAAGTTGAAAGTAATATGAGCAAAACAAATTCAGAACTTGTAACTTTGGCTTATGAAAAAATTATTCCAAGAGAGCCAACAAGAATCTAGTGATGTAATCAAAGACTTTTTAAAATCAATCGTAGGAGATTTTAACGAGGTTTATGATGAAGTTTACAAAAAGATATTAGGTAAAATCGATGTAAAAGATGGACAAGTTCAATACAATGATAACTTAGTTAATCTTATAAGAGAATACGTTATACAAGCCACAATAAAAACTAACTACAAAGCAAATGTTTTAAAGTTTGTAGATAATAGCAAAGGAGTAGCAAGTAAAGATATTACAATCAATAAGGAGCTTGGCAATAAGGTTGCATCTAATGTGACTAACAAGCTACTAAACAATACAGGAATATTTTATGAGGGTTTAACAGCTGGTGGTTACGAAGTAAATGTGGTTAATCGAGTGCAAAGTTTAATATATAATTCATTAAAAAATAATGTATCAGTATTAGAGTTAAAAGCTAATTTAGAAAAGTACTTTGATGCAACAGATGATACAGGCGACTTATACAAATACACTAAACAAGTTGCACAGGATAGTTTATATCAATACACTGGTGAGTTAAACGCAGGTATTTACGATGAATTAGGATTAAATGGAATTATATACACTCCAAACATTTTAATTGAGCGTTCAAGACCTATATGCACAAAAATAATAGACACTTACAAAGCTGAAATAAGTAATGAAGAGTTATTGTTATTACTAAATAAAGCAGATAAAGACCCCAAAGGATTTGGACAAGGTATGATAGTTCCAACTAAAACAGTAAGCGAATTTATCCGTAATAGAGGTGGTTATAATTGCATACATAAGGCTTATGGCACTTTGATATAATTTTATAAACTATAAAAAATATTTGCATTTTGTTTTTAAAATGTTATATTTAAAAAACTCATAAATAAAACACAATGATAGAACTATTAAAAAAATTAAAGACACTTGAAAATCCGAATCAAGTTGATGAAATCAAAGGAAACGAAAAGGTATTATTTGACAAGCGTAAAAATGTGATAGCTATTGTAAGTTATCCTAAAACAATACAATTTGATAAGGTTGTAAAATTCAATACAAATGATTGGGAGTACTTAGATGAACAAGGAGTAAGAGAATATTTGGCTACTAAAGGCATCAATTTAGATGAAGTAGAATCACCTATTGAAACTACAGAAGAACCTATTAATGATATTTTAGAAGAGTTAGAAAAAAGAGAACCTATTGGTTTTGACAACCATTTTAAAGGTACACGAGGCATAGACAGAAACCAATCGATAGAAGATGCAATAAAAGAATCCAAAGAAGAAACAATAACACCTAAAAAGAAATCAGGCAGACCAGCTAAAAAATAATTTTTTAATCATAAACAAAAAAAACAAATGGAATTTTTAAAACTACTAGGTCTAAGTGAAGACCAAATTACAAAGGCAACAAGTGGAACGGCTGAAGAACAACAAGAAATTGCAGACACTTACAAAGATTCAATAAAAGAATCCGTAATAAACAATCCAGCAAATTACAAAGCAATAGCAGATAAAGAAAAATTAGGAGCTATAAAAGTAGCTGAAAAGAAAATAGCTAAGATACTTGGAGTAACTATTGAAGATACTGACAATGTAGATAGTTTACTTGAAAAAGGCAGAAAGCAATTAATAAGTAATAGTGAATTAACTGCTCAAGAATTACAAACAAAACTAGCAGATGCAGAGGGTAAATTAATTCAATTTGAAAAGGAAATAATCCCTGCAATAAGAGTTGAAGAGCAAAGCAAAGTAAATCAAGTTTACATAGATTTGGCTTTAAATACTAGTGCATCTAAATTAGAAAAAAGCATCTTACCAATTGAGGATAGAATATTAATTGGTAAAAGTAAACTGCAGTCAATGGGTTTGGAATTAGGATATGATGGTGAAAAGAAATCTGTAATAGTAAAGCAAAAAGAAACAGGATTATTACCACAAATAGGTGATAAAACATATCAATTAAATGATTTAGATGGAGTATTTTCGGCAGTACTAGAACCATATAATCAAAAGTCAAATGGGGGCGGACAAAATCCACCTGCAAACAATGGACAACCATTTACACCACCAGCAGGAGCAGTAAAACTTAATCCTATTGCTGAAGCTAGAATAAAAGAATTAGAAGCTAAAACAAATCAATAACTATGGGATGTTGTGGAACGAATAAAAATGTAGTAAGCACACCTAAGCAAATTAAAACAAATAGCTTAGGAGTGGTAAAACCTAATGCAAATACTATTGTAATAAGTATCAAATGAAACCAGATGATGTAATTGAATATCTTAATAAAATGGCAAAGTTCATTCAAGAATCACAACAAGAAATGCAAGTGCTTGTAAGTGGTGCAATGCTTGGAACTATGACAAAAAGAATATTCAATAATCAACAAGGTAGTGAGAATAGCTTTGGTACTAATTTAGGAACTTATACACCAGCTTATGCAAAGGCAAAAGAAAAAAAGTATGGGGCTAAGTTAGCATCAAAAGTAAATTTATATGCAAGTGGCACATTATTCGGAAGCACAAAACAAGTTCAAGATAAAGGCAATACATATATAGCAGTTTCAGATGTTAAATATCCAACAGGACAAAATACAGTTAAAGTATCTGAATACTTAGATAAACAATATGGAGAAACATTTTCACCAAAAGAAAGCGAAAAACAAAAAGCAATTGAGATTGGTACAAAATTCATCAATAGAAAAGTTGCAGAATTTACTAGCAAATAAAATTATAGAATCATGTTTGGAGAAATTATTGATAAGATAGTAATTGAGGACTTTGATAATTACGGAGTTGTATTTGAAAAAGATGGAAGATACTACAAAGAAAAGTCACTTGATGAAGTAGGAATTGAGGATGGCAAAGGGAACTATTTTTTTGCTATTAAAAGTGATGCAGAATTTGAGCAGATAAGTTGTGATATAAATAAAGTAAATCAAAATTATACTTTTAAATTTATTACTCAATGTTCTTATACAGCTTGGTTGCTACGTGCATTCTTAGATACTAAACTACAAGATACTGGAAGTATAAGCAATGCTAAATTTACTATAACTAATTTTACAGAGGAATATATTAGAACAAATCTAATAGTAAACACGTTTGAGTTTAACTTGTTTGGACACTTTAATAATTGTGAAATTGAAAAACCATGTTGTTGTTAATTAAAATATTTACATATTTGTAAAAATATTAAACAATATGAAACGATTATTTATTACTTTGGTTATTCATTTTTTATTCTTATTTACTTTGATAGTTTATTTATGTTCATGCTCAAAAGATTGTGATGAGTGTACATATAAAAATATGAAAGATAACGGATTGTATAAAATTACATATCCATATACAGAAACATTCACAGATAATAATGGAGTGGCAGTTATTAAAAAGACTTATTACACTCCTAAGCAATTATGCAAGGCTTATAAATGTCCTTAAAATTTAATAGTAAGATAATTACTAAATACTAATATAGGAAGTATATAAAAAGTCTCGATATAGCCAAATAAACAAGCGAATAAGCATATAAAGAAAGTTAGCCAAATATTCGTGCAAATTTTACAAAATCCAATCGGATAAATAAACCATTTTGCACTTATAACATTGCCTAACTCATCATTTACTACATTACCTATTTTAGTAAGCCATGTATAATACAAATTCAATATCATGTTTGGATTCATAAATTCATCTATAATAGTAGAAAGACAATAAGTGAATAGTATAAGAAATAAACTATTAAACATATATTTTAGTTTTAAATTTATAGCAAACAGAATCACCATCAGGGTCTATTAATTTTGCAGTATAAAAGTAGCTTTCATTTAATTTTACATCAAATTCTAATTGCTCACCAGTCAATACATCAAGTTCATAAAAACTTACAGCGTCGTTGTATTCTAAAAGTAAAGTATATACACCATCCATAGTAGCTAATCCAAAATCCAATGGAGCGCAACCATTAAGGCATCCTAAGTCTATATATGTATCACAACAAATCATTTATTAAGGTTTAGCGTATGAATAATTAATATCAGTACATTTCAAACATCCGCAACTATTAGGTATTGAATTTTTTATTTTTTCAATAGCAGATGTTAAATATTTTTTAGCCATTGCATCGCATCGAGTATAATTATCACTAGCTAATTCTTTATTTGTAAAAGTAACTAGGTTATATCTATCACTATTGATTACTTCAGCAAAGAACATTGAACCAGCTAAATACTTTATAGGCATGGCTAATTCCTTTTTATACATACACCAAAACTTATCTTCACTACATCTTTTTTGTATGATGCCGTTAAAGAATGATGTATTTGTATATATGTTAGTTCCTGTTATTTGAATAGTTAAGCTATCGTAATACTCTTTGTTTACTTGCAAAACATAATCAGTATTTGCAACTAAAATAATATTTTGATTAACTCCATTTATTGTGAGTATTGCAGTTTGACTATCAGAGCTTTTAAATACTAAAGTATCTATGTAATAGCATGAATAAAGATTGTAGCTATCGAATGGGAACAATAAAGCAGGTGGGTTGGTTGTAACTACTCCGTTATTTAAGTAAGTATAGTTATCAAGTATTGTATTAAATTGAAAGTACCTACTTAGTTTTTCACTTGCTTGTAAAATAATTTCAGTAGATGCTTTTTTTATACATCCTTTTAATAGGTCATGTCCAGTTATAGTTTCACTATCTGCACTTAGTGAAGCCGTTTTAATACTAATACCTTCGATTCCTTCCGTTCCATTCAAATAAAGTCCACTAGTAGATTCAGCTCCTTTGCATCCAATGACACCAATAATATTTTCAAAGCAATTTATCATAGTATTAAATATAATAAACTTTTTGAAAAAACAAAATTATAATTTATTATTTTGTTCTTCTATTGCCTTATTTTGTAATTCGACTTTATGTATTATACTATTCCATAAGCTAAACAACTCTAAAGTAGTAACATTATATGTCAAATCACTTATACTCATATTTGAGTGTTCACTTATAGATAATAAGCTCATATTTACTTCATCTACTACTCTATTGAAGTATTCGATATAAGATAATTCAATCTTTCTATAATTGGAAGTGTCTTTTGTAAATATTCTACTACCTGCAAGTCCGAGTTGTTTTTGTAGCCTTGTAAGGTTTGGTAAGCAATGGGCAAAAAAAAAGCCATTGCATCTGCATCATTGAGCATTATTTCAATCTTTTGTGCTTCTATTTGCTCATTTAAACTATTTGCACGTTCATCATTTATCAAGAACATTGAACTTGCTAATTTTAATAATGTATTCTTTTCACAAAACAACTGCTCTGCTACTTTAATCTCATTAATCAATATCATTGCATCTTGATTGCGACCCTCTTTTAATGCTTCCATGCAAGTATCTGCAATTTTAACAAGCCTTGAATTATCTAGTTTTAATTCTGTATATCTTGAATAGGTTTGTATTTGGTTAAGTCTTATAAATGGATAATCGCTAAGTTCTTCTGGTGCATACCATTTGTTATTAAACACATCCGTATAAACTAACTTAAGAATTACATCTTTGTTTCCTATTAATTCTTTTCTATCTTTTTTAAAGTATTTTTTTATGAATTTCAACATATTGCAAATATATTAATAAATATTTAAAAAATAAAAATATTTTAAATAAAACTTGCAAATTAAAAAAAAACAATTATATTTAATTTTATCATAGAAATATGAAATCTTTTTGAGGTTGGTTATCCTTTCTAAAATAACTTTCGAGGTTGTAGCCTTTGCAATTACACAAAAAAATTATTATTCAAATTTTTAAATATAAAAACAATGGCTGTAACACCAGTAGCAACGCTTTGCAATAGTCTAATATATGACTTAAATGCAAAACCAAGTATGCCTGAAAATTATGTAGATGCTTCAGGCGCATATTTCGCTTTAATAAGTAATCAAAACAGAAATGGTTACGAAGATATTTTGATGAAAATGGAGCAAGAACTTAGAGATAAGGCACTTCCTAATACTTCATTCCCAAAAATAAGAGTAAATATACCAAAATCATTTTGTACAGATACTACAAGTGATTCATATACTAACCCATGTACACCAGTTGCAGAGGGTGGAGCGCAATATGAACAAATAGATGTAACTGTAACCGGATATATAGCTAAGAAATTTACTTTAAGTAATGCTCAATTTGAGGACGTTTGTTATAATAAAGACCCTTATTTGGCAAAAGAACTTGAAAGAGCTAGTAAAGCAGTTTTAAGAGATATGGACAAAGAATTAATATCAAGAGCGAATGCTTTAATGGGTAATTACACAGATGGAACTTCATCTTTGACAAGTCCTAAAACATTGAACTTAGTAAATAGTTCTGGAGCTGTGAATGTAGCAACATTCCCACTCGTAGATGCTGAATATGATGGTATCGGTGCGAATGATGGCTATATGGTAGTAGGTGGTCGTTGGTTAAAAATGTACAATCAATTATTGAAATTATCAATCGGAAATACTGCAATAGGATTAGATGCAACACAATTACCAGACTTACAATATTACTATGATTCAAATAGTGATGCAGTTTTAAATGAATGTGCGGCGCTTACATGGGCAAAAGGAGCTATCCAAATTATAGAGCCTTACAGATATACAGGTAATTGGGAGTGGTTCAAAGAAAATTCAGTAAGAACTACAATGGTAATCAATGGAATTAAATATGATTATGCAATGGAGTTTGATACGTGTGTAGATGGTGGACAATGGACTGTAACTTTATCAAAACATTTTGATTTATTCTATATTCCAACTGCTAAGTACACTTGTACAGGTGGGGAGGGTAACTTCAAATTGAAATACCTATTAGGTTGTGGAGATATTAGTTGTTCAGATTTCAATTTCTGTCCAGCAGTAGTATCATAATAAAAAGAGTTCGTTTGTTTTGTTTATATATAGGCTGGGTTTATCTCAGCCTATTTTTTAAAATCAATATTAAATATGTCAGGTTGTAACATAATTACAGATATATCGATAGATAATTGCAGATTGACATTAACTAATCAAGATAGTGAAATAGTTGCTCAATTTTTACTTGGTAATACTACTTACACTTTATTTTCAGATAGGATATTTATACGAGATACAGAAACTAGTTGGCAATTATATTCTACTGCTTTCCCTATTGGTGGATTAAATACTATGCAGGACTTAGCCGATTTAATTGATACTAGTATCGTAGGTTGTGATAGTGGAGGTGGAGGAGATTCTTACTACCTATACTCTGAAAACTATGATGCAGGAACTTTTACTCCTCAAAGTGCTACAGGATTAAATAGTATAGCTATGGGTGGTCTAGGTGCTATTGCTAGTGGAGTTAATTCTACTGCAATGGGTACTGAAACAACTGCAAAATCATTTTCAGAAACATCATTAGGTTCTTTAAATACAGACTATACTCCAATATCCGCAACTTCATTTGAGCCAACAGATAGATTATTAGTAGTAGGTAATGGTG